CGAGTGCCTATTTCTTTACCGCTCAGGGAGCGGCATGGTCAGGACGAAGAACGCGCCCACAAAATAGATCGTGGGGGGTTCGCCTGATTCACATTTGGTGGAGGCGATGGGAGTCGAACTGCCATCAAATCGGTCTTTTTAGTGCATATTGTCCATATAGTGTAGATAATTCAGTGAATCTTTATTGAAAATCGGTACATATAGCCCATATTTTCCATATAGTTCATATTGTCTTTTTGGCATTATGTAACCTAAAATGTAACCCAGATGTAACCTAGTCACGTCCAAGAACCCATGTCGCATCAGCAAATTTTGTCGATTGCATTGTCTTTACACCATTGATTAAACTGGGTTACACCGACTCTATAGGAATGTCCGATTTTAACAGACGGAATAGAGCCGTCTCGAATGAGATTGTATACCGCACTCTTGCTGAGTGACAACATCTTCTGGATGTCTTTTGGTGTGTACACCAACTTTGCTTCTTTACTTTCCATAATATTCTCCACTTCTTATCATCTATATTATAGGACGCTTTCCATCTTATGTTCACCATATTTAGCCACGCATACGTTATATAAGAGCATGGCACGGGTCATAAGGCCAACCCCACCGATACGAGGAGTCACCCTGACATCTTCCATTTCATAGACATTATCGGAGCAGTCTCCGTGCTGCTTTCCATTCTCGTCATAATTGATACCAACATCGATACACACTTTAACCCGATCAATATCAAACGGTGTGATAAAGTTGCGCTTACCCACAGCAGAAATAATCACATCGACCATTTCAAATTCAAGAGCAGTGGCCTTCATAGCGGAACCAGTGCTATTCACAGAGATTATATTACAGTGCCGCTTAATCAGCATATCGACCAGTGGACGACCTACAATATCAGATTGACCACACACAAGCACATTCTTGCTATCCAGATTGTAGCCGATGGAGTCAAAAATCTTCATAACACCCAGCGGAGTACACGGCTGAAATGGAGATGTAGAATTAAAACCATCAACATCAACCGCGTCTGGAATACAGATATTTTTGGGATTGATATGTTTTGGCAGTGGGAGCTGAACAATAATACCATCCACATCTTCCCAATTATAATCCTCTAGGATCTTGTTATTTAATTCATCCTCCGTAATATCTTCTGGCAGCTTAATAAGATTTGCCTCGACTCCCACCTCTTCACAGTCCCGCAACTTACCGCGAATATAAGCGTTGGATGCAGGATTGTCGCCTACTTGATAAATATGTAAAATAGGAGCGTAGTAGGCTTCTGCGATAATATTCTTGATTTTATTTTTGATATCTTGCGCAATAGATTTGCAATCAATAATCATTGTGAACCTCCTTTATATTAAGAACCCATTCTTCACATCCGTTATCACTTCCCATTTCTACTCCATAATATTCTGATTTATAATTGCAGCAGACGGATTCGTGTCGTGCGTAATATTTACAGTGTCCACAGTTACCTGTCTTGAATTCTTTGCAGTCTTCGAATGGACAGAATCCAGTTTTATTGCTACCAGATACAGGGCAGTTTGTCGAAGTACACATATACACCATAATTATTCACCATCGATTCTTTAGTCATATTTCTTTTCGCCCCAGAAGTTCCACATCATACCCTTCCATTTCCGAGTACACTCAGGACAGAAATCATGTTTAATTCCAGTATAACTGAGCCCGTTTAAATTCCAGTCTTTTGCTTGGGAAGCATCTGGTTCTCCATTGTACGTCATTACAACTATTTCTTCACCGCAATTATCGCACGTGATCTTTATACAGTCCTGTCTCATCAAATCACCATCCTATAAAGAATCCAAGTTTTATAAAATTACGAGTATCTGTAGCAATTCCAAATTGCGTTGGATTTATTGTAAGTATCATCTGGACGCATCCCAATTTTCAAAGCCAATTGATTTGATGCCACATTATCTTTTCGAGTTATCCACAATAGCGGTTTATTATCAAAATCTGATCTGTGAGCTGTATACCATTTAATTGCCGATTGTGCAAGATTCAATGCATATCCATGCCCTCGATGGTTTTTATCATTTCTTGTTGCAACCGCTACATCTATATATGACCATTCTTCAAACAGGTCAAAAAACGAAACAGGAGTATTGTCACTGATTTTTAAGAATCTTTTTATAACATGTTCTCCTTCTGGGATTGTTAGATATTCATCGTTATAAACACCAAGCATCCGCTGTTCCTCTGAAGATAGTGTTTTAACGATGTCATCTACAAGCGGTTTTGTTTTTGCGGTAGCTTTTGCTCTTTGTACATAAATATTATTTTCACGCTTCATAAAACACTAGTTTATAAAAATGTCTGAAATAGTTTCCTAAGCTTTACGCTGAGAGCGTCATTTTCAAGATATGATGAAGAATTCAATCTGAACTTTCTGTACGGAACGTTTTCAGATGATAGATAAACATCATAATTGATGTCGTTCATTATTATGACGGATTCATTAGTGACAACTTTGGCGGTCGGTAAAAAACATTCAAGTAGTGAAATATCATAATTGAAATCCTGACAAAGAGATTTGCCAAAATCATCAATATCTGGAATCTTCTCATTATCGATATAGTCCCAAATATATTTTATTCCAGTTAGACCATCTTTCATAAGGCCATCCGTTTTTACCATTTTGTGTAGGTCTGTATCAATCAAAATAAATCTACTATAGAATCCAGAAAATCCTCCATTAGACTGTAAAAGCAGCTTCATATGTTTTCCCCTTTATACTCACTACTACTATACAGAATATTTCGTAGCTGATTGATAAAATCATCCACAACACATTCACTACAATCTAAATTAACCGTACACATGCCACAGCTATCAGTATAATGTTGCAGTAGATCTTCGATTGATCTTTTATAATATTCTGTTTGGTCTTTATAAAACCCTAATTCTTCCATAAGAATCACCTCGTTACTGTACTAACTCCATTATTTTTAATCTGTCCTTTTTGAACATGAATTATTACAGAGTCAGCATTAACAGTATTGGTTGACTTATATTCGATATATGGAGCGTTGCTATCATATACAATTTTTACATGTCCTTTGATATTCATATAAGTGCCATTGCAAAGAACCGTAAGCATCTCGTAATTTTCTGCTGGGACATTAGATACCATAGTAGATGTATATCCGTAGATGTCCGGTTCCAATTCTTCAATAGTGGCAGTCCACTCAATCGGATTATAATGACGATAGATACCGTCGCCAATCGCCCATACAAAATATCCAACAACAAGAGTAATGAGCACACCGACTGTCAAAAACAAGATCTTTTCTCCAAGAGTGAGTTTTTCGTTATTACCATCCAAATTCAACACCACTTTCGTTTACAATATAGATGCCGTTGTCTTTCAAATATTCAATAAATTCTTTATGTGGTAATTTATGGGCGAGCTCACAAATAGTGTAGTTACTTCTACCTTTCACCCACTTTGTTTCTTTCCTCAAGTTAGACCATTGATGTACACGGAATTCCTTACAATGCCATTTTAAATGAAAGGTATCAGCGCACAAATCGCAAATTGGTATCTCTACATAAAAGTCACCCGGATAGCGTTTTCGTCGCCACCACTCCATATCATAGAATACAATACCATAGAGTTCAGGATAATCTTCAAATCCATGTTCTCTAAGATAAGCAAAACCTAATCCGTTGATAGTCCATTCTGGCGACCTTGGAACTGTGTATCGAAGCTGCGATTCTGTATGCGAGATACAGGCGTTGTTATATTTTCCGTCAATGCCCATAATGTACCAGTCGGATTTATAATAGCCTATTTGTTTAGTCACAAATAATCACCTCCCCAGTATCATCACCCAACGGCCACGTGCATCCATAAAATGTTCCAAAATTTTCGATTTTAAAATAGTACCATTTTTTCGTCACGTAGTCATAAATACTGTAGCAAGTGCAGCGACCATCAGGCCAATGGTTCTTTTTAATAGCATCAATATCAAGTTCTAAAAATCGTTTGATTTCGGATAATTTATACGAAGCAAAAATATAATCCCATGGGCCACGCCAATGGATAAACCACATGTGTTCTACGAAGTTCGGCCATTCTACAGAAAAACGTTCGACTGGTTTACTTCTGCCAAAATTCTTATATTGAAGAAAATAGTTGCTGATGCCGTGTACACCAGTCCAATAATGGTCTTTATTGCAGATGAAATGAGAATAGCTTTCCCATTCTGGATTTTGTATTTCCCAGTGATTCTTTTCGATTGAAAATCTATCGTCCATTCAATCTACCTCATAAAAGTCTAGTTCTTAAAAAATAAGCTTACGCTGGTATTTATTTAAAACATCTTGCATTTCTTCTACAATATCAATAACAGCGCACTCTGCTTTATCTTTTTGATATTCTTTTACAGAATCAACATCAACGTCAATATTGATTACATCATTATGGTATGGTTCTCCGGTTAAATCAATACCATAGTTGATCTCATCAAATGGAGCAGTGTACCATTCTCCAGTATTACCGTCTGTGAATCCAAATGTCAGTTCAGTATTTTCGTCGTATCCGATTTCGTTTAGTTTGTTGATAAGTTCTACAACTTTCATCTCTTACACCATCCTTCGATTCTCTCACACGCTATGCAAATTGCGTCAAAGAAATTAACTCTCGTCTGCATCAGAAATAGCTTGAAGTACGCTCTCCGCTTCTTTGCGAGCCACCAATCGTTGTTTGTACTCGTTGTTAGCGATTCGTTCTTGCTCATGCAAATCAAGTCCTTTCAGCCAGTAAGATGGACATTCATAAATTTTTTCGATGGCGTTTACATCGTAAAAATACTCTCGATCTCTTTTGTTGTAATCGTAATATCCAATAAACGACAGACCATAATCGCTTATTACAACGTTGTCTTTTAAAGGAATCGGACGTTCATCACAGACCTTGACCCAACCTAGGAAGTCTTCGCAAGATTCGGCGCAACTATCTCTTGTTTGCTTCCTAAAAGCGCATACTTCTTTATGTAGACATTTACTGCAAATAGCCATTTTTTCTCGCTTTCCAGCAGAAATTCTCTGCCCAATCATAAAATAGTTTTGGAATGTCTCGTATACGAGAAACAACTTCTTGAAGTAAGTTGTCACTAGACTTGTCTTCATGAGGTTCTTTATAGATACATTCCCATTTATACTCCCAGAGTTCAACTGTATTATCGTCTTGTGTGCTAATCTTCACTAAAATAGAATGAATCTTGTCGTTTACACTTACGGAAGCATGACAATTTTCTTGTTTGAGAGGCCACTCATTTATTTTTGCAAATAAATTAAATGCCATATCGATTGCCATTTTGAATAATGGTTGTTCATCAGAGCACCTACATATTCGTTTTATATCCCCATTATGCAGAAGATTTAGTTCCCAGAGTTCCGTTTTTCTCACCTCTCTAAAACATACATTTTACGCGATTTCACGTCGATTTTTATAACGTAGATGCGTAGGTTTTGCTATCGAGATTCTCAAGAATTTTTTGAATCCGACCATACCTTACAAGTGCGGGTTCAAAAAGCGTTCTTAACCACTCAAATAACGTTTGCTTACCAAAGATTTCATTATAGTCTGTAATATCAACCTGTCGAGCATACTTTCCACATTCCGGGCATGTGCATCTCAATTCAAAGTTTGCAGCATCATGATAAAAACTCTTGTAGAGTTCCGTGTATCCTTCGTAAAGAGATTCATCTGCATAAAATTCACAGTTGCAACAAGTACATTTGAATCCAATCGCAAATTTTTGAGGTTCTGGCACTCGGCCATGTTTTATAATCTTTACATCCATACCTTCACCTCAATCTGCAAACACAAACGATGCATTAAAAAAATTCGACCCAATAATCATATTTTCTTCAGATAAAGCAACCTTGATAACTTCATCGTCGGTATGTGTCTCATCATATTCTACTGTGTCGCAAACCTTGTAAATTTTGCCGTCTTTGTCCTGAAGTAGCATTCCATCACCAAGTTTTAATGGAGCTGTTTTCTTTTCTTTTTGAATATGTGCTTTCATATTGTTTATTCCTCCCACCCACCACTACTATTAGAGTTATTCGTTATCTAAAACATTAAGCATCATTGTGCCCTCTGCGCAACTTCCTTTAATTTGAACTCGACAAGGAAGGTTTGGAATATCATTGGCGTTATTGGCAAGTTCGTACTCCCACCAGTAATCCATTTCCCATCCGTTTTCGCTCATATCAATATTCTGATAGCCAAGTTTTTCAAGAATCTTCCCTACCTGATAAAGGGAAATTCGTTCAAAACTGAGATCAAGAATCTCTTCCCTATCTGCTTTACCTATCCATCTAATAATATTAGTAGCTATCGGAAATAAAATATCCGTGTCTTTATCGTATCCATTTTTGCCTGCGTATGCCATAGAAACTTCCTCCGTAAAATTTTACCTTTTTATTGTTCTAATTGAAGGTGTTTCTACACTTTTTGCAGGATTTTCCAGCATCGCGGCCTTCGCCGTGATCTCATCGATACTCTTCTGGAAATCCTGTAGCTTCTTCAATTCGCTTTCGATGTCCAGTTTCACTTCGACATTCTCGATAAACCCCATATCCTCAAGACATTTGCAGTAGCCAGCAATCTCGTTATAAAAGATATGGTCGTATTCCTCCAAAAGCGTATGCCCATCAAACAGCTTTACTTGCCATGCAATTCCAAATGGAGCTTCTTTCTCGTAATGAGATTCAATAGCATAATACTTCATTATGTATTCTCCTTACTTGATGCCGTACTTTGCTTTGACTTTCTTCAGAGTCTCACTCTTGTTGTGATAGTCATCGCGAGCCGCCTGATAAGCGGTCATTTTCTCTGCCAGAATTCGCTTTGCTTCACCTTCTGCTACATCAGCATCTGCCAGCTCATTATTCAATTGATATTCACTTGCCTTGAGACCATCAACAAAACCATCAATACGATCCTTCTTGACACTTTTCTCGCCCATTGCACCAGTATCAGTGTTAAACATCTTTACAATAGAATCCTCGACACCGGCGATATTGTAAACGTAAAAATACTTAGCCATAATTTAGTCCTCCTCAACTTTTTCAAATTTATAAATAGTGTTCTCAGTTTGGACAATAACATTTTTCTTATCACTTGAGATGTAATAATCAACAACACAAGATGTATGCATTGCACCCGGATAATCATGTCCCTCATTATCTTTGATGTACCGGAAACCAGCTGATTCTCCACTCTTCAGACGTATAATCTTCATGATCATACCAATCCAAGTGGAATACCAGCCGTCGTTTCGAGTGCGACCAGTTACCAGTGAGATTGCGTTCGCAAGCTTATACTGATTTTCCATAATCTCATCGTCAATCGGATTTTTATGAGTTAATGCAACATTCGGCATCTTCTCAATTGTGCGTGTCAAAAGAAGCATAAAATGCATAAACGCGTTATGTTCTTCTTCTCCAACATCGATTTCTGCGTACTTGCCCATCCGATACAGAAGCTCGGACGTATCAATCGTCTTTCCCATAATTCTCTCCATTATTGCTTCCCGGTACTTCCAAACCCACCGGTTCCACGCTCAGTTTCGTCCAATTCGGAAACTTCTTCAAAATCAGCCTGCCAGAATGGAACAACTGCCATCTGAGCAATGCGGTCGCCATGAGTAATCATCTGAGGAATGTTGGAATGATTATGTAGTGCTACAATGTACTCTCCACGATAGTCCTGATCGCAAATTCCTGTTTTATTCGCAGGAGCAAGTCCCTGCTTGGTTGCCAAACCGCTGCGAGCATAGATAGCGACATACCAACCTTCCGGCGGAGCCATCCGTAAACCAGTATGTACCTTAACGGTTTCGCCCGGCTGAATCATAATGCAGCGGTCACCGTTCTTGTTTACAATCGTTGCATCATCAAACCCGATATAAGCATACAGGTCTGCACAAGCAGCATTTGCAGAACCATAAGTCGGCAGATGAGCATCGTCGTGCAATTTGTTGATTTTAATGTTGGGGCGATAAGTCGTGATATTCTGCATCGAGCCAAAATCACTAAAATTCATATTATTTTCCTTTCTTTTCTGGAGTCCACCAAAGAGTCGGTTCTTTATATCCAAGACTCCATTTGATGTCAATTACTCGTTGGTTCTTACTCCCCATATATGGAAGAGAGATATCTTTCTCTGATTCAATAAATGGCCCATCTACAAGGACGTTGATGTTAGCAAGAATGTCAGCTACGATCCCGTCCTGATTCCATAATTCTTCCCACTTGTATCCAGTCCAGAGCCAGACGTCTTTTTTGCTTAGAAATTCAGTCCACACACGATGGACGATTTTCTCAATAACTTCTCTATTCTCTGGTAACAGTGGGTCTCCACCAGTGATCGTAAGCCCTTGAATATAATCAGGTCGAAGTAAATCTACAATTTTATCAAGTGTTTCATCCGTGAATGGCTGACCACCATTCGGGTCCCATGTAGTAGGATTCTGACAGCCGGTACAGTGATGGTTACATCCCGCGCAGAATAAAGTGACTCTTACGCCCGGACCATTCGCTATATCACAAGGAACAACTTTCATGTAATTCATTTATCCACCTCGGTTTTAATCCACAATATGGGCAAAAACTATATCCCATAAGTTCAGGGTCCTCAAAACCTTTAATTTCTCCACCGCATATATTGCATTTCCAAAAAGAACTTTTATACCAATCGGTGTAACAATGATAATCTACTTTTTGAAGATTTTCTAAATCAAGCGTTGGAATAGATTTAATTGCGTCAGACATATCTGAGATTTGCTCATATTTTAAATGAAGTCCTTTATTATAAATGGCAGGAATAACCTTGTCTGCATCAATAGGTCTCATCTTAAAACACCACCATCCACATACTTGCACAAACGATAATAAAAACATTCAGTGCGACGCAGCCATACATTCCGTTCTTCTTGTCGCCTCCGAAAATATATGTAGAGGTATCATACAGAATCTGCTCGGAGCGGATTACAGTTGCGGTTAAAAGCAAAATAACATAAGCTTTGGTCACAAACCAAACAATCTCAGCCAGCATCGATTAGCACCTCCTCGATTGGAATAACCTGACCATCAACGTAGTAGCACATCTGACCGTGCTCATTATAATAAGGAGACATGTAGCCGTAAGCATGGTTGCCTCCACTTTTACTGAACAAGTAATACATAACGTGTGTATCCTTGTCGTACACCACAGGAGTGTCACCAATACGATAGAACCAGTCATTCTCTTTGGCTACATTCCCTACTGAGTCTTTCACACTTGTACTGCATCCAGTCAGTATAATCGCTGCTAGAAGTACGCATACGGCAGTATTTTTGAAAGTCTTAAACATACTTTTCCTTTCTGTTAAAAGCGGAATTTTATTTGTTAATCTTGCCTTTCGTCATCCGTCATGTATCGCCAATACACTATCACATCTGCAACTTCATTGTAATCAGTATCGTACCACACTCCATTAAATGTGATGCACGCAACGCTTTCTGTGCCATCCTTGTATTTTATGATTACGTCTTCCGAACATATACCGTACTCCGGGACAGGAGGAGTAACATCTTTTGCGCAAAACCACCGCACATCAAGTTTCTCTTCTTCGTATGACACCAGCTTTATATCATGATAGCAACGTTGAAGAGCCCTCTCGATCTCACTCTTAATTGGGTTGATGTCCTCGTCTCCGTTTTCATCAACCAGAAGCTCAAGTGTTACTTTCTTCATCGTTGTCCTCCTTTAAATACCGCCAATAATCCGGCTCTTTAAGTGTATTAAATACGCATTCAGTATGCCATCCTACATAAGAACTTAAAACAGCCGTATCTTCTCGACCATCTTTATATTTAATCTTGCACAGCACTCCATATTTTGGCAGATCAGTATTTGTACTCTTCCAACCGTCGTTTTCTTCTGGCCAGTCAATTCTAGCTCCGCAATTTCCACAGTAGCCGTTCTGGTTTCCATCTTCGTTATAAAGGTATTCACCACTGCCACAGCACTGGCAGGAAATGATACCTTTTTCTGCAAAAGGATTGTTAATCATTTTTAGCCTCGATTTCTTTCCATCCAATGAAATCACAAATACAAAGCTTCTCTGGATCACACCGATGAAGCAGGAATTTGTTCTGTCCAGAAAGCCTAGACCCGCCAGACACTTCAACGGGTTTACACCCATCTTGAAACATTCCTGAAAGAGTCCATTTCTCAGCAATAGATAAATCAACATCATTTTTAATGATATCGCGATTGCATCCACGGCATTTAAAAATTTTTACGTATTTCTTCTCCATATTACCTCAGTACCCTTATCATCGGCAGTGTCGTTTTTCATATCATCAAAGAATGATTTATAATCAAACCACTTATCCTCAAGAATATTGCCAATGATTTTAACTGTACTGCCCAAGCCTTTTGTTGCCACACGGACATATTTCCCCTTCATGTCCTCATATTTACTACAGCCAACCGTGTCCATAATCCGCATGATGGCCTCAATGCCGGAAGCATAACCTTTAAAGTTTTTTGCTCCAACATATCCTTTACCAAGGACGTAGCCACCATAGCAACAACAAGGGCCATGACCATCAAGACTCAGATAAGAAACAAGGCAAGCGTGATCTTCCATGCTAAGAGACACATTCTTGATTTCTGCATTCCAAATTTCGTATCCTTCAGCCTCAAGCTGCTCTTTTGTCCATTTCTTCATATATTCACCTCACAAAACGGCACTTTTATCAAGATTCATTTTCCCTCTCTATAATGCCAGCCATTTCCATAATTTCAAAGAAATCATCCATTAAAGCTTCTGCCATCTTTCTAGAGATTTTAGGAAGTTCTAAACCGAAATCCTTGAATGCACAATTAAGGCAACCCCAAGGCGCTAGAACAAATTTTTCATCATCGTCTTTTGAATTGATGTTTTCATAAACGATATTTTCGTCTTCCATCTCAGCTACCTGCCTTTTCTACATTCTGAACCATGCAGCTCATACCGGGATGAGATTTTTCAAAACGATAATGTGCTTTATTCATAGCATCGTTCTGATCCTGTGCTTTTACCATATATGTATTGAATGCCTGATGTCCATCATCATAGTACATTACTTCAACAGACCAATAATCCATAAAACTCCTTTCATGCCACCACACCCACCCTGCTTGTTTATTTACTTACCTCGGCTACCTTTGATAAAACATTCAAGCAAAATCAGTACCAGCCAGATACCGGTTGCTACTTTTATTGTAAACGTAATATTCAGCAGCTTAAAAATCAGCCAGATAATACCGATCGTGGTAATCCACGAGGTAAAATATGTAGCCACTAGAATCAGAACAATTCCAAGAAAAGAACCAAGTGCCTTAAAGAATTTATTCCATGCTTCTATGTTAATCACCTTCTTTCAAAAATTTTCATTTTATAAAGCCTCGTTTACTCACCCTTGGTGACGACTGTATCTGCACCCTGAACGGTGACCCAACCATGCTTCAGACGAGCTTCTGCTTCTTTCATTTGAATCAGCTCAGGAGTGATAGACTCGGAAAGCACCTTATTTGCATCAGCCTCGGCCTGTGCTTCAATCATCTTAACGTCAGCTTCCGTCTGTGCCTTAACCTTATCAGTCTCTGCCTGAGCCAAAGCAGTCTGCTTATTCAGTTCTGCAATCTCTGCATCCTGCTTTGCCTGCTCCTTGGCACGAATCTTCTGCATCAGGGTATCGTCAGGCTGTGCGTCAACAATCAGTGCGGAAGAGACATTGATTCCATATTCTGCGGTCAGCTTCTCATTCAAATAGTCGGTGATTGCAGTATTGACGCCTGCACGATCATCGGAATAAATCTGCATAACACTGAACTGAGGAGTAACTTCCTTGACATAAGCAATAATATCATTCTGGATCTTACTCTCCATCAGGCTCTCTCCGTCCATTCCGCCAAACTTGGTATACAGTTCAACAACATGCTCCGGCAGGAAGTTATAATTGACAGTCAAGTTGATTGCAATCGTACCACCATTAGCAGGAGCATCAATGTGCCAATCTGCGTGTTCCTTTGCACCATAATCAGACGGAGCGTTAGAAAATACCACTCGCTGCTGAGTAATCGGGAACTCAGATACATGCTTCAGAGGACTCATAAAGTGCCAGCCCTGAGAAATAGTCTGCTGCTCAACGCCCTTTGCGGAATAAACAACACCAACATAACCGGTATGTACTCGCTCAGTACAGAGAACTGCACCTACTGCAATGAGGAACGCAACAAAAATTGCCATAAATTTCTTCATAAGTATCTCCTTAATCTTTATAGTTGTCTTTCAGAATGTAATAGGCGATAATCCATACAATCACGAAGAAAACAATGATTTCTTTCATATGTAATCCCACCAACCCACCACTTATATTCAAATTTTACTTCATACTCTCTTCGAGTTCTTTGTAGCTGATTCCACTTGTCAGTCCCGGAGACTCTTCACTATCCGTTCCTTTGAAATGCGCTCCAACAACACTAGGATGCAAATATTCAATCATTGCGAAATTAGCAACATCAATGAGCCATTCTGTATTTCCTGTCTCTAAATACTTTTTGACTCTTGGATAAATTTCCTTTACAGCTTGAGCCAAATCTGGATATGTCTGATTCATCCAACCATATTTATAATGAGATACCAAAATACGATTCTGCATCTTTTTAACAAAACCATTATCCCAATCTCGCTCTAAAATCTGTTGCGTAGTATCCATATTTTATCCTTTGTTTAGTTATCGCTCAAATGAACCACACGATCACGAATCTCTTGCGTCCGCCCCTGATTCCAAAACTGAGTCCCAATAAAACCGCAGGTACGTCGTGCAACATTCAGTTTATTCTGGTCACGATTACCACAGTTCGGGCATTCCCAAACGAGCTTGCCGTTATCTTCAACAATCTTAATCTCGCCGTCATAGCCACAAACCTGACAATAATCAGACTTGATGTTCAGCTCTGCGTAGATAATAGTGTCGTAGATGTATTTGATGACACTCATCACAGCGGGGATATTGTTGGTCATGTTCGGGCATTCAATATAAGAAATCGCTCCTCCGGGAGACAACTGCTGAAACTCAGACTCAAACTTCAGCTTCTTGAATGCATCAATATGCTCACGAACCACGACATGATAGCTATTGGTGATGTAATCATGGTCGGTTACATCTGGAATAATGCCAAAGCGCTTTTGCAGGCACTTGGCGAACTTGTAGGTGGTGGATTCCAGCGGAGTGCCGTAGAGACTGTAATCAATATTTTCTGCTGCCTTCCACTCACTGCACTTGTCGTTCATATGTTGCATAATCTCAAGAGCAAAAGGTTTTGCCTTATCATCAGTATGGCTCTTACCGGTCATATACTTTACACATTCATACAGACCTGCGTAACCTAAACTGATGGTTGCATATCCGTCAAACAGCAATTTATCAATCTTCTCGCCCTTCTTCAAACGTGCGATTGCACCATGCTGAAAATGAATTGGACTCACATCAGAAGGCGTACCCATCAATCGCTTATACCGAATCTGAAGTGCTCGATGGCACAGCTCAAGACGCTCATCAAAAATTCTCCAAAACTCAGAAACATCCTTCTTAGAGCTACAAGCAACGTCCACCAGATTGATGGTGACAACACCAGCATTAAAGCGGCCATAATACTTGTGGCCCTTCTCCCAATTCATGGCACCAGAAATATTCTCGGTGGTTCGATCAGGAGTCAGGAAGCTGCGACATCCCATACAGGGGTAGCAAGCACCTTTGTACTCCAACATCTTCTTCTCAGAAATGTAGTCAGGTACGAATCTCTTTGCAGTACATTTAGCTGCCAGTTCAGTCAGATAATAATATTTAGAATTATCTCGAATGTTGTCTTCTTCCAGTACATAAATCAGCTTTGGAAAAGCCGGAGTAATCCATGCACCAGTCTCATTCTTCACGCCTTTAATGCGCTGACGAAGAACTTCTTCAATGATAATTGCAAGGTCATCACGGGTCTGGCCTTCAGGAACTTCATCCAGGTACATAAAAATGGTAATAAAAGGAGCCTGCCCGTTGGTGGTCATCAAAGTAATAACCTGATACTGAATAGTCTGAACGCCCGCAACGATTTCTTTATGTAAACGCTTCTCTACGATTCGATTGATAGTCTCCTGATTTGGCATCTTGTCAATCTCATTGTTTTGAATCATGTCGTAAAACTCATCATGAACTTCACCCGCAATCTTCTTTCGAGAGACATCCACAAAGGGAGCCAGATGAGACAGAGTAATACTCTGACCACCATACTGATTTGAAGCAACCTGTGCAATGATCTGTGTTGCAATATTGCACGCCGTAGAGAAACTATGTGGTTTGTCGATTCCTGTACCAGAAATCACAGTGCCATTTTGCAGCATATCTTCTAGATTGACTAACGAGCAGTTGAACATGTGCTGGGCAAAATAGTCGGAATCGTGGAAATGAATTCGGCCATCATAGTGAGCATCCACAATATCTTTCGGGAGAAGCAGATTAAAGCTCAGATCTTTGGAGACTTCGCCAGCCATATAGTCACGCTGTACGCTATTCACAACAGGATTTTTGTTGCTGTTCTCCTGCTTGACCTTCTCATTATCTACATCACAGATGGAAAGAATTTCGCCATATGCTCGCTGTTTCTCACGAATCTCCTGCCGAAGAATACGCCAGTGACTATAAGCGTCAGCCACATCCGAAAGAGGACTGTTCTTCAGCTGGTCAATAACCACGTCCTGAATCTGCTCTACAGACATCGTATCAGGGATGTCTGCGATGTAGTCTGCAATAGCGTTAGACACGCGAGAATCAACTCCACCAGTCGTATTCGTCATTGCCTTCTCAATCGCATTTACAATCTTACTTTTGTCAAAAGGAACTTTCGTTCCATCGCGTTTAATTACATATTCCATGCAATCACCTCTTAATCTTCCAACCAACGATTTTCAGCTACATAGAAAGCTCCAACCGCAACTACCATCAATACGACCCAGAATACCCAAAACCAAATCACTCGTGTACCAGCTGCAGAAATCATGTAATCTCGTGCTTCTTCGATGTTTTTATCCTTAATGAACTGTGCATTATGTATAGTTTTATCGCTCAAATTCGCGTATAATGTACCATCATAACGAACATCTTTGACATAAAACTCGAACTTTACATGAGAACTGACTTGTACCGTAGTCATGTACTTGCTGGATGGCATCTTGATGTCACCATACTCAAATTCTTTGCCAAGAAACGTAATATTCTTAGAATTGTGTTCTTCTGAACTGTAATAATCCCAAGTCCAGTACGTTTCGACTCTTGTTTTTGTATGGCCTTTGCTATCCGTAGTAGTGACAGTTCGTGTATGCATCGTATAATGCTTTTCTTCACAATAGATATACATCCACCGACCGTCGATACGTGAATCGCTTACGGTATCTACTGCTTCTAGTGCGCCTTGGCAAAACGCATTACCTACGTTGGTTCTCATTCCATAATCGAACATATTTTCGGACTCAATTGAAATTGCTGTATTATATTCTTTTTTCTGCTCAAGCGAATCTCTTGTGATATTTCCAGCCATAACGCTACCAAGTATCAGCATAATGAACACAATACCAACACTTACGATCAATTCACGATAAGTAATTTCAGCATTACCGATTTCTAAAAAGGTCCCCGACTGCCGGTGCCTCCTCATTCCCTTCATAGGACAGATACTCATAATTCTGAACCTCATATCCAGTCAGACCCAGCAGAAAGGAGTTCGGAAACTTACGAACGCTCTGCTTATATTCCTTCACGACACGGTTGTAATCACCACGATAGTTTGCAATCAAATTTTCAGTGACGGATAGCTCATTCATAAGCTCCTTGTAGTTGTCGCTAGACTTCAGTTCAGGATATGCTTCCGCAATAGCTGCAATCTGAGTCGTAATCTCTTGAGCGGTCTGGCCGGAAGCGCCACGAGCATTCACAACATCCATCAAAGTCTGATACTCATGTTGGTCATAAGCCTTGACGGTTTCAACCAGATTTGGAATCAGATCAGCTCTGCGCTTCTCCTGATTCCCAATGCCAGACTTAGCTTCCTGAATCTGCTCTTCATAAGAGATGGCCGTGTTCTTAGGCCCCTGCACCATAAAGGTCATACCAAGAATGGAAATCAATACGACACAAATAACGATAATAAGTAACTTCCAGTTGTATCTCATATATGTAAACCTCTTAGAACTTGACCTCATCGGAACAATCAGGTACCACGGCAGTCTCGATGTTTGGAGTATGGATTTCTGGACGGAAAACCAAATCATCCGTATAGTCGGGCTTTGCATGACGAGGAACATACTGGACGCATTCTTTTACTGTCTTTCCAATAGTAGGAATATAGACATCTCCGCAATCCGGCATCATAGTCATCTTATCAGTTACTTCATTAGGAACTTTCTTGAGCGTATCTACGACACTTTCAGCAATCTTCTGTTGTTCCTCTAAAAGCCGGATTCTATAGTCCAAATACTTACGTGCCTTCATCAAATCTTGAAGCTTAGAATTGCCATCTTTGTGTCCTGCCCGGCTCAAATACTTACCAACATTCCAAAGATAAGCATCCTCGTCTAATTGCCATTCCCGTAGCACTTTAATAGCCTCATAGGGATTGTCTGCACCGCCGTAATGAGACGGATGGTCTACATTCTTCTTAATTTCATCAAGTGTTTGCATCAATAACCTCCTTGTTTTTTTTCAATAGGCTTATAAACATCTGCCAGCTTCGGGTGACGACCACAGCAACCACGACCCTCTGGGCAGAACGGATACTTCGGATTAGCCTCACAAGAAGGAACCATCCAGTTTGCTACTTCAGGACAAACCTGTGCAACTTCCTTCTTCATTTCTGTAAACATCTCGCGGATTTCTTTTTGAGCCCTAGAACAAAGTCGAAGATGACTCATCTCAATCAAAGCACGAGCGTTCATCGTAATGTAAAACTCTGTACAGCAAGCATTTGGCAGAACTGCACGGGCGTCTTCGTTTTTGGCGTTGTGATACTTCTTGAGAATCTGATAATCGGTATCAATGTCTGACATCATATTATCGAAAACATCAGCATCTTCACCGGTAAACGGGTTCACATACTTGAATCCATCCTCGCTGCAATAACGCTGGCTGCGGCAGCTCATGCTAATATGTCGATGACGACTAATCTGTGCCAGAAGTGCTCGGCTTACATCTTTGACGTAGAACGTAAAATTGATGTGCTCAAGCACAGAATAGTGACCGCTTGCCTTACATCCCTTGGCAATCTTATAATCGTCAGTCATTGAAGAATCGTAACAAATACTCGCAGCTTCCTCCACAATACCTAAAGGATTCTTATCACTTGTAGGAACAACTCGCTGTGTATAAGCAATCAAATCAACTGTCATTTAATCCTCCAAATATTTTGCATCTTCTTCATTGATAACGAGGCTATTGAATGGCATAATCAGCTGATAATCTTTGCTTCCAAACTTCTTTGTCCAGTTATCAGGCTCAACCTTTAAATACTTTGGGGTGAAGCCAATAACCTTGTGCGTCGTCCAAGTGATACCTTCATGACCCTTTGTGCTTGCTCGAAGCACTGTATCGCCAACGCTAATTTTCTTGCCGAGAACGTCAACCATTTTCTTTTGCCTCCTCCTTGTCCCATTCATCTCTACGTTTTAGTGAAACAAGATAGTTATGTTCAGTTGTCACAACACAATCATCTGCTTGCCGGTAAATAAGTTCGCCACGTTGTTCAATCGGATACCATCGTTCAAAATAAACTATATCTTTTTGATGATTATTCTTTTCGATTTTTTCGACCCTTACAACCGAAATCATTGCAAAATAAGGGAGGCTAGATGGAACCTCTGTAATCAACACATAATCTCCAACACCAAATGAATTCCCGTATTGGTCAACTGCCACTTACCTCACCTCTTTCAATCAACTCATCCACAGTAACCTCTCCACAGAGAACCTGTTTAAGCTGCTCTTCTGACAACTGATATGTAATCGGTTCTCCACATTCAGTCGGATATCGAGCCAAGGTTCTGTAATATTCTGCAAGGGCTCGTTCCTTACGACCTTGCTCACGATGGTCAATACCAATCATATCGCCCCACCTCCTTCCTCAAGTTTTTCGCTCTTGCCAGTCACGACATATACGTCATCTTCAAGATCTTCTTTGAGAATTTTTACGATATTAAATGGTTGTGGAAATGGGTCACCTTTATCTGTACATACAAGATAAAAAGTATCCGCCTCACCTATCACATCATAAAAATAACCTTTTCGCATTAAAATGACTTGATTCAAGCACTCCACACAATAACAAGCATGATAGTTCGTCCTGAAGTACATCTGCTTCATTAGGGCTCCTTGTAGGGTTCCATATCACCCTTCCAAATCTGGAAATAAGGATGTGCGTCAATGCCGTAAACCTGACCCTTCATGCCGGTACTGGTAATCTTGTAAGGCTTTCCATCTTCAAGGCTATTGATAAAGTCCTGATACTGAGGACTCATCTTAAAGAAGTCTTTCTTACCCTGAATTCTCTTTACCTTAATAGTGACCTCATCACCAATCTTGGGTTCCCATTCCTCTGCGGGCATTCCAGCCAGAAAGTCGGGACCACCGGCCTTCTTGATTCGCCGGGCAAGGATTCGTGCCTTACGCTGCTCTCTGCGCCGGTCTTCTCGATTCATCGAATTACTCATATTCTGTTCCTTTCAGCTTATCAAAGTAGGGATCGCCGTCTCGCTTCTCTAATAAGTTGAGCTCCCCGGCGGAGCCTACAGAATACAAACGAAAATTTTTAAAAATCTCAGCACCTTTAATAGTGGCTAGAGATGTGATTATGTACAATATATTGTGTTCTTCTGTGCCATCCGTAAGTTGAACCTCCAATCGTTCTTTCTTTTGGATGGCTAGTTTTCGGAAGTCGTTCATTTATTCCTCCGGCATAGAATACGCCTTGGCATTCATTCGATGGCAGTCAAAAATGTTTCCGATAATCTCGTAGCATCTTGACGCAGTATTATAGCTACCAAGAACAATTCCACGCTCGCCCATACCTTGCCTTGCGTAAACATTAAGGTTTGCGGCATCAATGATTGCCATGCGGTCAAGATTTATAATTTCTCCGCCCTGCGTTAAAAGTAGCATTTTAGTCCTCCGGCATATCGAAACTAACACGGTTCTCACAAAGAGCAGTGTTAATTTCTTGAATTACTTCTTTTGCTCGTTCTACTGTTTTATATTTACCAAGTTTCATCCATCCATCTCCATCAAAGGTATACGCTCTGATTACTGTTGATTCATCTACAATATGGATTCCAAAACATTTACTGGTGTCAGCAACTCCGGTTTGATTCTGTGTTAAAACAAACATTGTAAACCTCACAAATCAGAAAGCTGGGCAGGAGACCAGATATCTGGAATATCCCAATCTTCTTCTGATTTTCCGTTATAAATTCCGTAGAAATATCCTTCGGACGGTACATAGACGATTCGTTGCCAGCCATTCATTCCGTGTGACTCCTTTGGCTCGAAATCATGAGTTAAAATTCTACGTCCACAGCTGCTATAAGCGGATGTCTTCGTAGGAACCTCGATACATTTATTATCAAGAATCCGAAGAATGTGTTTAATCGTTTTCTTTGAAAGATTCATCTTTACTCTCCATTTTAATCCATCCGCAGTCAGGATAATAATCGGCTTCCCAATAATCTCTCATAACAAAGATTGAGCGTTCTCCCTCTTCGTTTACTACTCCAATAACAAGTTCTTCTTTGCCAGCAATAAAACAAAATTCTCCTTTCCCCTTCGGGGTCTTCTTGAGATTATTTTTAGCTTTATTGATATAACGGCTTACACGCTCGGATGACAAATCCACATTGCATTCTTGCCCATTTTTGCCCATCCAATAAAAGGAATCTTTTAGCTTGTTTTTAGGCATATTTACCTCATTTTTGCTCCGCAATTTAGACAGTATTTTGAACATAGGGCTATGACTGGTCCTACAGTATTCCCACAAATTGAGCAACCCCATGCCCCATCGTATCGATCTTTACGCCGAATCCAATATCCTCTAGGCCGCAGAGATTCCGCGTCAATTGTCGGAGCGTTTTCAATATTTTTCTTCATGAGAGCGATACCGTCTCGCCAAGCATCGGCTTCTTTTTCACTGTATTGCTTGATTGTCCAATTATTTCGATCAAGCAAAGCATTTGCGTCAATCAACCTAACATCAGCCATAAGACACCTCGTTCTTGTCATCTCTGAATCGTACAAACGTCGGGAATTGCAGAGACTCAAGACCGGTCTTTTTGTCCATCGTGACCTCTTTGTACTTACATTCCACAATTTTGCCGATGTAATTATCAGGATTCGCCCACACAGCAGCTCTCGTAGCATCATCAAAACCAGAACCAACTCGAAGTTCATTGCCCTTGTAATCCACAACGAGGGCTCCCATCGTGCCAGCCAGACGGTTCTGACCTTCTTCGATTGCAATGATTTGCAGGTCAACAGTGTAAAAACGCTTAATCTTGAGACAACCATTGTGACGAGCCCGGCGGTAAGGGACGTCCGTGTTCAACATAAGACCTTCCCAATCGTGCTCGACCGCATAATCAAGCCACTTAGGAATCACACTCTGATCAGTGCCTTCATATACCATTGGAACAATTTCGATGTTTTCAAGGTTCTTGCGAGTAATCTCTGCGCGAAGACAATTTAACCATTCACGGCGCGTCCGATACGGAACCGCGCATTTCCCACGGTCGAACTCTACAACAGGAATCACATCAAAAATCACAAATTTGATTCCAGTCTTGTCATTGTTGTCAGAATTAAGTAGGCCAGTTCCGAAACGAAACGCCTCTCCGTCTGACATTCCTTCTGGATTCTTGTAGATAAGTTCTCCGTCAAATACCCAAGAATCTCGCCTCGTTGCATCGCCGTCATACAGAGAGAGCAGGTCATTCTTAATATGGTCAAGACCTTCAAATTTCTGTGCCTGACGAGAAATTAAATCTCCACGATATAGAGTTCCCCTATTTCCGTTCATCTTCTGGCTAAGGCTGAACCAAGTGCCCATCTTCAGCTTAACCTTATCAATCGGATATCCTTGCTGAACCTCCCAAACAGGAATGATATCTTCGCCGTACACCTTATTGACAGTAGCTGCCTCGACTCCAATCGGCATGTTCTTGGTGAACAGTCGCTTTAGGAACTCTTCGTACTCAGGATTTTTATGTAAATAATTCTGGATTGTTGCGATGGATGCATCAGAACCGGTATTGTGCCCAGCACCAATAATATAAAGGTATCCGCAACTGAGATATTGAATCTCGATATCCGGCTTTGTAGTTACCTTCTTATTGATCTTTGCGTCAGACAAGCCAGTAACAATTGCTGGGTCAAGCAAGAATCGAAAAAATGCCATCAGCTCGTCAGCTTCATCTCCAAAATCCTTACGTGTATCCAGCAAAATGCGGGTCTTGTCCGTTTTCTTCTTTGCTTTCTGCAACGCCTTAACCATCGCATCAAGCTTACCTATGAGCTCTTTATCTGTCATAAAACCTCCCTGCGTATCCTGTATTATATAGTTATAGCTAATAAAGAAAGGCTTGTCGTTACGAGCAAGCCATTTCTTTCCCGTATCCTGCATTATATAGCTAAAGAGAGAATTTTAAGCCTCCGGGGTGGAGACTTTTTATAGCTATATTATACAGGATACGCACATAATTGTCAATGCTTTTCTGCAAATTCTTTCCGTAAAAATTCCTTCAAGAACGTCCGCTTATATGGAACTCTCGAAGTCTTTACAGCCCGATCAAGAGCATGAGTTTCGGCACAAATCACACAATACTTCTTGGCACGAGTGATGGCCGTATAGAGCCATTCTCTCGTCAGCATCAGGTACGCAGAGTTGTCCATGCCAACAATCACATACGGAGCCTCACTGCCCTGCAACTTATGACAACTTAAAGCATAAGCAAGTTCAAGCGTTGCCCAAATGTTATTCCCACCAAAGTAATGTGGAATGAAGATCGTTCCCCACTGGTCAAAATCAACCAGAATAAAACTACTCTCAATCTTTCGGATAATGCCACGGTTTCCATTGAACACCGGACACTTCTCTTCCTTTTTCTTTGTCTTGAGATTGTATGTGTGAAGCTCGTAGTTGTTTTTGTTGATAATAACCTGATCGCCCTCACGCAAAGTATACGCTCTATCCTTGCCATCACCATAGATTGTGACCTTTGCTTCTGCTTGACCACGACTCGGATTCACAATTTCCTGAATAGCATTATTGACTTCGTAGGTGCAGATACTGCCACGCAGCTTCTGTGGAAGTACAATCTGAATCTTCGCACTATCATTCCCTACCTTATTATATAAGGTACGGTACTGATTGATGATGTGGTTGAACGATTCACTTGCGTCCTTATAGATATCAAGCTCCAAATCACGAAGTTCACCACGAATCTCACTACCAGCCCAGCCATAAGGAACCAACTGCGTAGCATTGCGAACCTTGATACTCTCCGTGATAATTGCAGACTTAGCTGCCTGACGATGGATCTTAGTCAAACGAGCCACAGGAACAACCTTAGATGCAAGCATATCCTTGAAAATGTTACACATACCGATGCTCTCAAGCTGTCCGTCATCACCAATCATGATGAATCGCTTTCCGGTCTCGATAGCCTGAATCAAGTCATAGAACAACTGAGCTCCAACCATGGAGGTCTCATCCAGAATGATGATGTCCTCATCCAGAGGATTGTCTTTATCGTGAACAAACCCACCGTTCTCGATGTCATATCCAAGGAGACGATGAATCGTCTTTCCATCCTGACCAGTAATCTCCTGCATACGAGCTGCGGCACGACCAGAAAGTGCAGTCTGAGCAAAAGACTTACCACGAAGAACCTTTAGAACACCAGCGACAACGGTACTTTTACCGCATCCACCAAGACCTGTGACGATAGCAATATTGTTAGAGCATACCTTTTTAATAGCATCTCTCTGCTCTTCAGTGTACTCGATACCAAGTTCATTCTCGGCCTCATTAATTGCTGCATCCATATTTCGACCGATCGGCTCAACAGGAGCATCCGCCAGACGCTTGATTTCCTTCGCAATACTATCTTCCAGATTCCACACTCTAGTTAAAGCAAATTCCTGACGGTCATCGCTCCACCAAAGTGTTTCACGTACATCATGCAGATGAAAAAGTGCCCTCTTGATGACCTCTTGGTCTCCCTCGTCCAATTCAAGTTCCTTGATACAGCTATTGATTGTCTGGTTTGCCGGAATGATAGAGTTACCTTCTTCGGCACGAGCGGCAAGAAAATGCATGACGTAAGCTTCGATTCTGAATTGCGAATTGTGCTTTAGGCCCATATTCAAAGCAAGAGCGTCAGCTTTTTTCCAACCGATGCCATACACATCGTCAATTAGGACGTAAGGATTCTCCTCAATCTTTCTTACCAGAGTGTCTGCACCGTGATACTGACGAACAAGCTTTTCAATAACACTGGGAGTCAAACCATATTCAATCAGTTTCGTGTACGCTTCACTATTATCAATGTTGTTTTCAAAAGAGTCAATGATCTTTTGTGCTCGACCTTCCGTAATACCACTAACAGTACAAAGAGACTTGATGTCACCATTCTTGATGATTTCATACGGATTCTCGAATGCTTCATAAAGCATCTCAAACTGATGGTCAGTCAAGATAAAACGGAGAAAGCTTTTTTGTTCTTCCGGGTCAGTAATCTCTTGAAACTCATTCATATAGATGATTTTATACTGATCACCGAACTTTTCATGATGAACGTACTCACCACAGAACGAATAAGTTTTATTCATATCGAGACTAGAAACGTTGCCTTTTAACCGGAGGTCACTGTATCGACTCATAACAGGATTTCCCTGCTTGACTTTTACCACCTCGGCAGAGAAAGTGGCGAAGCCGCCGGGCTCCACCTCCCTCCCATCTTTCGGATAAAAGACTCGTTTTATCCTAATGTAGCAACGGATCATATTTTCATTAAATTTCTTATCTGCCACTTTATAACCCTCTTATTATGCACCTAATCTAAATTCTGTCAGTCCTCCGCACACTCTGCAATAAAACCATTTTGTGGTAAGCTCGCATTGTTCTGCGCAGTCAAACTTCCACTTCTGAACTTTTCTAACGACGCAACAATTCGTACAATGTATCTTAATTACAGTTTTATCTTTGTAACAATCAATTTTAAACTCAGGAAATTCACAAAGAACCTCTCCGTCAATAGTATATAAAACACCATTATATAAAACATCATTCATTGCTTTATCTCTCTATCATGCAGCCACTGTTTGTAAGGCTTCATCTTCTCAACAATGTACGAATTTTCTTTTCTCTTGCAAAGGATTGCAAGATCGCTGCCCTTTGAAATTAGACTTGAATATCGTGCATACTGAGATGCCCAACAAATCATTTCAACAATACCACCTGTCGTGTAAACATGTAAGTATGCAAACTGGTTGCCACGTTTATCCTTCTTTTTTTGGATGTCTACGATGACACAAATAGTAGTTGCCTCACCGCCATCCTCTACAGTATCAAGACCAGCATCAATATAGGTGCAAGCATCCTTAATGGGATTGCTAGTCAAGAACATTGAAAGGGTTTCAAATTCCCACATATGCTCATCTTGCATATACTTTTCAGCAAACGCCTGCATAAAGGCATTCCGCTTTTTGTCTTTTTCTTTCTTTCGATTCCATGTGTCCGCTTCCCAGCGCTCCCTTCTTGCCTTATTATATAAGGCGAGTCTGGTAGGTTTGTCTTTAATAGAATCTGTGTCAATTCCGTATTCGTCTTTGAGAATAGAGATCTTGGGGATAGATGCCATTTCGTGGAAACTCTTCTCTTTATACTCGTTCTCAAAAACCATATTCGCAAAAGTGATTAAGATTTTTCTCTTGTCCTTTGTTGGAATAGCTCCCGCCTTAATCAACTTGACAACGTTTGAAGTGCCAATCTTGCCACCGTTTGCTCTCTGAACAAAGTCTGCCAATCCAGAATATGGACGATCTGCAATCACTCCTGATGCGACACTCTCGCCCATTCCCTTAATGGCTTTCAAGCCAAACAGAATTGTGTGCTTCTCTGCATCGGCCTTAAATTCCATATCAGACTTGTTAACACTTGGGGGAAGGACCCGAATATGTAAACGGTCACATTCATTGATAAACACACCCATTTTGCCAGAATCATTTTCTTTAGTAATCATACACGCAGCCATGAAATACTCAGTATAATGAGTCTTCAGGTATGCTGTCAGGTAAGAAAGAAGCCCATAAGCAACTGCGTGGCCCCGGTTGAAGGAATAAGAAGCCTGTTTCAAGATCAATGCCCACATCTCAGAAATCTGGTAATCATTCCATCCTTTCTTGTGAAGACCATCTCGGAACTGAACTTCCAAGGATGCCATAACATCTTTCTTTTTCTTGCCGATAGCACGACGAGCATTGTCAACCTCAGTTTCAGGGAATCCTGCATAGCGAAATACCGCTAGTGCCTGTTCCTGATAAAGAAGAATGTATTGCGTCTTAGCAAAAAGCTGTTTGATGTCAGGATGGAGTAGTTTGATAGTCTCTGGATGAAGTTTATTGGAGCAATACGTCGGGAAGCTGTCCTTAGTACCAGGACGATTCGCTGCGTTCACAACAATGATATCCTCAGCATTATCGCACTTTGCTTCAACACACATCTTTCGTGCTTCTGCAGATTCCATCTGGAAAATGCCAATTGTGTTTCCCGACTTGTAGACGGTATCATAGACAGCCTTATCACTTAGATCAAGATGGTTGATATCGACATCTTCCCATGTTAATCCAGCCATCTTTAACGTATCGTCAATAATGTCCAGATTCTCAAGACCAAGGAAGTCCATCTTGACCAGCGACAAATCATCCATGGCATTGTGCATCTCAAGTTGGCACATCTGATTGCCTTCTCTGTCCATACAAAGAGGACAATATTCAATGACAGGCTTGGGCGTAATCAATGTACCGGCAGCATGGCGACCCATACTCTTAGGCAGACCCTCAAGACGCATAACGTATTTGAACCATAGAGGAAACTTGTCATATACATTAGAAAGCTGTTCACTCTTTCCGAGGATATCCTTTAGTAGAACTTCCTTTTCAACTTCTTCGCCAAGGTCATCCAACGTTTTTACAGTCGGAATTAACTTGGCGACCTCATTACGTAATTCATACGGAATCTGCATATAATACGGGCTTTCTTGGTCTTCGTTCAGAACTTTGCCAATATCTTTGATGGCAACTTTTGTAGACAAAGAGTTAAACGTAGCGATAGGAGCAACATTTTCTTTGCCGAAAAGTTCTTCTGCAATAGCAATAAGTTCCTTTCGACGACGTTTAGAGACATCGAAGTCGAAGTCTGCCAGGCTCTTTCTACCTTTGTTTGCAAAGCGAGAGAAGTCAAGATCCCAACGAACAGAGTCAATCTGAGTAACATTCTCCATAAAAAGGCAAAGACAATTTGCGCCAGAACCACGAGAGTACCCACGAGGAATTTTGCGTTCATCAGCCTTTTTGCAAAGCATATACAGCATAATGAAATAGTCAATATAATCAACATACTTCAAAACATCCAGTTCCATCTCAATACGATTCCGCCGGGTTTGCTGTTCCACTTCACTCATCCACCCAAATTTTTTATTAAAAGTGGCATATACAAGGTGCCGAAGATAATCAAAATGAGAATCAAATTTTCCCTCAATTTTCACTTCTGGCATCTGGTTCGGCTGTCCAAGACCGATATCGATATCATCAATCATGTCTGCGATTTTCACAGACATTGAGCAGCCCTCTCGAATGAAGTCTTCATCAAACTGGTTTGACAATGTTTTCAAAACATCGTTTTCAGTTTGAAGATAGCAGTCAACATAACTTTCTCCAACTTCTCGTCCTTCTCCAATTTCTACAAAAACTGAATGTGCATCAACATCTTCCTTGGAAAGCATATGAGCATCGGTTGTAATGGTATACGGAAGATTGTACTTTTTGATAAAAGCTGCAATTTTTGCATTAGCTTCAGCCTGATCTGGCGTATCATGAGACTGAACTTCCATAAACACGTCATCAAAGATCCATTTCAGTTTGTTCCATAACTTCCATGCTTCAGTCTCGTTGCCATCAACAAGTAATCTACTCATTCGACCAACTTGACAGGCTGTAAGACAGATGATACCTTTACCCCACTCGTTCTGTTCAATGATGTTCAAAGAAGTTCGAGGCTTTTTATACATGCCATCAACGCAAGCATTTGAAACAACCTTAAATAGATTTTTTAAACCGGTCTCGTTCTTCGCTAGTAAAACTAGATGGTAACGAGGTTGTTTATAGTCTTTTGTGTCGGCTTTCTCTGCCTGATTATCTACTTCATAAACTTCACAGCCAATGATAGGCTTAATACCTTCTGCTTTACAAGCCTTAACTTGGTCAACAAAAGAGTGCATCTTGCCATGATCCGTAACAGCAATAGCCTTCTGACCATTCTCTTTGGCAAAGTCTACAAGTTCCTTGACGGTAAGAATAGAGTCAAGTAACGAACCCTGCGCTGTATGTACATGAAGATTTACAAAATTATCTGACATCTATTCTCCTTTCACCATTAAAACTGATTGCGTTCCTTCAGGCGCTTAATCCAACGCTTGCGCTTCTCATCAGCAATCTTACCTGCCTCTACAGTGAACTTCCAAATTTTGTCTGCGTCATCATCAAAGTATGCGTAGATGCAGTTCAGTACATCACCGAATTCTTCTACGAGATTTTCGTAAGCTTCATTGATGCTTACCGGTGTTGGATTCTTCATGTCAATTGCACGATAAAACTTTATTGCAGCCTTTGATAGTTCCGAACCTTCCTCTCCCATCTGAATGAGGATTTCCTTGCCGTCAATGTAATCAAGCACTCGTAAATTTTTGTCTTTAATCATTCTGTCTGCTCCTTATCTTCAATGGACACTCTCAAAGTTACAGTCTTACCGTCTTTTGTTGTCCATGTGTATCCACCAAAAGTTCTATTGTTGAACTGAGCTTCAGAAAGAAGCCAATCACGAACTGCCTCGATAGCTTCATCTGTGACACGAGTTTTATCTTTCCACTCGGTTCCATTCTTTTTAACAGTCCCTGCGTAAATACCAAACATACCACAGCTCACATGATATTCACTCATTCGTATTCACCTTATCTCCAAACTTAATAATATCGTCGAAAAGCATCACATAGTCATCAGTGTATTTATTTCCGTGGAAGTGACCGAAATACCAGAATGGTTTACAATCGTTAGGATAGCATTCGTATATATTATCAAAGAATATTTCAGTTGACTGGTCTACTGTGCTTTGATCAATACCACCGATAAACAATTCAGTTGGAATGAACCGGAATGGACAGGTATGCGTGAGCATAACATCAATATCATCGATTTGAGGGTCATGTGTAATATTCCAGATCTTTTTCTTAGTCTTCTCATTAGGCTGTTCGTTCGGCCACCAATTATATCCCCACTCTAGCCGATAATACTTGTCCACAGAATATGCTCCGCCACAGACAAGACAGTTCAGAATTTCCCTATCAGCAAGAATCTGGTAAACTTCACCATCAATAGCAAAATACTGATTGGGATAATGTGGGTCATGCCACACTTTACCGCAAATATCTCCACTGATTTCCTTTGTCTTATAGCCATCCTTACGAGACGGGCGGCGTTCGTGATTTCCATGAATACAGAATAAATTCGCAGGGATGTCCGTAGCAATGGTCTTAACTCTCCATTCGTTGATATTACCCTTACCATAATAGTTTAGACCAACATCACCAAGGCAGATAATCCAGTCGTTCTTTCCAAGCCTATGTTTAATACAAAATTTATTTAGCTTTAAGAGACGATTAAAGTCGCCATGAATATCGCCTGTAATGTAAACCATTCATTCACCCCTCTCATAAACTCGCCAATGCCATGTGCTACCATCACCCGTATAGAATCTATCGCAAAAATCCTCAAAGCGACACCATTCGCATGGATCATCTTTTGACAAATCAAGCACCGGATGGCTCTGGCATTCTGCAATAAATTCTTTAACGTCAGCCTCAAACTGTTCAGGAGTTAGCATCGTCAATCACCCATTCGCTTGGAAGAATATCAAATGGAAACCTTAATCTGTCGCAAAAATGTTCATAGGGACACTGTAAACACGGCCACTCAGAATCACTTTGTTTTTTGCATTCTTTAATAAAATCACGGATTGCTGTTTCAAGTTGTCCAACAGTAGTCATTATCAACCAACTCTCCATTTTTTACAACTTTAGCCTTATCGTCCCAATACTCGTCTGCACCAATTTTGCGAGGAGAAGTGCCAAAATGTTCCTTCCACTCTGGCAGGCTATCATTGATGGCATCAAACTGAAGGCCCCAATCGAAGCAAGCTTCGATTGCGTCATACAGGAGCTTTCCTTCCCGGCAAGTCCATAGAATCAAACCCGCACCATGCTTCTGTTCCTGAATTGCTTCATAAATTACATTCCAGTTTGGTTCACCGATATCTGGATAATTATTCTCACAGAGAGTGCCATCAAAATCGATGGCGATAGTACGTTTCAAATTTCCCATATCAAATCACCTCAAAATCAACAATCTGTGCCTGCGGAGTCACCTTGTTTCCATACTGATTCAAAGACAACCGGCATACAGCATTGATGTATTTTTCTTCTTGACCACCATAGAAATCATTGTTAATCCAGCCAATCATCCGACCATTATCAGCAAAGCACACAAAATCAATGCCTTTTTCTTCATCAGAATACTTCCACATATTGCCGTTCTTGCCCATCGGAGCACATCCACTATGAATCAGCGGAATATTTTTAATGTAGAAATATGGCTCTGAGATTCCCTGTGCCCAGATTTTATGCATTTCATACATGGTCTTCGGCAATGCAACAGTCAGCCTACTATAGTCAAAATCAAAGTCAACCACAATTGCTTTGCTCATCGTGACATCTTTAAGCAGCTCATTACAATCCGCAATCGCCTTTGGCACATTTTCTTTCTTGATTTTCACACCAGCAGCATTATCATGACCAAGAACTGACTCAAAATCTCCGGTACTCATCAGGAACTCCTTTAAACTTTCAATCGGAGAGCCGTCAGGATTTCTCATTGAGCCACCGTAATAGTCCGGTTCATCAGCAAAAGTACGAAGCAATACGCACGGTTTTGCATACATTTCAGCCAGCTTGATTGCCACAACACCAGTCAGAGTGTTATCAAGAATGCCAGTAGAGTTGCAGAAGAGAATCTTATTCTGGTCTGCACTATGCTTTTCAATCAGCTCCTGCAACTCTGCAACAGCCTTATCCTTAGTCTTGTTTTGCTGATACTTACAAGAGGAGCACTCGCGAGCCACATGCTGCGCCAGAGTCTCATCAATCGTAACACCAGCATTCTTGCCACGAGTCGGAGTGTACTGGAACGTCTGTTCCTCGCCGACCATTGCACGGAACATCTGCTTCTTTTGCTCAGATGAACCAACACGAATCAGTGCGTTCATCATCGGAACGATGTAGAACTGAACATCATTGATGGTCGGGTCACCCTTGATATTGAAACTGTTTGCCTCAATCAACGCACAAATCATCGGATTTACAATTCGTGCCAGACCTTTCGTGCAAAGGCGCTTTGTCTCATGCGAGTGCATATCCATGACATCACCGATATTCCCGACTGCTACCAGATCAAGATACCGGTCTGCAACATCAGTCCAATTATATTCATCAACAGCCTGAAGGAACTTATATACCACGCCAGCACCAGACAGTTCCTTGTTAGGATATGTACCACTCTGGTTATTAACGATTACTGCGTAAGGATTCTCTCTGTCGCAGATGTGATGGTCAAGAATCAGAATATCGATGCCCTTATCACGAAGTTCCTTGCATTGCTCAACATCGTTACTGCCAGCGTCAGGAATAATCAGCAGAGTGGTTTCAGGTGGAACTTCGATTTCTTTAGAGAGTCCATGTTCCTTACCACTATGATGCAGAACATTGATTTTTCCAAAATAACCAATCGCCTTCAGGTACTGGAACATCATTGAGGCACTTGTGAAACCATCCACATCACAATCTACAAGGATAGAGATAGTAGACTTTTTCAAAATGTGCTTATTCAGCAACAAGACAGCATCTTCCACGTTGTCCAGCAACCACGGAGAATTCAAGCAAGAATCATCCAGATTCATGTAGGTCTTATAATCCTCAACCCCTCTATTCTCCATAATCGTTCCAATCGGGTCGGATAGGTCGTTCCTACTCCCCTTCCAGAGTTTTACATTCATTTAATTCTCCTAACACAATTCTCAATCAATGCCTTAAATTTTTCAGGATTATCAGTCGGGGCTTCCTTTTCATCCAGAATCCCTTTATCATCTACTACAGCATACACACTTACGCCATCGACAAATCGATTGGCGAGAACCATAAGCTCACTAAGCTGAACGTCTTTATCAAAGACAAAACAAATATCAACGCAAAGACGTGTCAAAATTTCAATTTGATTCTGTGAAACCTTCTTACCACCAGTCGCCACACAATTGCAGACATTCATATTCCACATCTGCATGACAGACTTTTCAGCCTCACCCACATATACCAGACCTTTATTCTTAATGTACGGCTCTGTCTTATACAGGCCATACAGAATACGGTTTCTGGCACACGGCTCAATATACTTGTACTTCATCTCGCCTTCAGGCGGCTTGCCAAAGTATCTTCCCTTTACACCAACCAGAGTACCGATTTCATCTCTGATTGGAATCGTGATTCTATTTGTCAGTTCATCAAAGCCAATCTCAAACTCCTGCTGCGTCTCATAAGATATCCCATCGTCAGCAAAAATCTGGTTCACATAAGGTTTATAATAACCGAGAATGGCTTCGGAGATGGGGACTATCGGACTGTCATCCTCGTGTTCTTCACCTTCATTTTGCATGGCGATGAGTTCTTTTAGAATCAACATACTTTTAGGAAGATCTTCCTCAAAGTTATGATAGTAGTCAAGACCAACCCATTCGCAGATTTGCTTGATAGCTTTTGGGAAAGATAGTTCCAGAAAGAACTGGACGACAGAAATCAAATCATAACTGGTCTTTCCATTGGCAATATCTCGTGTGTAATCTACCGCAGTAAGATTTTCATTCTCGTAAATGCAGAGCGCCGTTCTATTGTCACCATCTGGATTTGCACACTGGTAATAACCAGTCTTGTGACTGATATGATGACAACCAATCTCATCCAGAATCGGTTCAATCTGCTGTTCTTCAAGAATGTAATTTTTCAGATCTGCGATATTTACCATTGTAGTTCCTTACTTTCTGGTGCAGACACCGACCTCTTTCCAGACATTCTGGTTCAAATTCACTTCAAACATGATTTTCTTTTTCTCACCAAAACGGTTCTTGTCGATATTTCCAACGTAATACCGCTTATCTGGATTTAACCGATGGGCACAGTCACCGCCCCACTCAGGGTCATGAGAGATGTATTGATACTTCACGAACTTATCTTTTGGAATCTCCTTGAATAGGACCATCGTCCAAGCAACATGCTTAATCATTTTTGACTCAGCAATGTTATTTGAATTCAGTTCATCAGGAAGATACTCATGGGCATTTTCAGCCAACTGAATACTACCGTAGATAAAGATCTTTAGATTTTTCGCAATCTCTTCAAGCTCGGTTGCCGTGACCTTAAATGCTGCCCATTCACCAATAGATGCAATGTCGTTCTTTAGAGTATCGTAGAACACATACTTAACTCCCTGAGTGAGAGCTGCCTTCTGAATTTCAAATCGCAGAGACTTATCACTATAATCAGCAGAAACATCCTTTGCGATAATCAAGCCTTGTGATTCGCTCTCAATCCACTGGCAAACATCAAGCACATTGCGATACTCTTCGCTTTCCTCGTAGACACGGGCGGTAAACTCATCAATGCTTTCTATGTATTCTCCGTCTTCGTTTTGCTTTCGGAAGATGAAGTTTCCATTTGCATCCCGGTACATTCCAAGGGTGATTTCTCGTTCATCCTTGTGAAAGCGATGACCATGCAATTCTTGAAACTCAGGATTATTGATGGCGGTGACCAGTAAGCAATACCGGACTGACTCAAGATCCATCTCGTTCAGCAGCAGGAGTGCTTTTTGCTTTTGAACCAATGTGACGTATGCAACAATCGCCATCATGTATCTAGTCTTACCAGCATTAGATGGCATACCATTGAACATCACGGTGCCCAGCTTCAATCCTCGGAACAAATCGTTCATGATAGGATACTGGAACGGCAAGCCCATATCAGGAACACTCAAACGTTCATTAACCATCGGCAGCAGACCGTTATTCAAAATCTCAGCATCATCGTTTGTAATGATAACCGTATTGATCTTGTCGGCCTTGCCACGAATCAGTTTATAAATGTCCTGAGCACCAAACATTTCAAACTGCCGGTGCTTCAAGATTCCTTCAATATTGAACCCATTACGCTGATACTCACGAAGTAGCGAATATTTCTTCAGGATATTGAAATATCCCTTGATATCATCATCATTCGCAAGGCTCATGTAGTATTCAATGGTTGACCAGCCCTTCAGCCGCTTGTATTGAGACAATCTGGACTCGTCTTCAGCCATAAACGTTAAAACAGACGTTTTATTAAATTCTTGAGTCCGAGTTTCGTAAATAATTAACGCTGCATCGTAGAAAAATTTTGTTGCTTCATCGGCAAAATCGTACTTGCTCTTGACATAATGCCCATACTCGACCAAATAGTCAGGATGCTTGTAAATTGCGCCAACAAATAAAATTTCGTTCGGGATATTTGAAATGAGTTCCACTCATCCACCTCCCTCTATATTTTTTAATATTGAATTTTGTTGTTTGGATACAGTTCATTAAACATATCAAAAACTTTTCTCAGTCCAAGACCTTCTTTGCTTGGCACCCAGATTTTCTTTGGGTTCCAATTCTTCCATACACCATCATACTCTGGTGCAATTGCATCATACTTTGGATTGTCTACCCATTGACCACCGTTCATACTATACTCGTACTTCTTTGGGTCAAGTTCGGCAAGTGTTAGGAATCTATTATCGTTCTTGTTGTGAGCTCCAAATCCACAAAACGTGCATCCGGTACGATCACACCCAGTACAGCACAATGGCGCATCCGGCTTATCACTCGCAGGAACAATATCGCCATAGACATCCGCAATTTGAATTTCTGACTGTTTGATAAAAGTGAGCACGTCCTGCTCAGTCCAAAAACTCATAGGCTGACTTGTTGGAGACTTGCTATCAAAAGCATTACACCCATGTCGAATCCAAGCTTGCTTGCGAACACGACTTTCATCAGTCAACGTTCCAATAATAGGTTTACGCTTGGTTGCCCTTGCGTACTTCTTCATCGGACCTTTTTTCATAACTGAACAGCAGTAATGAGAAATTGCAAACGGAAGTTCTTGTGTTGCTGGCAACCATTTCTCCTTATTGAACATGGATTTTGTTCCAGCCTGCATTTCAGCTCCTGGTTCATTACCAAGTAGAATCGTCCGTCTGTTTCCCTGAAAGACTCCTGTTTCATCATAAAGCCACGGGTTGCTAAAGACACCTCCCGGACAGTTCGCCCTTAAACCCAGAAGTTCCTGTCTTTTCCTGAGAGTTGTTCTTACTCTCTCTCTCTCTCATGGTGGTTGCGCCGCTATTTCTGATTCGTCTAGCATAGTAAATCGCTTCTGCCACTTCTTTAGAGATAAGAGGATAACCATATGTAGAGACCACATCACTAAATCCAATCTTGGGATAAACAAAAACCGCATCTGCGTCTCGTGCAAATTTCTGGATTGACGAATACTCCAAACCAGTATTACTAAACACAAGCGGAACATCTTGGAATAACTGTTTCGTCAGATGAGCAAGTACAGTAGAATCCTTGCCACCAGAGAAGCTGACATACACACCACCGTCGTAGTGCATATACCATTCTTGGATGCGATTTTGAGTGATCTGAATCTTTCGCTCAAGAGGAAGTGCTTGAAGCTCCTTCAATCTTTGAGCGTCATGAACTGTATTATCCATTTACCAACCTCTTTTTATATTTCATCGAGAATTGCATTTATATCAATTTCGTTCTCGTTTTTGCTCTGTTTCGGTACTGTTTTCATCCGTTTCAGTACCGTTTCAGTCAGGTTTTCCTTCGTTTTATCTTCGCTTTCACTGCGAATCGAAGCTAGTCTTTCTTTTCGCTCAAGATAACTAGGATATTGAGCCAACAAAACGGCCAAGTCGTAATTCCATCGCTGGCTCATATCGCAACCCTTTGCTTCTTTCTCGGCAATTATCTTATCTAGTCGGGGTTTCGCTAGAACCCACATATCGTAAAGTTCTAGCGGAGGAATAGAACCTCTATATTTGTAATAATTACCGGAAATTAACTGCGTAAGTTTCGAGTAAAAGCTGCCAGGAATAACCGCCGGGGCGTATATATCTCGAATATGGTCGAAAAGAATCTTTTTCTCTTCCTGTTTGATATGTGCAAGCTCACGATTGTGGTCCTGCTCTCTCTTTTTGGAAAGAATATCATCGACCTTTTCATCCGTAGCATCTTTTACTTTGCCAAAAAATGCCCTTAGCAGGTCATCTGTCCAAGGGCGTTTTTGATTTTTCTTTTTTTCTACAAAGCAATCCTTATGGTAAAATCCAGTCTTGTCGTAGAAAAAAGTGCTACGGTCTCGCTCGATAAAAATGTTCTTCCCGCAAATCTTGCATTTACGGGTTAGTTCCATTAAGCCAGTTCCTTCTCCATGATTGCGGCAACCTTCTTCAGTTCCTCGATGTCAGTCATTGAACGGAATGCAGTAGACAGGCCAGCCGCCTTAACTGCCTTCTGTGCTGCACTCTTCTTCACAGGAGAAGTGGAAGCAATCAGGTCGTTCAGCTTTGCTTTGATGTCATCCATAGAAGGCTCTTTACTATCGGAACTCTTATCCGCCGGAACATCATCCGGCTCATCGTTTTCGATACCAAGGTCACGCATACTCAGCTTAACCTCAGTCTTAACAGCATCGTTCAAGCCGTTCTTGATGACGTTCTCTCGGTTCTTTGCGCTGCTGGAAATAATATCCTGATACTCAAGCAGGGTCAGATCCTCAACGACCTCACCGCCCTTATGCATACCGGTACGATCCTTATCGAAGAAAGCGAGCTGCTGACCATCCTGAAAATACAGGCGGAACTCAGTATCAACGTTGTACTCCTGACCAGCAAACCCATCAGGAATCTTACGACCAGTAGGCTCACTTACGATAGAACCATTCACAACCTTAGTATGCTTCTCGTCCTTCTCTCGGCAAACAACGATGTAGTTTACACCAGATGCATTCAGATCCAAAATCAGAGACTGACCCTTGAAGTTCAGGGTATTGAAATCCTTGAGCTCCATGCCAGCACCCTCAATCTTAACTGCCTTTTCGTCACCAGTCAGACCCTGAGATGCAGCCTTAACCTTGGCACGCTTCTGCGAGAAGGCAGTGAGACCCTGAGTAGCTGTCATCTTGAGAATGGAAGCGGAGTCAACAACCAGTGCATCCGCACGGAACGGCTTACCATCTGCGTCCAGATAGACATCACCATTCTCATCCTCGATGTCCTCGTCGTTAGTGACCATCTTGATATAATCCTGAACCTCTGCCAGAGACTGGGTATAAACAATCAGCAGGTTATCAGGATTCACACCATTAGCTTCCAGCTCCTCAGTATAGTTATCAATAGAACCATTCTCGGTATCCAGATACAGAACACGGAACGGCTTGCCGTCTGCATTCTTCAGATAACACAGCTGCATTGCAGTACGAGACTTACCAGTTCCCTGCTCACCATAAATCAGCATATGAAGCTTCTTACGAACAGCAGATGCTTTACGAATCATAGCCATATATGTAAATTCCTCTCTAAATCTTTTCTTTTATCGGTATCCTGTGTTACTTAGCTAAGGCTAAAATAAATTAACCCCAGTCATCCTTTTCCTCGTTTGCAGGAGTTGCAGTAGACTTGTTGGAACCGCCCCACCAAGAAGTGTCGTTCTCAGCGGCCTTGCCATCGAAGTCCTTCTTTGCCTGAGTATTGGCAGCAATCTTTGCCCGCGCCTCGGAGATATTGTCCTCAGTATAAGTGGGTTCTGCATCCTTGTCGCCGGGATTCGGATCAAAGGAATCAGGATTGACACCATCGATATACAGCTTACGAACTGCCGGAGTGCTCTGACGCTTCATCTTGTTGGGACCACCCCAGATATTCTCAGTCTCAACTTCCTCAACCTTCTGCTGATTAACGATGGGACCAAAACACTCGAAGCTGGTGTAAGGCTTCAGACGCTTACGAATAGAATCGGCCAGAACCTTATTCTGAGGGTTTGCCTTATAGTCAATGAAGAACTCTGCATCCTCGATAGTGTTGTAATTCACGATCTTTGCATCGACAACTACCTCATCGCACTCATCGCTCTTGCGGCAACCAGTGTAAACAATGGTCTGGGTAAACAGAGCCAGCTCTTCAAAACCCTCTGCATCGAAGTCGATTTCCTTAGAACTCAGATAAACCTGAGTAGGAACAAAGCGAATCTGGTGCTTGCCATTGTAAGTGCTGTACTCGATGTTGCCACGGACATACACGTTGTCACCGTCATGCAGGTTCTCAGAGATCTCCTTGGCTGCATCGAAGTCGGTCAGAGTCTTGTTGTCATTGACGACCTTACCAGACTCATTCGTCTTCTTGGTAACACCGACCTTAACACCAATCATGTCATAGCCTTCCGGTGCAACATAAGTCAGACGATCTTTCCAAGCGACTTCCTTCTTATCCTTCTCGATGCCCTTGTCCTTATCGGCACGTCTGCAGAAGTAAACCTTATCACGAGGCATACCAGCCAAATCAATATAGAAAGTGTTTTCGTTGGAAGTCTGAACGCCAAAGCTCAGGACACGGCGCATAGCACCACTCTTAGTCTCCTTCTCATTATAGAAGTTGCTGCGCTGTGTGCCGGTGACCTTACCAGCCATCTCAAAAGAACCACGGGTCTGAGGAAGATTAAAAATTCTATCTGCCATATCAAGTCTCCTTTATGTAATTTTGTTTCATTGATAATCACTTATGTTTCTTTTTATTGTCTTGAATCAATTCATGCACTATTCATTTTATGTATTATCCTCCGTCTGTCTTATTGATGGCTTATATTTCATACGGCACTCGCCGTTAGAAATCGTCCTTTAATGGATTATGTACAAACATTGCACCGAGCACTATTGGGAGCCGTTCTGAACACTCAGGACATAAATCAAAGCTCAAAAGCGAACCATCAAGTTGGCTACCGTAAGAGTATTGATGCTCAAAACTGATTCCCTGCTCGCCACCTATCGGCTTGATTTCACGACCACACCAGTTACATATTTTCTTACATGTGTTCATACGGCATCACCCCATTTTTAATATTCTCTATCACGGAACATCTTAGATTGAGCACGAGTCAATCTGTTGTTCCTGCCATACTTAGGTCTGAATGCGGACTGCAGCTTGTTGTTTGCGTATTCGAGGTCACTCTCCAGAATCTTCGCTGCTTCTTCAATGTAATCTCGAATGGCACAATACTGGTCGCTATTGATACAATGCGTCTTTAGATAATCAAGCATATCGACCGCCTGATTTTTCAAAAGAAGAGTATCCTCAAGCTGGGTTTTACGCCGTTGGAAGAAATCTATATTCAACTAAACATCTCCTCCTTCTTTTCAGTAAACCTGCTCCAATCCATCTTGTGATGACACTCTGGGCACTTCGACTCAAGCTTCTCTAACTTCGTCACACAAAACGGACAAAGATATGTATTCTTTTCCTTTTGGAAGATAGGACTTGCCGGAATACTCAAAGAGCCGGGGTCGATGGTTGCATTGATAGGAATTTTGCTGTTCATCACATTACCTCTTATTTGAATTAGCCTTTTATCGTATTTCATTTTCAATGTACTCTGAGAACTGTTCTGCAAAAGCACGAGCAATCCCATGGAAGGTCTTAGCCCTATTCTTTGCATCCTCACCACGTTTAGCTGCGCCACGATTTCTTACATTGCCTTTATTGGCCGAAGTTCCACAAGGACAATACGGACCTTGTGGTTTAACTGCTTCAACAGGAACTAGATTAGGTAGTCCTTTCAGCCATAAACAGGTCTTCTTTGTCCATGGATGGTCCTTACCATAAAATTCATATGGCTGAATCATCTGCGATGGTTTTGGCATTTTATAAACAGCACTCGGAATTGGATTCTCAACACAAATGTGTTTGATCGGTGCGTTATAAAACGCCATAAAGAATTCCTTAGCTTCCAATCCCTGTTGATACCGTTCTTGATTCAATTTGTGTCCAGCCCATAACCATCGTGCGCCAGCGTTTGATAAATATGTACACGGAGGATGTGCAATCAATAGATCCCACTGCTCAACATAGTGTTGTGTGCCATCCATTGTGACTATCTGCCCACCCTGTAGAGTTGCCAGTGCATTACCCAAAATATGCCACTCTGGATGACCACCGGACGGAGGTTGAATATCACAAGAATACGCTTCATGACCAAGCAATCGAAATGCTTTACAAACCTCCTGTGATTCCTCACAGGCAATTAGAACTCGTAAGATTACAACTCCTCCTTTTCGTATCCTGTATTAGATAGCTAAAACTTTAAAAATTAGCGAAAAATAATAGACGTATTAACGTCGTATTATAAATTCGCTTATAAAACAAAAGTTCTAGCAGATTTTATGTACGCCCTATCGGGCTAGTGGGACAGGCAAGATTTGAACTCGCGACCAAGCGGTTATGAGCCGCCAGCTCTGACCAACTGAGCTACTATCCCATGCAAACGCCGACTTTCATCGGCGCGATGCCAGTGAAGGAATCGAACCTTATCTCTCGGCGTTTCCGAGCGCTTTTACCATTAAGCTATCCAGCCGTATACCTCAGAATTTAATTCTCACTATCCAAGCTACGTCGCGTTCCAATATGATCACTCTTGGCAACCATGTCGTAACATATAGGTTTCTTTCGGCTCTGAGTAACCGGTGCAGCGTAAGGGGCTGCGTGTGGAGCGACTGACGGGGCACGATCCCGCAACATTCAGATTGGAAATCTGACGCTCTGCCAATTGAACTACAGTCGCATATAAATGAAATCAGAAACAGCCAACCATTCGTTTTACATTCTAGTTTTCTGGCGAACCGAAGAGTATTTATCCGATAGCTAGTCGGCTTACACCTTATTTCTCTTCTTGTCTGGCTTGACGTCCTTTACCGGTATGACGTCTTTCCGGTCGCCAATGTACGGCCAATCCACGAACGAGCTAGAACAACTGATTTCATATTTTGCAGTCAATGAGTTTTGAACTCATCCCCTTACTTCATCAGCAAGCGTGCTTACCAACTACACCATAACTGCACAATCACTCAGCTTACAAAGCACTACTGCACTCTTACGAGCGAGCTGAGAATAATAGTGGTCAAAGGAGATCAACAAACGGTACGCAACCATTCTATGACCGTGGTACGGGTAGAGGGGCACGATCCCTCACGCCTTTCGGCACGGACACCTAAAATCCGCGTGGCTGCCAGTTACACCATACCCGCATATAAATCGAGGATGCAGGAATCGAACCTGCGGTCGTGGAGTCAAATTCCACTGCCTTATCCGCTTGGCTAATCCTCGTAATCTACCCAGCTTGCTACGCCACACTGCACTGTTTCCAGAGAGCTGGGAATAATGTGAATGAAAAATTCTACATGCCCTTTCGGGCTGGTCCGAGTGACAGGTCATGATCCTGCGGCCTCATGCTCCCAAAGCACGCGCTCTTCCAACTGAGCTACACCCGGATATTAGTACTACCGACCCGACTTGAACGGGCACGTCGTTGCCGACAGGAGATTTTAAGTCTCCGGTGTCTGCCATTCCACCACGGTAGCATATCAAAGCTGTCTGTCCAGCAGTCAACCGTCTTTCCGATTTGTCAATATTCTAGCACTTACCCATCTGCAAATGGGTTGGTAGCCCTACTCAGATTTGAACTGAGAATTTTACAAGGTTTGAACTTGTTGCGTATGCCAAATTCCGCCATAGGGCCATATTGCCGGTCTTTCCCGGCTGTCAGCCCCACGCAGGGCATTTTCGGAGGAAGAAATATCACGATACTTCGTTAATTATTTTAACGAAAATCACGATAAAATGTCTATTTTAACTCAACTCTTCCAGCTTCTTCATCAGCTGGTCAACATCCATATCTTCAAGTTCCTTGTCCTTCTTCTTTGCCACAATCTTCATGATCTTATCGCGCTGCGCCTTCTTTTCAGCAGCATTCACACGAGCCTCAGATTCAGCCAGCTTAACAGACACGATATACTTCACTAGTTCAATCTTGTTTGCCAGTTCGGCGTCCTCGGCACTCTTGACAGCCAGCAAAGAATCCTCGTCTGCGGTCTTCTTCTGGCGGTTCAGAGCCTTAAAGATTGCATCCAAAGCCTCAACATTCAGATCCCACAAATCTTCTACGGTCATAACACCCTTGTAGGTAAAGCGATAGCGATTACGGGTTGCAATTTCAAACAGATTCTTTTCCATAATTATTTCTCCTTTCAGATAACCACTTTCAAAACTCGCTCAGTAGCGCCCTGAACCTTGACAATAAAGGAATCATGCTTCGTTTCAGAGAAGCCAACGCCGGACAGCTGGTCATCTACCGACCGAACTGCCATCTGAGAACCAAGTGCCTCAAACACACGCTTATGCTGTAGCAGTTCCGCCTTCAGAAATTCGTTGTAGAAACCATTTGGCTTTTCAGGGTTGACACAATCCTTGAGCATGAAGAAGTAGTGACGATTGCCATTACCAGTCTGTTCGTCCCAGTAGTTCGGAGAATACATAGCTACGGACACCGGTACAAACTGGTTGGAACTCACACCCCAGATTTCACGGGAAGAAGTAGAACTATTGAGATGTTCCTTAATAGTAAACTGTCCATCCTTCAACACAACAGTAGCAACAGAAACATTCTGAGTCTGACGCAGCGGAATATTATAATTGAAAGAATAGATCTGACCATTAAATTCAATCTCTGCGCGGAAGCCGGTTTTGCCGCCACGGTTAGAGAAACAATGAACAAAGAACTCGTATTTGCCATCATTCATCTTTTTGATATCAGGCCAAGTAATATTCTCAACAGCGGCCTCATCGCGATCAGGATGAACAATATCTACATCCAGATTGCCACAAGTACTCCAATCTCGTTTGTTGCCAAAATAGATCTCAAAGTCGTTCGGTTCAACACAGTGGGCATCAAGGTCATTTTCATCCCACTCGCCCGGCTTATCGTTCCACTGAATAGAGAAACGCAGCACACCATCGACTTTGCCGCCAGCATTCTTGACGTTCTCACGGATCTGGCTGTCAGTCATGTTGCCTGTATATGCCCAGCTGAAGCCATTCGGCCACTTGAACATGCTCGGCGCAGTCTTATCCTGCGGTGCAATCAGAGACATCATATTCTTCGAGAATCGACTCTCCATAAACAGTTCCAGACCAGTCGCAGTCGGCAGCACATCCTTGATAAACTTATCAATACTGATTTCCTCTGCGCGGCCAAACTTCTTGGGGTCAATCGCAACAGTCTTAGCCATTGCTTCAAACGGATTTGTAGCGCCAAGCACACGAGGAGCGGCGTCACGATTACAGAACAGGATATTGTTGGCAGTGATATCGTCCAGAGTAGCAAACCGACGGCCCAGACTGCTCATATAACCAAGTTCGGTAACGGTCTTCTGTGCATCTTCCAACATCTTCTTGGTGAAAATCGCCTTGGGGCGTTTATAATTTGCAGGAGCAACAACTTTTTCGAAGGCAGTAACGGCTGCATCCACGTTCATACCCTCACTTAGATTTACCAGCAAAGTACCGATAGCGGTGTTACGGATACGAAGCTGTCCCATATCGCTCCACGCCGGTGCCAACCAAACATAAGCGGCCTTGTTCTCTGCCGGAGTGTTATTGTATTCAATCTTGTTAGTCTTGAATACCTTGACGGCGTTTTCAAATTCCTTGCCACGATACAGACTATTCTGTGCAATTAGCTCCAAAACAATATCAACAGCATCCATGGTCAGTTCTTCCAGAGAACGCTTATATACATTTGCGGAATCACGCCACTGAGCCATCTTGGTAGCCACATCATCTCCACTGGTAATAAAACGCTGCGGAATCTTGACTGCGAAATGATCCCAAGTATGCACATCCTTGTGGTTTTCATCGTACTCGTAGTTCATCTCGGTGCCAAACATATTGCCAGAACCGATCATATTGCGGCTGACAAAGTACGGATTCACAATGGCGCGACTCTTTACGTAAGTAGCCAGAGCGTCCACAACAGGCTGATACTTGGCAGACTTTGCATCAAAATCCCAAATAGAAACCAGATTACGACCCGCATCAAACGCTACCAGCTTGCCGATATTCTTCACGAAACGGCGGCAGCAGGAACAGTCATACTCGCGCCGCTTACGGAACAACTCATTCGTGCCGGCTGGGAAGCTGTCGAGATACAGATTGTACAGTTCATCCTCGTCTGCATCGGTGATAAACAGTGGATTCTCGCCCTTCACCATCTCATTGAAGTGCTCCTGCAGTAATGCACGAAATTTCTTGAAATCAGACATTGTTATTCTCCATTCAAATACTATTTTTCAGTATCCTGTATTATATAGCTAACGTGTTAAAATTAAGGGGCCGAAGCCCCTATTTTTAATTTTTATGGAAATACTCAATCCAGCCCTTGTATCCTTGCCGGAAGCTAATATAGGCTACCTTGCTACACTTTCTTCCGATAATGTCTGCAAGAGGATCTTTACCATTTCCGAAGCTAAGTTCTACAAGATTAAATTCTGGATGAGTTTTGCAATAGTCATAAACCTTGATATACTCGTTGTTTCTTGTTAAATGTCTTTGGTCCAAAATCTTAGAACAACCTCTTTTTTCGAGAATATCATTCAATCGCATAAAATAGGTGTGAATTGTATTTGTAGTCATCTTTTGATCACTGTTTTCGCCAGTTCTATCCACTGTTTTACGAAGGATGTAATCACCGCTCATGACATAAAACGTTCTATATCCTCCCATATTGGGGGCATCATATTGTTTCATTTCATAACACTGTTTGATGATATCCATTAACCTCGCATCAATACCAGTCCTATTGAGAACAGTACAAGATTCAAAATCAACATCATTGATTGTTAGATTAACAACTTCACCAGAGGTAAGTCCGATCCAGTATAATACAGCAATCACGTTCATACGAATCTGATATGGCTCTTCGTATTTATTTAATAAGTCAACAAATTCATCAACCGATGCAAAATACTTGTCTGCATACATATCGTCTGAACTTACGTCATTTTCCGAAAATTCAGCCAAGTCATACAAACTTGTACGATCTTCACTTTTGATGTAGCCAGTGATTATTGATTTCACATTTCTAAATGAACGACTTGAGTTCACCCAATTGTATTTTGCAAACATCTTTACAAAATCATTTTTTGTAAAATCAAACAACTCATACCCACACTCGGCCTCATAGATCATAACATTGTTAAGCGTTGATACAACAAACTCACCGCTTCTATCAGAATACTTTTCAGCAAAAGCTTTGATCTTTTCTTCAGTAAGCATAGTGGCACACTCCTTCTTATTATATGTAGTGTACCATTAATCCTTATAAAAAATCAAGCAAATGCGGCAAAATTCTGAAATTCCATGGTATGTTGTACGCCGCTCAGGAATGCTGCGAGCAAAAACGGTTCATCCTTGCATCTTGCCATTGCGATCATATTCATCTGACGCTCCGACAAGACACCAAGTTTTTTGATGAACTGTCCTTTGTTAAGCGTGTCAGTCTCTTCACAAAGAACGATACTGTCAACCTCTAAGAAATCACAGTCTTCCTTTGAAAGTAGAACATGAACCGGAGAGCGCTTGTATATTCTGGAAGACAACGGATTCCCTTTGATTGTGGGGCTAAAGAAGTTGCGCTTATTGTTGCTCGTCACAACGAACGGTCGAATACCGCGCTGCTGATGACCTGTCGCATTTGACAAATCGACCAACCAAACCTCTCCGACCTTTGGGTCAATATTGTTGTCCATAATCTTTCTCCTCTATAATAGTGTAGCTCCGTTCCATAGCTATATTATACAGGATACAACCATATAAGTCAAGAGGTTTTTGAAAATATTTTTAGTGCCCGTACAACTCAGGATTCTCTGATACGAACACGCTGGTATTATCGAAAATCATCTCATACGCTTTTTCTTTATCTTCCGGCCTGAGCTCTACCCTCCTTACTTCGTGGCATTCTTGCCGCAACTCAACATGACTTTCGTTTCCAAAAAATCCAATGCCTTTGACAACCCCATGCGTCTCTACACCAATGTCGTCCATCTTTTTGCAGATCATGTGAACATCCACACCATTGCAAATAAAACAAACCCACACTCGCTTTTTTCTTATGTACTTCAAAAAGTTCTCAACCTGTATAATTTCCAAAACCTTTTTCTCACTCATTGAAATACCGCCTTCCGCTCACATAAACAACTTTCAAGATATATTATACACATCTTTTTGTTTTCGTCAATATATTGCACATCTTTTTGTTGTATTATTTATCGAAATTTTAGATGATGCCATTTACTCAGCATCATCCACAACCAGCTTCGCGTCATAATAAAACCTGTGTGCGCCAAATTGTCCAGCAAAGGTTGCTCCACGCTCGTGCCAACTGCCGGGAGCTGCCGCCGGGGTCACAAACCATTGAATGGGTTTGTCTGAAATCTTAGCGCCGTAATCAAATACCATAGACACAGCCAGTTCGTTCTCTGCCGTCACCTTCCTATTATATAAGGAGCTATAACCATACTTCTTAAAGACCTGCTGGATAGTTAAACCATCAAGTACAGCGGAATCATAAAGGCATTGAGCCACAGCCATCTGACCCTCTAAGCTATCAGCACCTGCTTCACAAGCAACAATTTGCTCCGCAAGAGTACGTTCATCATCGGTGAGTTCGTGCTTTCCCTGACTGAAGTTCACAATCCGCGTCTCGATAACAGTCTCTACGATGACTTCTGGCTCTTTTTTCTCTTGTTGTACAATATTCACTGCCGGAGGATTACTATTATAAAGGTACGAATTGCTCTGATTCTGAATCGTCGGGCTGATCTTCGATACCAGATTCCCTGCTAACAAGCACATTATACACACAATAGCAATACTTTGCTCACGATTCATTAACAAATTAGAGTTAATAAAAATCACTTCCTTTCAAAAAATATTGGTTTTATCAAAACTCATCAATACGATCTCCTGCAGGTTCATTTAACCATTTTAACCATTCTTCTCTGGAAGACGGATAATCCTCAGAATGCTTGACAATCTGCTCAAGAAGCATTGAAACTCGAAACTTATCCATCTTCCGAATAACTTGCATTCGATTCAGTCTATTGCCCTTCTCGTCATATTTTATGCTATTCATAGCTCCTATCCCCTTTCTTCAAAACGCATATCCGGCCACCTTATTATGCAGCGGCGGTTCAATCTCGAATGCTGTGTCACTCTCAGCATCATATTTAAACCACCTCGTCAGTTCTGGTCTTGGATACAGACCTTCCTCGTATCCTTCAACGACTGCGTAGTTGTAACAATGTTCAAAGATGTCAGTCACGTTTTCTTTAACAACTCGAATAGCCTCTGCTAAATCTGTAAAGAATCCAGCAATCCAACTGTCGTCCGGCATCCAGTAGATACCTTTGGTATTTGACACCGGAGAGCTGAATTTCGCATTCTGCTCATCCTTGAACGAGTCAATCATTGTTACGGTATAAATCATCTTGTACCTCATAGTTTAAATAACGTTTAACATCATCCTCAAGAAGCATCAGTACAATCTTGTCAAATGTTTTATGCACCTTCTCGTAGATAGCAAATTTAAGGGCAACTGGTTCACTCCATAAGTTCAGGTATTCAAGAGCCTTATTGTAAGCCCCATTCTCTTTGTTGTTCCCACCATGACTATAATTATAAAAATCATAGCAAAGTTCAAGAAATTCAGAGTTACTCATTTTATTGACATATTTTCGTGCTCGCTTGGTTTTTTCTTTATCGATAGTAATCGGCATAATCGTTCTCCTAAAACTTAGTTTTTATCAGGTTCTTCTGTTCCATGCTTCAACTGCACGTTCAATTAAATCTTTATCATCTGCTGAATTTTCAAATTCCGGCCCATAAGCATGGCATTTTTCGCACTCAACGCAAGCCGGTGCAATATCGCAATCTGGAGTAATTCCCATGCCTATATATTCTCCAATTTTATCAAACTGTGGTTCTGGAATAAAATTCCCGCCAATCACTTTTGCGCTTCCTCCACAAAATGGACATGGTCTCAAATAATGCTTATCCATATCAATTCTCCTTAAATCTCAGCTTCTATCAGAACGACAAAATTTAACGTTCTTCACCAAGAATGTCTGCCCATTGTCCATCTCTACTTTCGTTTTCTTGGGCGTAATTCTCCTTACGATATAAAACACAGGCGGGAAATGTCCATGGCATCCATTCGGTAATGGCCGAACTACGCCAACTTCGTCGCCAACACGAATCTCATCAATGCTTATGAAATCCATATATCCTCCTAAATCTTAACTTTTATAAATTCGTTTATTCCATGCTTCAATAAGGTCGGCTTTAATTCTTTCTTTATCCTTTTCGGAGCAATCAAACCAATACTCCCCACTTTCCATAAAAACACGGCAAGTGCATTTGTTTTCTCCGTGCGCTCTCGAAATAAACATCCACTTCTTTGTATCAGTCCCTGTTTCGTCAATGGCAACTTCTCCACCACAGAACGGACATGGTTTCAAATTATCCATTTCGGCCATCCCTTCCCTGTTCCATTACCAGCCGCTCACTCTGATCATCAGCATCGGAAAGCGCTCCTAACAGACCAAATGCGTACACAGCATTCAATACCATAAGTAAAATTATCATAATCCACATTATATTAACCTCACATTCTTTTGGCTTGACCATCTTGTATTGAGGTTGTCTCAAGCATACACCGCACAAAGAGATTATTCAACACAATTATCAAAATTACCAAAATTTTACTAATAATCCTACGTCATCAATAGTTATATCATCGGTCCACACATCCTTTTGTTAAATATCCACAAGAACCCGGATTTTATCGCTTTCTGTCCATTGCATCCTCAAGCTTGCCATTGATGGAATCAATTTCACGCATTAACTTACAGAACCAATCTCCATCCTTACTAAGTTTGAAACACAAATCTTTGTCTCCGCTCTTATAACCCATATAGCATCCAGATCGGCACAGGCTTGTCGCATTAAGTGCGTCTTGAATTACTCGTGCTTCATTAAGAGTTAAATCAATCTTCATCTTACTTCTCTCCAATCCAACTTTTGACCACAATCTCTACAATAATGGTCATACTTACTTGTAATTACAGTATTACATTTTGGACAACGAAAACTTCCACACTTCGGATCAACGACAACTTTTTCACCATCAATACGGTTGAGATAGTCATCAAGTACATCACTTAAAATCATTTTTCCACGCCAGCCGAGATCATTCTGTTGAATATTCTTCGTGAGAATTCGATATGCGCTAATGATTTCACGCTTTGTATATTTCATGTTTTACTCCTCTACCATATCTTTATTTACAGTATTCCATATCTCAGTCGAAACACTTTCATTTTCATCAGATAGACGGTTAATCCAAGCATTCAACACCTCTCTGTACACCGTCATATTCGGGCAGAAGTAGCTGTTTGTAAATACCGGCATATCATCATTACACAGAATTCTCATAATGGCTGCGCATACAGCTGCGGATCTCGACACACCAGCGCCACAATTCACGCAGAACCAATCTGTCTTATCTTCCTCATGGTTGTCCAGAACAAAATTCACGATTTTCTTAGCTTGAACATCAGTGATACAGGTGCCTTCTAAATCAGTAGTGCAATCATCAAACTTCAGCGGTAGAAAAGTAATATTGCCCTTACACTTATGAAAATCAATATGATAACCATTAGCTTCAGTGATTGAGATGAACCGAATTCGTTCAAAATGTGGCTGTCGGATAAAGTTTTCTGCATCTTCTGCGTTCATTACCGAGAATTTCCATTTTCTTCGATACATAGTAATAATCATTTAGTTTTTCCTCCAAAGAATTTAGGTTTTATCATATTTACGTTTTCCAATACGAATATCGAAACTGAACCACATAAAACAGAACCATAATCTATACTGGTCAAGCATTTTATCGTAGCCGCTACGATTATCAAACCATGGATTCCTAAACCACATTTGCCAAGGATATTTGTAACCATATTTTTCATAAAAAATCTTCCATCCAGGAATGCACTTCCCGCAAAATTCAATCCTGCTACTGATTCCATTGGCTCCACCAAAACCAAACAGCCCTCGTTGGTAATTTAAGTATTTTTTCATATTTACCTCCCATTCAAAATGCAAACGGACTATTATTCACTGTTATTATCAGTACCACATTAAAAGCAAACATTACAAACGCGGTCATTCTCTATCACCTCAATCTCTAAATTCAATATCTACAACAATATTCTCAGGCTCTGTCATGTATCTTCGTGCCAGCAGTTCTACCATACGCTCCTTGTCGCCAAGATTGCTATTACGCAAAAGATATGAATAAACTTGTCTGCCTCTGTACAAGAACACAGCCCATGCACTTCTCTTTAATGGGTTTGTGGTCTTAATCATTCCATTGCTTCCTCAAGAGATGTAGTCACATCTCCAAAATCAAAATCCAACGCACCAATCATATCATCCAGAGCATCCACAGCATCGGACAGGTTTGTGCAAGCTTCATCTGCTTTGTCATACCGTTCACTTCCCTGTAGGTTCTCCGGCATATTATCACGATACTCTTCTTCTTCCCACTGGATATCCTCAACATCGGATTTTACACTTTCGACCTCAGATACAAGTTCCTCCAGCTTCTTACGGATGGAACAAAAATGGTCAATGGTCTGCTTAATAGCTTTTCTACGAGTGTTATTCATTTTCAAATCTCCTTTCAATCTACGATGCCAAGCTTGCAAATATTTTTCGGATCAGTGATATAACCAAACGTCAACGTGTTTCGCAGATAGCCTTTGTACTCAAATCCACGGTCACGAGCCGCCAGACGGCACACATCTCGAATCGCAGATTCTCTCGGCCAAGAGATGCCAGCCAGCTGATATTTCCACTGAAGATCCCTCAGCTTCTGCCACTCAATCACAGGCTTCTTTTCATTCTCGAAGCACAAACCGTTCTGTACGGCATATTTCAGAGCATCACATCGTTTACTCTCTTCCGATGTACAAGTTCCCCATTCATTTTCCAGACGGCGATATGCCCTATCAAACGGTGCTTGCTTCACTGCATCAATACCAAACGCTGCACCAAGCAAACCCAAACCGAGTAACAGTCCCATAATTTAAACCTCCACTCATGCTGTTTCCAGTTCTCTTTTAACTAGTGAACGACGTTTCGTTGCATTTTTTAGCCAATCATTCCCACTGGGAGATTGTCTATCCACTCTCGTGTTACGACCACTCCCTATCGGACAAGCCCGGCGATAATCATCAGCAGTCTTGCAACCAAGAGATTCTACTTCATCAAGAGCTTTTCGCACATAAGCCCATGTGCTACCGCCGAGATCAGAACACTTACCAATCACAGCAAGCACAAGTTCGTCACCCATGCGCTCAACATATTCTGCTAAAGCCTTTTGACCAGTAGCACCAAGCTTCCCGATATTCTCTCGGAAAACATCCTCGATAGGTTTTGTCGTTGTCATCTCATCACAAGACGAAGACGATATCTTATCTTTTTCTTTCTCTTTTTCTTTTTCTAGCTTTGTTTTGCTTGCGTTTGCTTCGTTTTGCTTACGCTTGCTTGATGAACCACCAGCTTTACCAGAAATCCTCTTACCTTCGATGTATTCGGCATCTTTATCCAAATCTCTCTTCACAGCAGGCCAAACATACCGCTCATTTCCGTTAAGTTCAGGCTCCGTTCCAGACGATTTGTATTTCATCATCGCCAGTACCAGACGCCCCACCTCAGCAGCACTAAGGGGTTCGAAGTAGCTCTCGTAAGTATCCCAGATTTTAATATAAGTATCAGCCATCATACACCTCAGTCTTCCAAGCTGTGTGTATTCACACCATAAAAAGTCTTCTTATAATATTCTTTTGCCTTATCCTCATCAAAACCAACGTACCGTAATGTAATGTCCTGACTACTATGATTCAACTGACCCTGAATCCAAGATAATGCCTGGTTGTCATCCTTATTAAGACACATCTCACGATAACCAAATGTCTTACGGCAAGAATGAGATGCAATCTTGTAATTAAGACCCAAATCTCTGCCAGCATTACGAAGGATACGAGCAAAAGAATCAACATCAATAGGATCACCGGCCTTTTTGGGTTCTGCAATATGAGGAATACCAGTTTTCCCATCTCCACCATTTGTCCTCAATGACTTTTTCCAACTCCCCTGCCGAGACGGAAACATCCAATCGTCATATCCAAGATTCGCAATCTTAATGTATGTTTCAACGATATCTCTCGCTTCTGGAGTAAGAATGATTTCACGATATTTAGATGTTTTTTCTTCAACGATGCAAACTCCAGCGTCTTCAACCACTTCAATCTTTCCATTATAAAGGCAATAAGACATATCGGAAACCTTCAATTTGAGCAAATCACTAGCACGCAAACCAGTTGCAATACCTACATTAAATAGACACCAATTGCGATATTGCTTTTTATCCCAGAAGTATTCCGAAATCATTTGAACATCATCCAAGCTTCTAATTGGAGAAATATTACGCTTGCGCTTCTGCTTACTTTTTGTAACACCACGTTTTTTAGCCGGAACAGAAGGCTTCGGATTAAAATAGATCAATTTAGATATCTGTTCTTCTTTTCTTTCAACAACTGCACTCATCACATTCACCTCATTGCCTTTCTCTCTGCACGATTCCTTGCAACAAGCTCTCTATTACTTCTGTACCATTTGAGACTCTTCTCGTTGTTTACAACCTTACGACACTCTTCACAGTAAAGCTTTCCGCATTTTGGTCCATACCATGTAATACCACAACGTTTACACGTTATATTTCCATATTTGAGCATAACTCACACCTCGAATTCATTAATCTTCCAGTGATGACGATAATAACTTTCACCACTACAAACAACAGATGCTTCCGCAGCTTCGCACCACGTCTCATCATCGCTCACAGGCTGTAGGTCATCCTTGCTTTCATTGAACAGGAATACCATTTTATCAATTGCTTTGACTCTATCCTTTGTGACCATAATCACATTATCTTCTGCGTAAAAATCGCTAGAATCAATACATTCGTGCAAAATATAGACCTTCATTTTTATGTACCTCAATTCTTTTCAAATAGATCATTACGAACCTTCGGAGTAAACTGACGAGTGCCAAGTTGCTCAATAGCAGTCTCTAGCTTGCCATCTCCCCATTCTCTGGTTTCTGTATTCATAACGATCTCAAGCAAAAGCTTTGCGTCCTTAGCTTCTCTACGCCTCCGGCGAGCTCTTTTGAGTTCTGCCATAAGCTGATAACCTTGTGCTGCATTCACAGTTTTGAACTCAATAGCGTGCTCAAGATCATCAATCTCATCACTTGCAGCAGTCAAATCACCGTACACTTTTGAATACATCTCTTTCAGATTACACATAGTTTTATCTGTGATAACCAAATTCTTTTTAAGTTCCGCCAGCCATTCAGAATCTTCCATGTGAAATGCGTATGTATTTGGCTTTACAGCCGGAGCCGTTATATTTGGACTCTTGCCTGCGATGGTAGCTTCATCCATAGACTTCGGTGCGTAGCGCCCGTTCTTATACCCGGCGGGAAGTTTGTTGATTTCACAAATCGCCAGTCCCTTGGATTCAAACTGTAATGCCAGATTGATATCACAGGTGGCGCAGATTCGACCTCCCTTCCGTTTCATAATGTAGTTGTGACCATTCGATATTACATACATTTACTTATTCTCCTGTTCCTTCATCAGCTGCTTTACAGTCTTCTTAAACAGCGCGAGGCTCTTTTCATTTTCGATAAACACCTTAGTTTTCGGATGAGGTGCCTTACCGTGTGCCTTTTCGTAAGCCACAAACAAATTATTCATTTTCTTATAGCCAATACGCTCATAAATCAGAGTGTAAGTGTGCTTGTACTGCGGCTTATCACCAAGCTTTTCTGCCAGAGGAAGCATAATAGGGAAAAGAATCTTTGCCGTCTCAGTCTGCTTCTTAGGCTTCTCCTCTACAACCGGCTCAGGTTCAACTTCCTTGGCTTCTACATCAATCACAGGAGCAACACAAACATCCACTTCAGGAGCTGCTTCAACAGCCTTAGCTTCAGGCAGAGCTTTCTGATCAGCGGTCTCTTCCTTCTTCTTATTGATTGCTTCAGTATACGAATCTTCAACCAAGGCACCAAAGATGGACTTATACATCGTACTTGCTTCAACCACATCAATCGTAGGAATGTGACCAGTGCGACCGGTTCTTGCACAATACTTTCTGCGCTCTTCCTCAATAACGAAGGTATAGACACGATTCATATATTCGTAAATATCACGGAACACATCCTGAACCTTCATTTCATTGATTGCGGCAATCACATTGATACGTTCATACATCTTCTTACGCCAGTCACTCATCACATCCTTACGAGGAGTGAAGTTTCTAGTAGAACGAATCGCATCATCCATCTGCTTGTCCTTAATCTGATGGACACACTGAGATACGCTGCTAATCACATTCAGCGCTTCATTGCTGGTGGCGCGAGCCTCCTCAATCTGTTCACTGAGATCCTTACGGGTGGAATTAAGTTCATTCTGAAGGTTCTTCATACTATCAAACAGAGCGTGAAGTCTTACATCAATGAATTCTTTGCTCAGTGCAGCATCCATCTTAGGAGTAGCCAAAACAGAATCACCACGCATCAGAGATTCCATAATGTCCCAGCATAAATCCATGAACGCATCTGCTTTCGGCTGACGTGACAGACGGCAGATTTCCATAACACCACGCAAACTGTAAACAATATATTCACGTTCCTTCGTGATTCCGCCCTCAACTTTCCTCAGTTTGAGGAATGTTGAAAGAGGGTCAAGACGATCCGTATTCTTAACATGGATGTTTTGAATTGCCTTATTAGGATTATTGTACTCTAGCGCTGCACCAATCTGTTCACGAGTCATGTAATACTGGTGCTTATCATTCTGGTATACATCCACGTTCAGTGCACCGAAGGGCTTAGAGGTTATTACGGTCATAGGATTATTAGTAGTCATTTTGTTTTACTCCTTTATGTTTGTTAAGAAAAATCTGCGGTCAAATCTTCAGACGGCCAACTCTTATGATCTGTGTACTCGTCACTGAGTACATCCATCCAAAGATAATTTTCAATATCACCACCACCACTTTCGTAATTGATACTGGACAGGTTGATTGTTTCGCCATCATTTCTTTTAAGGTAAATTACAATTTCAGGATATGGCTCTGTAAAACCCTCTGCAACAATTCTTCCAATAGGCGTATCAATTGCAAATCGCTTTTCGTTCATATTAGTTTCCTCCTAGAAGAACTGTTTTATCAAACTTCAATAATCTGCCACCAATCATATCCATCTTCCGAATCAATACGAACCTCATTCTTGAGATGTACCATATCAGGTTCCCAATTATCGTCTTCATGACCTTCGTAGTAATGATTTGATAGAGCATCATCTACCTGTTCTTCCATCTCGTCTTTTGCATCTTCAAAAGTGTCAAACGATTCTTTATAAACAATTTCAGGTAAGAACGATTCTTCACCTTTAGCAATATAAATATTGATAAGCAAAAACACTTTGTTTCCTCCTCTTAAAACTGATACTTCCAAAAGATTCGTGCGTTGCAGGTAATATCTTGCAAGCAAGAAATGTACTCCCGGAACGAAATCAGCCCTTGTATCTTCATAACCCATGCTCGCTTTGCACGAACTGCAATCGCTGGATCGTACTTCACAGCATCGTTAAATGCGCTGTCGGTCATCCTACGTTCAAAATAACGAATTTCATTAACGTTCATTATCGCTTATACTCCTTCTTTGCTTTCTTATATTCTTTAGTATTTCGAAATGCGACCTTTGGATGAGAACCGTCTGGATTTAGTTCTGTAACACCACAAACTAAATAACCAGCATTTTCAAGATCAACAATCCGTTCACACAAGTAATAAAGAACCATGTTTTTGCTTATAAAGTCTTCATCAATAATAACAATCTTTTTGCTTGCTTCTGTCGTAACACAAAACACATTATTCATATTAAACAAATAACTTTTCATAATACATGTTCTCCTTACTCAAAATCCCACCATGCGTTAATAGACGTATTCGGAACATAGACCTCAAGCATATGATGACCATCACGAATCCATTCAGGTTCATAGCCTTCATCTCGCAGCTCTTTCATCAGGCTTTCAAAATCATTATTAACAGACTCTACTGCATCTTCCATTGTTTTGTGTTCTACACGATAAGGACCATTACACATCGTATCGTCATAGCAAACAATAACCGTTTTGTTTTTCATATCTAAAACCTCAACAACACTCTGCTACAATTTTGTCAAACATATTCATAAGTTCTCCGAATGTTCTGCATTTCATTTTCAAATCACAGATAGAACAATAAAGAATTTTTGCATCGTCGTTAGGACACTGATATCCACCATTGTGATACAGTCTTACCAAATCAGACACACTCGAAGTAATCACACTCTTTTCATCATTTTCTTCAATGACCACAATACAATCTCTACGAAGATAAATTCTGTCAAGTTCAAACATATATAAAACCTCGATTTTATTAAAGATTATCAATAAGAGAATTGATTGAGTATTCGATTGCATCTTCAGAATTAACCCTTTGAGTGTTAAGAACGTAAATCAACTCTCCATCGTCTGCCCATCTTATTTCAAGCATAACAACGTAACCAAGCTCATCTTCATCATATGAAACATCAAGCTCATATTCATAAAAGCCATCAATGGTGTATGTTTTAATTCTAGTGTCAAAGTTATCAGGTTTTTGACCTACACCAGCCCACCTAGACGGATTCATCTTAGAAATAAAATCTTCTGCAATCTCACGTGCCGTCATATTCATTCTCCTTATTCTGAAATTTCATCAATATTATGACGATAACAATATTCGACTTTTTTCATCATATAAACAGGATCAATACTACAAAGAATAGTGTCACATCGCAGTTCGCTCCAATGTGTATTCAAAGGAAGTTTTTCTTTGCGACGATATTTATTATTCTTTGTTTTGTTATGAATCATTTTATCACGGGACATCCCCATCCAAATATCCGGCTCCCATCTGTTTTGCCAGACGCAAAGATAATCCTCTCCGATACGAACATCATAGTATTTTTGATATTTGTTTTCACCATATTTCCAGCTATATTTCAAATTACTCATATTCATTCTCCTTTATATTATTATCTTATCTTCATTAAGTGTTTCTGTTTCATACGTTGCATAGACAAGTTCTGTCGGCTTACTGTAACACGTTTTCATCCAGTCAAGCTCTGCATCACGCAACTCTTTTGTGGGATAGATTTCATGCCCTCTATATGTATCGCCGTACATAAAGTGTCTGACAGAGTATTCAAGATGGTAATACATTATCGTTTTTCCAACTCCTCACACACTTTTGCAATGATAGCCAAACCTGTACGCCGAAAATCTGCATTGTAAGGATTTCGTGCTTGAACATCTAAATGGTACAGCAATTTTTCCAAATCAGAGCTATATTCAACGCCTGCTGTTTTACAAAGAACCTCGGCCATCGCTTGAGTGTCATATTTCATAATAAAACTCTCCTTTTACATCAATTTGTTAGAAATATCAAATGCTTTCCATCTGAAACTAAATTCATCCGTCCAAACCTGTGCTTCGAGTTCGTCACTATCATAATAAGCCAGAACATTAGGAAGGTCAGAATACATTGCATAGCATTCTTTCGAATCATTCACGATATATTTCATAGCTTCTTTTTCGTTTTGAAAAAACTCAGGCTCAAAAATTTCACCTTTAGAACCACATTCGATAACACACCACATATTTACACCTCACTAAAATTTGCATTAAAAAGAATCTCATTACCATACTCAGTAAGAATATCCTTGAACCACTTTTCGTTCTTTTCACACCACGACTCAGCTTGTTGCGGAGTCAATACAGTTCCTTTTTTCTTCGCTGCATCAATAACGTCATCGATACACCAACGTGTTTCAGCAAACCAATATTGATCTACGCCGCAATCTTTTTCCTGTTCATCTTCAATGTAGTTAGGGCAAAAATCAGTGCAGAAATAAACGTCAAAATTCTCAAGATGCCAGTCACTTCCATCCCATGTCTGTTCAACATCTTCAACCTCTTTCCTTAAATATAGTTCAGACATAATTCCATCATCGTGCTCCTGAATCCATTTCTTTGAAATGCTAAATACGGATACCAACTCGTCAACTTCAAACCCCCACATACCAGAATCCGTATTCTTAGTGCCATACTCTACCATATAATCAGCAATCTGACGTTCCATCATATTGTCATCCATGATATCTTCTCCTAAAATTCAACATTTATCAAAGTTATAAGTGACGGTCACAACCTTCTCTGCATCACCGATACGGCACCGATCTTCCTTTAATGCCTTTTCAAGACTACAACCAACACTGTATACAATACCGTTTTCAAACACATCGGAACCGATAAATCCGAATGCTTTATCAATCTCCTTCCATTCTCCGTGTTCTTCTCGATAAAGCATATAGCCGTAGTTCTCACCGGAAAGATAATCGCTATAAGTTTTCACCTCATCACGCATGATTCGTTCTGCTTCATTTTTGGTATTATCCGAACCATCCGTAATAGCGGTTACAATCCAACCAACATTGCTATCGTCCCACGAACCTCTGAACCGGGTATCACAATCCATAGACAAGCCAGAATGGTCATGCAGCCAAAGAGGAAGCCATGCAATATGCTTATCAAGAAGAATCTGACAATCACGAATAGACAATTCACCATGGACATAAATAACAATTTCGTTATACTTCAGACCAACATACATTGGATTTACAGAAACTTTTTCATCAAAAAGAGTTCCGATACCACAGATGGCGTATCGTTTTTCGTCACTATAATTTTCATCAACAATGGCACATGTATCTTCCAACTTCATGTTAAAAAGTGCATCTAAAACTTCTTCATCGGAGCAATACTCGTAAACAAGATTATTCCAAAAATCTTCTGCCGTACTCGCATCAATCTTATCACCAAGATGATAACGAGAATGAAAACAAGCCATCACGGAATCGTGGTCATCCCACCAACGAGGATTATTATCTGCTTCATCATCGTGCTGGATATGCAAACAATATAGATTGTCGCCGTAAGTCCATTTTATGATTTCATTATCATAGCAATACAGTTTTTCCATATCTAAAATCTCCCTTTTATAAGCATCCATTTGCCGTAATAATCAACAGCGGTTCAATATCATCCATTTCATAATTCCAAATTTCGAGCCAATCGTAAGGTTCTCCATTACAAGCTCGTAGTGTGTTGTTTTTTAGAACGGGTATCAATCCCATACCTGTTGCCTCAACATATTTCAGATCTTTATTTCTAAAGAGTTCGTCATAATAGCCGCCATCCTTTTCGTAAGCGAGAAGCACATACATTTTACTCACCTCTTATGCGCTTGCCTTTTCTTCAAAAGCGTACCAATCAGACCAAATCTTATCGACCTCTCCATTCTTAAAACCGTTCTTGTAATCGGTGAACTCAACATAATAGTTGCTTGTCCACTCATTCAGATAGTGTTCATAGATAGCTGCAACACCACGCTTTGTTTCGACAACAAAGCTATCGACCAAAACACCTTCAACATAAGCACCAGTGTGTTGTGCTTTATTCTGGTGCATCCAACGGCCAAGAGCACCCGCATTAAGATAAAAACGAGTCATAATTTATTCCACCTCCATAAGTCTATTAGCTAATTCTTCCAACATTTCTTTAATAGCATCAGCATCGTCAATAAGTTCTCTGACGCTAGAAGGACAACCTCTTTCCCCACGATGCCCCACCCACATCTCTGCGTGCTCATCAGCATCAAAATCACAGGCATACTCATAAACTGATTCAGGAAAATTTTCAACCTCCACACAAACGATTAAGTCCTCTCCTGCTGGAGAATAATTTTCAATTTCAACTCTGCCATCACCTGTATAGTCACATACGCGCCAATCCAGCGATTCCAAAACATCAATATATTTAGGGTGAATTTTCATAATTTATTCTCCTTTACTCTGCAATCATCATAGCAAGAACCGGTTCACCGGAATCTTTCAACTGAAGCTCCAGAATATCGCCATCATCCACGATTTCACACTTGCTTAGATAATCCTGAAGAAAGAACATCTGACATTCCTGCCAAAAGATTTCTTTCGGATCTTCATTCGCGTCTACGAACACATTCTTGTGATGGAAAGATTCATTCCAAACCCAGCCTTCACCATCAAAACAAGCGTGAACTTCCCTCAGATCCCACATAATCAGTCCTCCCCAAAAATATGACGCTTGTTAAGGTCATCACGGATAATATCCTCAATTTTATTTTTGGTATTATCATCAAGTTCTCCGTAAGGAGCATTATCAAGATAATAGAAGTAAATTTCATCTCCAAGATCCTTGTACATGACACTCACATAAAACCCAGCTGAAATTCCATTCAGTAAAGCATATCCAATACCGTATACTTCTGAATAATTGTTACCCATTAAATCCCACATAGTTAATCCTCCCAAAAGTTGAGTTTCTTTTTGATTGTCATCTCAATTTCGTTTTTATCACCGTCAGATAGAATCTTATTATCGTACTCGGAATAGCAAAACATAACGCTACGGCCATTATATTTATACATAACCATTGCTGTTTTTAATTGTTTGTCACGAAAAAAGGTTGCGCACCCAATTCCATATTTTTTAGAATATTCATTTTCAACTAAAACCCACATTTTATCACTCCTCTTGTTATTCTCTAAATGCGTTTATCTTCCATCTTTTCATATAATCAACTGCGTCAATTGCTTCTTTTTTAGTGGACACGTGACAACACTCGTCCCAGCATCCCATAGCCTCATTAAAATAAAGTAGTGTGTAACGAACATCGAATTCATTACGACGGAAATCATTTAAATGAAACTTGGCTCCATACTTTTCAAAGTCACGTTTTATCATTTTGTCACCTCAAAATCCCCTTAAGCATCTTTACCATACCTTCGTAATCTTTATCATCGGCACCCAGCATACGAACCGTCATATCAAAATCAACTGTCTGACAATCACTGAAATCGTATTGTTCAATATCGTTGCTACAAGTGTCAGGGTAATGTTCTTCGAGTCTGTTTTTTGTATCGCAGTCACAGAAGGTTCCAGAATAATAATCACTGGCCGACTCACCTGTTTTCATATACACACGGATACCATTTGTGACAATCACTTTAGCGAACCGCTTCATATCTTCTGGCGTAAAGGTCTTATCCATGACATCATACGAATAGACCATGTAACAAGTTTTGTCAGGCTCATAAATATCCTGTTCCTTATCTGCACCAAACGCTCTAGCGTATCCACCAGCCCATCCACCACAAAATACAAGAATTTCTTTTCTTGCTTCGATAGCTGCCATATATTCCTCTTCAGGAATCGCTACAATTTTTCCGTTAGGAAAAATAAAACCTTCAAATTCTCTCATTTTTATTAAACCTCCATATCCATTATTCTTAATGAATCGCTTACTCTTTCATCAAGTGTATCAAGCCACTTTTGATACGAACTCTCCATCAACCGATCAAATTCCGATTCTTCTTTTAATTCATCTTCAAGTATGGTATAGCCCTCTAATACTTCATCGTATCTTTCTCTCATATCAAACACTCCCAACATTCTTAAATCCATAAAGGCTATAACCTTTATATTTGAAATACCGCATCGCTTTGTTAATCTGAGAAGAGCTTGCTGTCGAATGGCTTTTTAGGTATGTATTCTTATATTCGCACAGCTTCTTATACTCGTCACTTTCACGATGGGCTTTCAGTTTCTCACAATGGTCGTGGCAACCAGGATAACGCTCCGGTGCCACGCAATAACGGCAAGGATCAGTCATTGTTATTTTCCTTTCTGCCATATGCGTTAAACATTTCTGTGATACGGTCAATCCATGCGTCATTTTCTGATTCATTGCAATCAAAATCATCCTGAAATCGTTCAGCTAACTCTTCCGAAAACTCAATAATTTCATTGTATGAATAGCCATATTTTTCTTCAATCCAGTCTGCATTAAGTTCGAGCTGATTATAAGCATCATCAATGCGATACTGACGTTCCTTGTAGCGGTATGCCGCCTCAATCTGTTCAGGTGTCATTTCCCAAGACTTCCCATTCCAACTGATCACAACAATCTTATTTTCGCTATTCATATTCCACACCCTCACTTGTTAGATTTGCACTGATATTTGCGTTCAATCATCTCTGCATCAGCGCAAGTCATACCGTAATACCAACGCACATCAACAACGGATTCAACCCAGTTTCCAGTCTTGCGGTTCTTTATGACACGAACCTCTTCAACATCTTTGTGAATCTGTGTGCCGGGCTTCGGGAGATAAGTCAAAACACTTTCTTCAGAATGTTCCAAATCGTAAGAGCCAACAAATGTGCAATCGCGTTTGATCAAATCAAAAATTTTCTTACGGTTCTGCTTAGACAGGTTTCTCATATTGCAAGCTCCTTTTCTCTTGTGAACTTAATCACCAGCGCATTCACGTTGGCTGCTTCCATCGTTGACTGCTTTGCATCCTCGTGATTGCCAGCTCTAAGGAATGAAACGCTCTGATCCATCAGCTTACGCCGATAGGAAGAAAGAGCTGCGAGAACGATATTCTTTTCAGTGTTGGTCATGTTCTTTTTCCTCCTGCTCACGTTCCTTGTGAAATTTTCGCACTTCTTCCCAAAAATCAAACGGATCAGAATTGTGATAAACTAGATCCATGTATTCTTTTCTACTGTTAAAATGGTTTATGTTAGTATCCATTTTTATCACCTCAATCTTCATCGCTCAGGTTCTGACAAAAACTCAAATAGAAATCAATATCGAAACATTCCACATCACCATCAGGGAACCACCCGTAGGTCACATCTGCAACTGCATTGTGCTTATAAAGAGCATCAATAATTTCATCACGGTATGCTGTGATCCAGTTTTTTGTTACATTGAATTTTCTAGTGATTTCATAAACATGAATAATCCAATTACCTTCTGTGGTGCTTCTTGTTCCACTTTCGACCATCCAGTCGGAAATGCTGTTAATCATCCAATCGTTAACCTGTTTTACAGTTTCGCTAGTATACATTTTCTATTACCTCAATCAAAACTGAACCACTTCATGTTTTGCCTTTTCCAGCATCTCTTTCTCTTGTTCTTCAAGACGCTCAACCTCGCACAAAACATCACGAATGCCAAAGATAATCAAATCACGATCTCGTTCACGTTCTGCTCTATGTACTGGATTGTTTTTACAAGATCCTTCGCACAAGTTATTTTCTCTTGCAATCAAATTATCAATCGCATACTTCAAAACACGCTTATCTTTTTCAGTCATATTTATCACCTCAATCATTGTAAAATATCTGTTTTAGCAGTTTTTGAAATCCAAATCTTTTACAAAATTCACAATAGGGTCTCGGAAAACAACGCTCTTAATACAAAGAGACTCCAAATTATACTGACCTTTACAATTTCCGTAAAAGATAAGTCCATGACCGATTTCATCAAACCATTTTTGAGCCTTATCAATAGAATAAAAGTGCTGCGCACCATCAACGGATTCAGTAAAAAATGTGTACCCACACTCACCAAATTGAACATACTCCCAACGATTAATAGTGTTTCCTTCGTAGTCGAATAAATGCTTTACGGCAATAACATATACAGTTTTCATATTTTCATCTCCTATAAAAGCATGATTTTAGATATCAAACTCATACTTTTCCCCTTGTTCCTCGAAAATTCTTGTTACCTCATTGAATAACATGAGCATTCCTCTTCGTTCTGCTTTAAGTTGTTTACGGTTATCAAAATGAATTTCTGCTGCTTCATTATGCCCAGCTCTTGTTTCTTTAAGAAATAATTTCATTTCCCGACTTGCCGCTTTGGCATTCTCTTTTGCAAGCTCGTCCATTTTTCTATAAATTCTTTCACAGGTATTCATATCTAACACTCCTTTTTATATTTTTATGCTTTTGCATTGGTAGCGGTTATGTCTGCCCTAGTACCGCTAATCACCTAGCATCTGCTGCTCACACTACCCAGATATGACTTCTTATGTAATTCTCAATGTCTGCCGGGTATCCATTGCGCTGGATGTACTGACACAGAACACGCTGCACATCACGGTTATCACCATAGTCCATTGCCAACGAGATATCTTCACCGTGAGTTCCAACACCTAGGCATTCATACTTTCTGACTTCAAGATAGAAGTCGTATGCACTGTAGTGTCTGCCATCCCGGCGATCGAGAATAGAATCAATAATCATTCTTCGTCCTCGCTTTCTATGTAACCTTCATCCACCAAAAACTGATGGAAATCCTCGCTCAAAAGCTGGTTGCCAAAGAAGTTTGTAAATGCTCTTGCGACATCCTCACCAGACATTTCAACCAGCGTGTCCCACATCTTTTCTTGCATATCAGTCATTTTCTTTCACTTCTTAGAAATCAATAGTTCCAAAACGTTCAGGCCCATAAATAGTTTCGTAATGATAACCACTGTTGTATGTATTACTTACTCTGCATCGTTTACTATCACGACGAATGACAGATACAGGCATTTTCACAAGTTGATTGAAAATTAAGTTTGCTGCTTCTTTACGGTCTGCATCACTGCAATTAGCATAAAGGAAACAATCGTAAAGCCATTCTTTCTCATCCTCTACTGAACAAGCATCCTTAGAATACTTCCCATCTTTAACAGGTGTTTTCATTGCGTAAAATGGGAAAAACGGATTGTCATCGGTAGAATAGCTGTAATACATTCCATCAAGCACAAAGCTAATATAGCTTGTGTGAGTTACTGTGATAGGTTCGTTGTTAATCGCCTTATACTTTTCCAGCTCTGCTGTAAATTTTGCGATGAGTTTATCAATCTCTTCCGTTTTATCAAGTGTATACAAGCGATCAAGCTTGTTTTGATAATCATGGATTGCAGCTGTAACACTACGATTGCTAATAATCGCATTGTATAACGGCTTAACCTTTCCGCCATTGTTTGCAACAATCTTTGCAAGTTCAGTCAAAATCAATGCGATGTTATAACTCCAGCTATCGGGGTACAGACGCTCGTTCTCTTTTGTAACTAACATAATCGACTCTCCTTTTCTTCCGTATCCTGTATTATATAGCTATACGGTAAAAATAAAAGTCCTATGACGGACTTGCCTTTTCTAGCTACATAATACAGGATACTACTAATTTTGTCAAGCACTAAAATGTAGATTTTATTAACGTCACATTTTAGTGCGTTGATACGTTGTTTCTTTGTAAGCATTTTGTGAACATCAATCGACATTCACTTCATCAGGCCGTGCCCACAGAACATCCTCGATGGTGTCATCGTAGATGGTTTCTGTTCCATTATTGTTCATAATCATGGTCACTTTTTGACCATGAGCCGGGACTTCTTCCATACTTGCGTAGGAATACAGCCATTCCTCGCCGTTTTCATCAACAACATGGACCGTCTTGATTCCATTACGGAATACATCGATTTCATCCACATGACCAGCCAGAACATAACGATTCTGCAATCGAGTTTTCACAGAATTTGTTGCATTTGCGGTCATGCAGTTTACCAGCATAGAAATGCTAGCAATAACAGTTGCAATGATATGAATAAGTCTCATTTTATGTAACTCCTTTCTTTTTAGGCAATACCAAACAGCTTCATTCCGGCAACGCCCATGTCTGCCGGATACAGGTTTACAACACGATTGTCGTAAAACTCTGCGATTAGGTTGCTGCCACCGCAGATATCATCATAAGCATCGTCCATGGATAGCCCAGAGAAATCTGCTGCGTTGTAGTCATCCTCATCCATACTAGGACACCCATACTGTGCCTCTTGGTAGAATGTTTTGGTAAATTCCACCCTATCATTGCCATTATAGGGGATTCTAACAGCAAACAGCTTTTTCAAGCCATTCTGACCAAAGACGGCAACAAAGATACCGCCTGCATTATTCTCGTAAACCTCAACAGTAGCACGCATTCTTGCATTCTCCTTTCTTATCAATGACCCCAACGGCACACAACCACGCCGTTGATCCAGATGGAAATGTTTGCACCCTGCCGATACCACTCGACAGCTTCCCGGTGAATGTTGGTGATAACACCGGTCTCATCGTTCATAAACCACTGACCTCTTTTCATATTGCGTTCTCCTTTACACTCTCATGCACTCGTCAAGATAGATTCGTTTGCCAAAACACTTGACGTATGCTCTGCCAGACGGTGCATAGATGATTTTCAGGTGATGGTAGTGAAAATATTTCTCATCATCGCACAGAACACCCGATTTACCATAAAGGTAATCATCAATGCCATACTGAATGTCACCATGAATCTGAAATCCACCGCACCGGCCATAACTGCTATCATAAGCGGTTACAGGATGGCTCTGACAGTATTCTCTTGCGGTCATATCAAACCCTCCTTAAAACATATCTTTTATTCTGACGGCATTCCAAAGACTTCAATGTAAGCCTTTTTGACTGCCGTTGTGATATGCGAATCATGTACATTATACTTATCGTACCACCCAGAAATCGTATCAGAAGTATACACATACATGAGTAAATCCCACGCAATCCGGGTCAACAGGTCATTGTACTCATTCTCTGCAATGACGCTCTTAACATATTTTTGCCAAGCGTCTGCGTTAGTCGTTTTCACATACTGAAAGCGATTAACGATATCAGGATAAACAGGATCAAGTTTCATTTTTGCCATCTTACATTTCTCCCTTCAAAATCAGCGTGAAAATCAAAACAAGGCTTGCACCCAGAACGATACCAAGGACAAACATTTCTTTTGCGGTGAAATAATCCATAACAAACATCCTTTCTTATTCAATCCAGCATTTTGCGGTGCTGACGTATTCAACACCGGCTTCTGCTAGGGCTTCCTGATAGATTGTAATCATATCCGTATCATTGAACATGATTGCAACATCCAATGCGCTTTCAATTGCTAAAATTGCCATAACGTCACACCTCCCTAACGGTTTCGACGATATAATCGTCATATTGATTTCCGAACGTAACGTATGCGTCCGGGCTGCACTTGGACAGAGCTTCAATCAATTCTGCTACGGTCATGCTGGTTGTCTTGTGCTCGATGATATCAAGCAGAGCATAACCGGCGTGATTCTCTCCGTTGATTCTGACAAATTTCATAATAAATCTCCTCTTTTATGTGATTTTCTGATGTGTTTTCATTGTACTCATCATTGAATATTCTGAATATTATTTGCATAAATATTCATTTTATGGTATAAAAATAACGCCTTGCATGATTTTGCAAGACGTTTCGTTGCGTGGGTTATAGGGCTAGTCTACAATCTTAGGTTTTCCATTCTCATCAATGATGAGATTTCCATAAGTGTACGCTTCTGCACAGGCTTTCAGAATCGCGTTTTTGTTTGTTCCGTTCAGCTCTGCCTTAGCGGTAAAAGCATCAAAGAAATCAGCATCAACTTTCAAGCCAATCAGTTTTGCCTTATCTTTGCTCTGCTGATACTCTTTTTTATAATCACGATTTGCCATAATTGCACCGCCTTTTCTTGATGGTACAATTATATCATTCTGACGAATTACTGTCAAACTCAAAGTTATCACCTTACTTTCTTGCCGGATTTCACAGGGAATACGTCATTCAAAGGGCGCATATCTCTGTTATCGAAATTACGGGCACAGCATCCAGTGCCGTCCATGTAGTACGACATTCTTTCATCCATGCGGAAGCTATGATTATTCATCAAGACTTCTCTGCCGTAGATCCAACCGGAAACTGTGACGTATTCACTAGAGCCAAACACGACACGCTGAGAACGCTTTTTCTGAATTGTTTTACCTACTTCATTGTAGCGATCGTCAAGACGTTTTTTGCTCTTATGATAGCGCAAAGAACCATCTGCATTAGCTTGTGATGCTCTGAAAAAAGCCGTTTCACTCTGCTGCTGTTTGACCTTTTCCATTGCAAGACGCTTTTCTTTCTTGCTCTGCTGATAGGCATTCCAGTCATAAAGGGAAACACTTCTTGCCTTGTATGCTTCTTTGAGGAAGTCAACAATCTTGCAAGGATGGATAGAAGTCCATCCCATAGACGTTTTGACGTACATAGGCATAAAGCCTGTTTCCATTGCGATAAACGGACGACTGACAAACACAACGCCGTCAAATGTGCCGTAAAGATCAAGCTCTTTGACTTCTGTGCCGTTGTAGATGATAGAGTGTCCAGAAGTGTTCTGACGCACTTCTCCCATCGTATTTTGATAGGATTTCAAGATATTTCACCTCTTTTATGGTATCTTGTGACGGCGTTTTGCCGTTGGTAGAGGTTACTTCTTCCCCTGTACCTCTAGTCGTCAGGCGTATTATGTATTGCATTCTGGTATGTTTAGGCTAACTTTTTGGGTTTGACTTTAAGAGTTCTTTTCATCCTCTGCTTTTGCCTGCTCAAAGGTTTTCTGAGCATCGGCCAACTTGATAGTCCATGTGTTGATAGTGTTCTTGATGGTGTCAAGGACGCTCTTTTTTGCGTCAAATTCTTTCTGTGCCTTGTCGAGATTATTTTCGTGGGTTTTCTTAGTAGACGCTTTGATGGTATTGTCGCTCTTGTCTTTGACAATCTGCTCTTTTGCCTTGTCAAGTTCAGACAGTGCCTTATCATACTCTGCCTGTGCTTTATCAAGCTGTGCCGTTGCCTTGTTGATACGGGAGTTGCAACGCTTGCAAGCAAGGTTATAGTCCCGTTCATAGTCTTTCAGGAAAACGCTGTGTGCTGCTACGCTCAAAAGCATAGGTTCAAGAGCCTTGACAAAACGATTGATCGGAAGGTTTGCCGGTGAAACGTCACCATCCATATTGGTAGTAAGGTAAGTTTTTGCCATTGCAAGGACTTCTGCGTCAAAAGACGGATATTCTTGCATAGAAAAAGTTTCACCAAAAACGATGTTTGCAAGATCAGACAGGCAAGAATGGAAGTCGGTAGTGTAAACTTTGATAATGCTTTCATCCTCTTTGTTGGTAGTGCTTGCGTTGACGTGGCAAGCGGAATTATAAACGTACTTGATTGCGTTGCCGTATGCCGTATACTCTTTTTCGTCCATCAACAGATAAGACGGCACTTTATCGGCCTTAGGGTATGCCTTGAGCGTATTAACACCGCCCTTGTTGGTAAAGCTAACAAGAGCTTTGCCATTGCTTGCATAGCCCCTTGCGGTAGAAGTCTTGTTGTTAGAGCTACGGATGGACAGACAGACGTTAGACAGGTTAAACATAGTATTATCTCCTTTTTTATGCTATAATGTGTGTGATCGTACTTGCGACAAACTACTGTCTGTCGTTGTGGTACAGTACGCTTTTAATACAAGGTGCATACTGTTGACCATCCTTGCTGATCCTCTTGGGTATAGTCTACCTATGGACCAGTGAAAGACTTGCGTCTAAAACATCTTGTTTGCCAATATGCGCTTTTCTTGCTTTTGGTTGTGCGTTTCCGCCCCTACCGCAAAGATAGTGTTATCAAAATTCAAGGTACGATTTTTTTGTGACTTGTCGCACCAAACCGACAAAACAAGTAAATGTTTGCCGATACGGTAAACTTCTAATCTTGACTTTTGTTGCATGATTTTTCTTGTAATTAAACAAGAGTTAAACCAAACAGGCTAAAATCAGAAGTCTTGACTTGTCAATGTGCTATTGGATTTTGGGTTTTGCTTTTGGGCTTTTGCCCTTGAGCTTGACTGTATTGTATCACGGTTTAACCGTTTTGTCAAGCCCTATTTTTTGAACCGCTCAAACGGTAAAACGTCAAAAAGTGGAAACTGGAATTTTCCGGTTTTCCAGAACCATCATGTTTTCCGCTTTCCGGTGTTGCCCTTGAGCATGGCACTATTATAGCCGGTTAAACCGGAAAAGTCAAGCGGTTTAACCGTAAAATGTTGCACACGCAACAAATGGATTTTTGCTTTATATTATAATTACCTTATAAGGGAAAATGGAATGCTTTAGCGTGGTAAAGTGATAAAGCAAAGTGCCTGATCAGGCCAATGGAATATTTTAGTATGGTAAAGTACTAAATTGTTAAAGTATTTCAAATTTGAATAATCGAACAATTCATAGCAAATTACTAGGAATTAAATCAGATATCATAGCAAAGTGCTAGGAATTGCAACTTGTTGATATCATAGTAAAATACTAGGGATTGAATCTACACCAAAAATTCCTAGTAAAGTGCTAGGAATGAGTGTCGGAAAATGAGCATTTCCGGCACTGGATGGAATGGGGCATACTTTCCATTTTTTGGACGTTCCCAGCAGCAGACCGAGCCCCCAGTACATCTTTCTTATTCATAATTACCAATTATCAATTTGTTATATTCCATATAACTATACAATTTGCACAACCATCTCCACAAAAATTACCTTCTTTCCAATTCCTATCAAACCTTCCTAATCTCCATCTTATCCTATCCCGGCACTCCATCACACTCTCTACCTTTCCCTTACCCGGGGTATACTTTCCCCTGACAAAAATATCCAAAAAACACACCATATACCCTCTCCTACATATACCCATAAATCACTCATTTTTCCACCCAAAATACCTAAAAATTGCTTAAAATCGCTATTTTTCAATCGGTAGCCCATTCGGTAACTAGCTAAAATTTAACGTATTTTCGTTATATTTTGGCTAGTTTTTCTTTTTATTTGTACCTTTTTACCCCTTATTTTGTTCCTTTTTGAGTCAATAAAAGCTGAAAAAGCTAGGTTTCATGCGGATTTTCCCGATGTGTATCATAAATGTACCGAAAATGACCATTCTTCGGAGCATAAAATGCCTATTTGTACCCATCTGTGCTCCACTATCTCCATAAATGGACTGATCTAGCATTTAAGTGACACTCTCAGAGACTCCAAGCCTACAAGGAGCATGATTGTAGCCTCTGGCAGCTTATACGGAACATACAGAGCATCTGGATGTCCTTTACGGAGAACAATACCTCCCAGAAACATACCTTATTATAATAGGCTTCAGGAATATTCGTATCCTGTATTAGATAGCTATTGAATTTTTTGCAATCTCATGGTATAATGAGTGTAGATAGCTATACAATACAGGATACGGAAAAGGGGTTAGTAATGGAATGACTGTGGTGAATGTTTATAGTAGTCCTCCCGGACGAGGCCGCAAGCGGTCCCTGCCTCTGGCAGGAAAATGTTATCGATGGTCAGCTACGGTCGCAAGCGACCTATCGCAGACATCGCTAACATTTTTGAAGAAATTGAAATCTTGAAAGTATTCGTACTCGTACTGACAACTATGTATCTTCATACCTTATATATATACAGACTCGTCAGTACGAATATATTACAAAATAGTTACAAAATCATATAAGTAGGAGGTTCTATGGAGCAAAAAAAATATGGGGTCTCATCGGTAGTGGTCAGTAAATTAAAAGAAGGTCAGGTATTTTCAAATTTTTTAGAGCTATCTAAATATCTTGATATCTTTAACAAGAACGGAAAACCACTTGAAGGTAATAGTCGGAAACATTTCTTGGACGAACTCAATCGGTTTGTTGAACTTCAGAAGAACGGAAAGAGCTTTGTTGTCATTAAGGTACGACCAAAGGATGAGATACTTCCACCATTGCAAACTAGAAACAAAGGAAAGTTCTCCTTGCGTCTGCAGAATCAGATTGCTTATCACCTACTTAGAGAATGTGACGGAAGTAGTTGGATGGAATTCTTTTGGACCCCTGCCGCAATATTACGAGCTTGTGGAATGACCAATAAGAATTTTTATCAATATCCAGAAGACCTATATGGTGAGGATACCTTCTGGGCTGAGATAGTTGGTACGCCATTAGAAAGTATTGCTCGTGAGCAAATGGATGAGTTTAGAGAGAATTTAGCAGCGGATGCTGAGACGTTTCAGCATTGTACGAAATCTACAATGGTTGGATACATTGAGTCTGCACTTAAATCCATGGCGAAAAACAAGGAAATATTTTTTGAAGACTGTCCTGCTGTGTTTATAAACCATAACCCAGAAGAGTATCACATTCCTTCTGAAGACCAAAAGGCAATTTATATGAAGATGTATACGAATGTGCTTCATGAGTTTTACACGTCATCTGAGCGAGTATGCCAGAGTGAGCAAGACGTATTTTTAACCGGACGACTTCATGAGTTCTATGAAGAGCTAGATAATAAATTCAAGGAAATTTTTACATATGACCTAGCACGACCAATGTACCATATTACGATTGAGCCAAACTCGTTGAAGCGATCTGCTGCACGGACAGAATATAAATTGCAACAGCAAAGCTTTCATGAGATGAACGATGCGATGTGTGAGAATATTCCAACACTTTCTGCCGTCAGAAGAGGTAGAGCGGTATTGGAAGAGAATCCAGAATATTATAATGATGCTTCTCAACCACCGTTTCGCTTTGTGCATAGACAGTTGAGCGATGAGGTTCTTCAGCTCTTTATAGATGGAATGATTCGTGTTCCTGCGAATTCTGGAATTCCTCGTGCTGGATTTAAATGGTATGGCTCTTATAAAAGATAAGGAGACTTTATGAATAAAATTTATAATATAACACAAGATATGGCTGATAAATTATATGAAGGCCAGGTTTTTAAAAATTTCCGTGCATTGTCTGAATATTTAAATATTTTGGATAGGAACGGATGTGCGGTATGCGGTAGTAGCAAAAGACAGATCATGGCCGAATTAAACAGATATGTTGTACTAGAAAAAGAAAAAGGAAGCTTTTGCTACACTGTAAAAAAGATTCGTCAAAAGACTGAAATTTTATCTCCTAGATCAAAGGGTGGAAATAATAAATACGGTTCAAACATCAAAGAAATCATTCGGTATCAATTATCTAAAATTTCACCAGAAGTAGAAAATGGTAATATTGATGTATTTTGGACGTTGGATAATATAGCAAAAGCTTGCGGAATGATAAATGAAGATTTCGACAAGCCTTACACTCAAGTCTATGGTGATGAAGCAAGAGTTACGGATATTATTAACTTTAAAAGAAAGGTACGCAGTTCACTTAAAGAATACATTTATTATGCATTGGAAGAAATGAAGAAAAATAAAGAGTTCATCTCTTGCAATTATACTCCTGTTTTTATTAGTAAAGAGTTAGGTTGCGATAAGCTTCATGTTCCTACAGAAGTAGAGCTACGAGACTATAATAATTTGTTCAGCAAGGTTGTCCATAGCTTTAAAAAATCTTCAGGTGAAGAATGTGAGAACGAGCAAGACATTTTCTTGAGTGGGAAATCATCGTATTTTTATAACGAATTACAAAATAAATTTACAGATATATTTCCGTATGATTCAGTTTATTCTATGTATCATATTATAATTGATACAACTTCTATTAAACGTATGCGGAATAATACAAATGAGAAAATCTGTTTAGAGTGTGTTCACCGTTTAAATGACGCCATTTGCGAGAACATTCCGAAACTAGCAAATATAAAGCGCGGAAGAAAAGTACGAGAAGAATACATCGTATACACTCAAAATGGTGCGGAGACGTGTAGTGATTATGTTGAGAAATCTTTAAGTAAAACTGTTATTGAAAAATTAGTGTATGCATTGATTTACATTCCAAATGAACAAAAAATTCCATGTGAAAATTATATTTATAATGAGGTAGCCGCAAATGAATATTGATAACTCCTACTGGATTGATTTAAAGGTAACCTACGAATTCTATCAAGCTGCTGGACGCTTGCCAGAGTTCCACAAGAAACATGTTTGTACGAAATGCAGGTACGAGATTCCGTGTTTTACGACTTGTGATGAGGTGCGATGCAAATGTCGAGAATTTAAGCCTAAGACTGTGCGGAAGACTGATAAGTATTTACATATCAATGATTTCATGAACGATGTGGCTGCATTTGATGCTGCTAGAAATATTTAAGGAGAATTGCACAAATGGATGAGAAAGATATTTTTGGTTATGATGCAAGTGAGAATGTATCTATATCAAAAATTGCTGAGTGCTACAGTGGCTTGAGTGCTAGAAAGTTAAACAACTTTTTGGGAAAATGTGGCGTAATATATCGAGACAAGGAAACTAAATCATGGATTGTTACTGATAAGTATAAGGATGTCGGATATGCCGTCTCGGAAATTACTGTATTTAAGGACGTAGTGGAAGGTCATACATATCTTCTCTGGACAGGCAAAGGACGCGAATTTATTTATCAGTTAATAAAGGATGAATATGGACTTCTTCCAAATAGCAAGAATGGTAATAATACAGGCTCTGATGTGAAAATCGCTAGTAACGATACTGCAATTGTTGAGGATTCTGACGGGTGTATCTCAATCTTAGATTTTGTACATATTCTGAGCAAAAATGGGATTCTTGTTTGTGGTCGCATCCCACATCAAAATAATGTATTTGAGACCCTAAGAGAAAAAGGATTTCTTAATAAGACAAGAGGGTTATATTGGAATACTCCGTATCGAGACTTTGATTGTTTTGGATATTTTAAGGTTGTTAAAAAGAGAACTCCAAAAGGTAAGTTTAGGTATGTTACACGACTTACACCAAAGGGACAGGCGTTCTTTTTGAGATATTTTAAGAAGCTGATGGACGAGAAAGATTCCGTCTATGGCAAGTGGGGACGAGAAGAATAAGAGTCTATGTAACTCTTATTTGAAATATAAATACATATTAAAAGGGAGAATATTTATGAACGAAAAGACCTTGCAGATGTTTGATAATCCTGAATTTGGAACGATTCGGACGGTTGACATTGGAGGAGATGCGTGGTTAGTTGGCAAGGATGTAGCAGTAGCCCTTGGATTTTCAAATCCTAGAGATGCTTTACAAAATCATGTTGACCCGCTTGATAAAATGCAAGATGATGGGGTAGCCATCCGCGACTCCATCGGTAGAGTTCAGCACCCAGTTATTATTAACGAGAGCGGCCTTTACAGTCTTGTTTTTAGTAGTAAATTAGAAACTGCTCAGAAATTCAAGAGATGGGTTACATCAGAAGTCCTTCCATCTATTCGCAAAACTGGCGGTTATATTATTGGTCAAGAGCAAATGACTGATGACGAGCTTCTGTCCGCCGCACTGCTTGTGGCGCAAAATAAAATTGAAGAGCGAGATAAGCGCATTGCCGCCCTTTCTAGTAAAAATAAACAGCTAAAGGAAACGAACGAGTATCTAACTCCTCGCTCCGACTACTGTGATGCGGTTTTGCAGTCTACCAGCACATATACAGTTACTGATATTGCAAAGGAATATGGCTGGACTGCAGCACGTATGAATACGAAACTTCACGATATTGGTCTCCAGTATTTTTGCAAGTCAAAGCGTGGTGATAAGCTGATCACCCACTGGTATCTTTACAGCAAGTTTGACGGAGAGGGTTTTGTTGAATACGAGACTACTCCTTACTTTGATAAGGAAACCTGCAAAAAGAAATCTAGTAAGCACATGCGTTGGACTGAACGTGGTAAGGCGTATATTTACGAGCGTTTGAAAAAAGAGGGCATTCTTCCACGTTCTGAAGCAAGCCGTAAGGTAAAGGAGGGCTAAGAGATGCGTGTACAGATTGGTAAATACATTATTAAAAACTGCAACGAGCGGAATCTCGTTATTATTGAGCAGCGGCCAGCTGGCAAGAATCCAAAGACTGGTGAGATGTGCACCGGCGTAAAGGAGGTTACGGTCGGCTATTACCCGAACCTTGAATGGGCTTTACATAAGATTAAGGATTTGAATATTTCCGAAAGTGATGCTGATACAGTGAACGTTTTACTAGCAGAGCTTGAACAGATTGATGAGACGATTCGCCGGGTGGCTGAGGAGGTCAAGTGATGGATAAGTTTGTAAATGCAACACGATTGATTGGAGTCCTCGATAGTGCCATCGCTCGTCCTAGGGCTAGAGGTAATGCAAAGTCTATTGAAGATATGTGGTGCGATATGGCAATGCAATACACAAAGCGCATTCTTGAAGAAGAGATATCTGCTGGCGGTGAGTTCCGTAGAGTGGTTCATGCTCACTGGATTGAACATGAGGCGGATTTTGGAGAATCACTGTATTGTGAGTGTTCCAGTTGTCATAACTCTACTGGAATCGACTGTACACTATTCTGCGGTGCCTGCGGTGCTATTATGGACGAGCAGACGATTAAGGTTAAAGATTATTGAGGTTGATGGATGATGCGTACTTACGAGGATGTTGATGCAGAAATCAAGCAGCTTGTGCGTGATATGAATAGTTCAAGTTTGACACGCAGCGAGTACGAAGCTGCTGATGATATGCTGGATGAGCTCTATCAGGAGCGTGAACGACTTTGGCTCAAGGCTATGGAAGATGGCGAGAACTGCTATCTGTAAAAGCCTAATTTTATATTTTTTCTTCACAGCTATACAATACAGGATACGTTTTAGGGGAATACGGAGGTGACTGCCGAATGGCAAAGCAGCAAACTTGCCAGAAGTTTGTTTTTAAGATCCATACGAAGCGTCTAGTTGAAGCAAAATGGGATTTAACTCTACCATTAGATGAAGCCAGACGAAACCACGAAATTATCTCACTGGCTGATAGCACTGTTCTACGATGGATTGATGAGTTGAATGGTGTTACGGATGCAGAGGCTAAGGCACGGAGCATCAAGCGTAGAATTAAGATGTTGCGGAATGAGCCATCTTGCTTAGAGAACCGCCGGGAGATTCGTAGATTATACACTGAGCTGGACGCAGTTCAGTTCAAGCCGGATTATATGTGTTTGGTAGTTGATAAGAAGAATGATTACCGCCGGGCATGTTCTCCAAATGGGTTTAAAATTAATGGAATCACGTATCGTCGTCTGGTTGGAACCACTGGTGGCGTTAAGAATAGTACGATTGTGTTTGTGAGTGACCGTCTTGTTGACGAGATCCGCAAGCGAATCGATAATGGCCGTAACAAGGGTATGGAATTTGTGCCTGCAAAGTTAGAGGCTTATAGAGCCCTTGCTTGCTCTGCTTCTATTCCGGTCACTGACCCTGATGGTGTACTTGTTATAGATGATTGCTACACGCGCTTTAAAGACCATATTGTTGTTCTGGACGATGGAGTGTCTGGAGAACCTACGATAGTTGAAGATAAGGAACACGATTGCGAGCTGTGTGCGAATGATGGGTTTGGACTTATTAGTTATGATCTTGCACAACAGTGGAGTGAGGATTTGAAGTTGCCATCTACTGCGTCTGGTTTCTGTGTGCGGAATGCGTTCTGTAAAGGCATGTTATTTCCCTTCCCTTTCCGTGAATTCGCTAAAAAGGTAGCGAAACAGAATATGTTAAAGGACGCATGGGGAGATTATCGCGACATCAATAGAATTCAGGTCGTTCTTAGCACCTCTATGCTAAAGCTCTGGGATAGTTACCATAGTTGTGAGGACTATCTTGAAAACTGTAGAGAGAACCACTATCACTTCTCTGTAACCAAGACTTGTGAGTTGGAGCTTGATGAAGAGCGCAATCTGAATTATCAGTTTATCCAAAGTTATCAGCTTACGAACGATGAGATTCATGAACTTGTGAAACCAACCTTAGACGAGATCAAGGGCGTTATGGGCGGTGATTGGCGTGATGCGTTGCTGTATTTGCGTGGTAGTGGAATGCGTGATGACCCGAATTACATAAACAGTCTGGAAAACGACTATATTAAGGCTCTTATGATTGAGCCGGAAATGATTAACGACCCTTATGTGCAGAATCGGATTCGATACTTTATTAAAAAGCGAATCTCTCAGGCAAAAACGGGTGTTGTAAAGGTACGAGGGAATTTTCAAGTTGCGAGTGGCGATCCATATGCGCTTTGCCAGTCTATGTTTCGGATGGAGGTAACCGGACTATTGAAGGCCGGTGAGGTTTACAGTCGTTTTTGGAATGATAGAGACGTCAAGAGGGTTGCTTGTTTTAGAGCTCCTATGAGTCAGATGGCAAATATTCGGTGCATGAATTTGAATGTATCTGATGATTGCCAATACTGGTATCGCTATATGAAGTCCGTGTTTATCACCAATGCGTGGGATAATATGTGTGCAGCACTTAACGGTGAAGATTTCGATGCCGACCTTACATTTTCTACAGACAATAGAGTTCTCATTGATAAATGGGTAAATGAGCCTGTCGTTCTTTGTGTCCAGCGCAAATGCGAGAAAAAAATTCCGACCGAAAAGGATTTTATTGAATCTAATATCAGCGGATTTGGAGATAATATTGGACGTACAACAAACCGAATTACAACGATGTTTGATGTGCGAAGTAAATTTGAGCAAGGTAGTAAAGAATACGATGAACTTACGTATCGCATTATCTGCGGACAGCTTTATCAACAGAATGCGATCGACAAAATAAAGGGCGTAGCTACGACAGATATGCCACAATACTGGTATGACAATAAAGCTTGCGTCGTTAAAGACAATGATAATCCTGATACTATCGAGGATAAGAAGTTCTGGAGTAGTATTTGCGCATGGCGTAAGCCGTACTTTATGAGCTACATCTACCCTGCCCAGATGCGTGATTACAAGCAGTATGTGGCCGCAGCTCGCAAGCGCATCAAGTGGGATGGGTTTGCCGGCCTGGATGAGATTATGCAAAAGACCGTCAAGGACGATGTGGATGAAATGGTTATCCAGTATTACCTTTATCGGATGCCGGTCGGAATCAATTCTTGTACCATGAACCGCTTGTGCTGGACTGTTGAGGACGAGCTGGAAGATTTTGAAGAAGGACTCAAGATAAAGCGCAAGTTTGATTACGACTCGCTCAAGTCTGGCGTTGAGTACACCAATTCTCAATACTATGGTATCCGCTCTATTTTTAAGGATTACTTGAGGTTTGCTCGTGGTAACGCAATCCATTCTGGCAACGGAAATAATAATAAAGAAACCGGTGCAGACCGCAAGGAGCGCATTGCGCTGTATCAGGAAAGTATGTTCCGCAATCTTCATGACAAGTGCTCTAATGACGATGTGCTTTGCGACATCATGCTTGATCTTTGTAAGAAGAATGCATCCAGTATTGCAATAGTCTGGGAACTATTCCACGATACTTTGATTAAACGCTTATTGAAACGCAATAACGGTATGGTGCATTCTCTTGTGCAGGATGAGAATGGCGATATTGAATATGATGGTAAGCGTTTCAAGGATGTGTTGGTTGACATGAATAGCAAGGAGGATGCGGATGATTGTATTGAATGAAGTTCTTTACGCTGAAGAGTGGCTAGAGAAGGATGTGCCTTGGAAGAAGGCGGGGCATGTTTTGCATTATGTAGCGAAGTACTATTTCTATAAGGGATACTCAAAGGATGACGTAAGAGAAAAGCTTAACGAGTATATGCTGCGTCATTTTGAAGGGTACAACAAGGTTCTGGATAGAGAATTGATTGATAAAGCGATTGCTTCTGCTAAAGGTCGTCCTATTGTGGAACTTGATGGTGTGTGCATTACGAAGGCTGAGGTAGAGAAGATTCAAGCACTTGAAGGCAAGCAGATGCAACGCCTGATGCTTACGATGCTGTGTCTGGCAAAATACCATATTGCTGTTAATGAAAAATGCAACTACTGGATTACGGAAGATACGGCTGATATTTTCAGGATGGCAAACGTATCTGTAAATGAGAAAAAACAGAACGAGATGATCTGTGAGTTACATAATCTTGGCTTTATTGGGTTCGCCAGCTTGAAAAAGATTGACAACTTGAATATCCATGTTTTGATTGCGGAGCCGGATTCTCCTCATGAGATTTTCGTGGACGATTTTGAGAATGCTGGTATTCTCTGGAGTCAGTATTGTGGGAAAGAATATATCAAGTGTGATTGTTGCGGAAAGATGGTTGCTCGCACCGGACGCAGACAAAAATACTGTCGTAAGTGCGCTAAAAATGTAAATATTGAGAAAACCGCACAAAATAGAAAAATGTTTGATTTATGAAATGTAAAAAAGTGCAATATTTTAACGTATATACGTTATAATTTTACATATATAGAGTAAAACACAGTGCGGAAAGTTATGGTAGGGAGAGAGCGAGGACGCTTGTTTTCTTCCTACCTATTTTATTTTGAAAGGGTGTTTTACCTAATGATTGAAATCACTAAGTCCGAAGCGAAGGCTGTGCGAAAGGTCTTCCCTCATGCTTGCATTGCAAAGACCCGTCACAAGCGGTATCTGGAAGAGTCTGCTCGATATCTTGAGTTGCTTCCTTTTAATATTGCCGCTGTCGAGATGCTGAAGCAGATGCAGCGTAACGCACGTTACTAATCTTTGAAAGAACGAGGTATAGACTATTGGACTTTGAAATTCAACTGCCAGAAGAGATCACTAACCTGATGAATGGTGGCGGTCTCCCCTCTCCTGAGACGATGAACTTCTACGTTGATGAGAAGGACCGCATCTTCTTCATTGACTTTGAGATTGACCAGTCTTTGATTGAAATTGAGCGCAAGATTCTGCAGTACAACCGTATTGATAAGAATACTCCTGTTGAGCAGCGTAAGCCTATTAAGCTGTTTATTTACAGCTATGGTGGCGAGCTGGACGCAATGTTTAGCTTTATTGATGTTGTTGCACTGAGTAAGACTCCTGTTTGGACGATCAACGCAGGTATCGCAATGAGTGCTGCTCTTGTGATGCTGTTGTCTGGTCAGAAGCGCTTTGCTCTGCCTCACTCTACCGCGCTGATTCACAGTGGCTCTGGCGGCACTCAGGGTACTTTCGAGCAGTCTAAGATGGCTATGGACTATTACGAGAAGCAGGTCGTGAAGATGCGTGAGTATATTATGGCTCACTCTACTATTGATAAGAAGACCATGACCAAGAATAAGGCTAAAGATTGGTATCTGGATGCTACTGAACAGGTCAACTTTGGTATCGTAGATAAGATTTGCGATGATGTGGATGAGTTCAATTAAGGGAGAGTTGTAATATATGGCTAAGAGAAAGATTCCCACTGAGATTCCTATGGAGAAGATTACTGATCCTGATCAGTATGGTTTTTACGGCATTTCTTTGGACCCTGAACAGCGTGTGTTTCGTGATGCAATTTGGAATCCAAACATTGATGTTGTGATCTGCAACGCTGCAGCTGGTTCTGGCAAGACGCTTATTGCGACTGCGACTGCAAATCTGCTTGTTCAGGCTGGCTATTTTGATAAACTGACTTACGTCGTGTCTAGTTATGGTGAAAAGCGTCAAGGCTATCTTCCTGGATCTATTACGGAAAAATCGGAAGTTTTCTTTGAACCTTTTTATCAGGCTCTGATTAAATGCAACGTTGACCCTAACAAGGTTATCAACGACGAGTCTATGGTGAATCAGAAGAATGGCACTGGTTATATTTCTTGTCTAACTCATACTTTCCTTCGTGGCACAAACCTGAGTGGTATTATTTTGTTGGACGAGAGCCAGAACTATACTCCTAAAGAATTACAGAAGACTATTTCTCGTTGCGATGGTAGTGATGGCGAAAAGGTAAAGTTGATTATTATTGGTCATGATTTACAGTGTGATCTTGATAAACCTTCTGACTCTGGCTTTATGCGTTGTCTCCAGCATTTTGCGAAGCATGACCGCGTAGCCGTATGTCAGTTGACTACGAACCACCGTGGATGGATTAGCCAGTGGGCCGATGAAATGCCTGTGGATTAAATTTTGAAATAAAATATAAGGGAGAATAAAATTATGGTTGCTAAGAAGAGTGTTGTTTTTAAGAACGCTATTATTGATACTGCCGAGGGCACTATCACCGAGATTACCAAGGACGGCGAGAACGTCTTTAATCTGAAGGAAGCTCTGGCAAAGTGGGATGGTATCGAGGGTGTCACCATCAATATTTCTACTTCTGATGAGCTGCTGGGCGACCCGGCTTGATGCCAATGGGTTGCTATAATAAACGGCCAGAAGAAACGAGCGATGACTTCTTTGTAAGAATCGGGAATGCTGTTCTGGCTAGAGAATTGACTTGGGATGGCGCAGCCAAGGTGCTCAATGGTGAATTGGGTAAGAATTTTGGTGAGTGTGCATACCGCAAGCGTTTTAAGGCATTCCGTGCGGGTATGCAGTATCAGGAGTCCTTATCTAATAGAGATGTGGGAACCTGCATTCTGTCTATTTCCGACCTACATATTCCATTCCAGAAGCCTATTGAGACTTTTAGTGAGTACGCTGGTAAGATTGATATTCTTCAGGTAAACGGAGATTTGGTAGACGAAACCAGTCTGTCGAAGTTTGTATGTACATACAAGGTTTCTCCTATGGATGAGTTGATTGAAGCAAGACAATACATGATGGATTTGATTGAGTTGATTAAGCCCAAGAAAGTTCTTGTGAACTACGGTAACCACGAACTTCGCATGGAGCGGTATCTTGCCAAGAATCTCGATAACGAGCTTCAGGAGCTTATGCCAGAGACAGTATTTGACCTTCTGTTCACTGACGGGTTCACTCATTATGATAGAAAGTCTCGTGCGAAGGTAAAATATCAGCCGCTATGCGACGTGTTCGAGGATATTGATATCGAATATTCTGGAACTTGGTTTTCACAGTACAAAGATATTATCTTTTGCCATCCAAGAACATTCTCCAGTAGTCCTTTAAAGACTGCTGAGAAGGCCATGTACTGGTTTAGGAATGAGGGTTACACGTTCAAGTGTATCGCTATGGCTCACACCCACCGTATTGGTTCATACAAGATTGGTAACACCATGATTTATGAGCAGGGCTGTTGTTGTGATACTAAGCAAATGCGGTACACGGATGGAAATCTAACTAATTCCCAGAAGGAAGGCTTTATGCTTCTCTATCTGGACAGAGATGGACATTTCTTGGATGGTAAATCCAAGCTTGTCTATTTGAATTGAGGTAAAAATGAATACGGAACTTTATTGTTGTTATTCTCTTCCTCTTAGAAATTTTCTATATAATGGTGGACTTAGATATAAGCTCGCCGCGTTAAACCCAAATAGCAAGAAGTTGTTCTGGGTATACGTAAAGGATGAAAAATTAAATACTTTGTTGAACGAGTGGGCGTCACGAAAGTGATACCCACTTTTATTTATGTTGAAATACTGGAGGTATATTTTATGTCTAAACCGTCAAGAAAAAAGTTATGTGGAATTTATTGTATTGAAAATCTTGCAAACGGAAAGAGATATATTGGACAAAGTAAAAACATTGAAAGACGAATAAACAACCATAAAAATCTTTTACGCAAAAACGAACATCATAATGAGTATTTACAACGAGCGTGGAACAAATATGGTGAAGACTGTTTTCAGTTCTATATTATTTGTTCTTGTAGTGAATCAGTTATTGATAACTTCGAAAGGTTCTATATATCTTTATATAATACTACCAATGACAATTTTGGATACAATTTAGAGTCTGGTGGAAATATCGGAAAGAAACATTCACCAAAAACTATTGAAAAATTGATAAAGATACATAAATCCGAAAGAGTACAGATTTATTGCATTGAGCTTGATAAAATTTACGATGGATTCGTTGAAATAGAAAAAGAATATAATGTTGCAGCACCAGCAATAAGAAGATGTTGTGATGAAAAATGTGGAACCAGTTGTGGTTACCATTGGCTTTATTTGTCTGATAAAACAAAAGAGAATATAAAATATGCATTGAGTTACAAAAATCAATGTAAAAAAGAAGTATATTGTTTTGAGCTTGATAAAAAATTCGAGAGTGAAACTGAAGCTGAAATGGAAACAGGAGCTTCGCATATTGGGTGTTGTTGTAAAAAAGAACGAAGTTCTTCTGGTAGGCACCCAAAAACAAATGTACCGTTACATTGGTGCTTTGCAGATGAGATTGATACATACGAAATTCGCAAAAAAGTTCGTAAAAAAATAATTCCACAAATGCGAAAAGAGATCATATGTAACGAAACACAGAACGTTTATCAATGTGCAAAAGAAGCAGGAAACGCTTTAAATATTTGTTGTAGCCACATTTATGATGTATGTAATGGGAAACGAAAATCTGTTGGTGGATACACTTTCAGATATACTGAAGATAAAACACGCATCGTGCGTTTGAATTAAAAGCGGTGACGCCCTACCAATAAGTGGGTAATTAAAAAAGAAGTACGACCGCAAGGTCTGCTTTGGGACATCATTTGTTGTCTCCTTTTCTATGGGCTGGAGTGATTGCTCCAGCTTATTGTGCCAGTGTAGTTCAGTTGGTAGAACGCGGGTTTTGTAATCCCGATGCCTTTATGGATTTCGCATGTTCAAGTCATGTCACTGGCTCCATGCCACTTTAATTCAGTAGATAGAATAATGTGTTCGTACCACATATGTCGTAGGTTTGATTCCTACAGGTGGCTCCAAGCTGTGCGGTCAATAGTTGCTACCGCCTAGACCAACTTAATCTATGGATGATTGGATGCAAAGTAGTTCTGCGGAATGAAATGATAAGCTATTCGTATTTCGCTACGTTAATGCGAAGCTTTAAAAGTCTAAAACAAGCGTTTTATCGACACGAGAACAATTCAACTAGCTCGGATAGTTTGATGGATGCTTGTTTTATTGTGCGGTCTTACTCAAGTGGTTGAAGAGAACGGTCCTGAAAACCGTTAGGTCGGCAAACCCGATGCCAGAGTTCGAATCTCTGAGACCGCGCCAGTCCTTCTCCCGGAGGGCTTGTAATTAAAACCGGTTCCCTACCACCGGCTAAAAGGTAGGTTTTATGCGCCCATAGCTCAATTTGGTAGAGCAGCGGTCTCCAAAACCGCGTGTTTCCTGTTCAATTCGGGATGGACGTGCCAACAAAATGGTCTCCAATTCGCGGTTGGAGACAAGTCCGAAGTCAAACTATGACCAATCTGTGGTGCGCACACGATTGCGAGATAGGTGACACTTAGGCATCATATAACGCAGAGTGGAGCAGTCAGGTAGCTCGTCTGGTTCATACCCAGAAGGTCGGTGGTTCGAATCCACCCTCTGCACCCAGCATCTCCCCTTTTGCAAGCCTGCCGTCAGTTTTCTACTCCCTCTGGCGGTAGGTTTATTTTGATTATTATGCCGGTTCGCTGGCAGGGCGAGGTATGTTACCGACATAAATGTCGTGAACATAGCAAGCTCACATAGATGATAAAGACCTCGGCTCACTACGGTGTCAAAATGCTGAGGTCGAATTTTGAATAGAACCTATTAAGCCTCTCAACGATGCGTATCATGATAGGTCTTTAATGGAAGGAAACACTCTCGGCCTCTGCTATGCAAGCACATTAGAGGGTGTATTTGCTGCCGTAGAACGTGCGCACATTCTACGGCTTTATTTTTGATTTTGATTGGAGGTGTATTGATGCCGAGAAAGAAAAAGGTACTAGATTCCGTCGAAGCATCTATACCTACCAAGGAAAAATGGGAATGTACTCGTTGTGAACACTCGTATGAAACTCCCACTGGACATTTTTATAAAAATAGTTTTTCTCAATTATTTAAAAATCGAGGTGGGTTCTCTACTCTTTGCAAGGAGTGTGTCAATGAATTATTCGATGAGTACACGAAACGATATGAGAGTGAACGTACAGCATGTATGATTCTTTGTCATATGTTGGATTTTCCATTCTATAACAGTCTTTATGATTCTATTGTGCAGAACTCCGGCTCTTGCAAACCAGGAATGTACGCCAGAGCTCTCTCGTGTCGGCAGTATCAATTCCAGACATTTGCAACCGTTCTTACAAATGGTGAATTGAATAAGAATGCTCTGGATGTTCGAGATGAAAAAGAACAAAAGTGGTCAAAGGCTGAAATTCAAGCTCGTGATGATGTTGTTTCGGTTGTCGGATACGACCCGTTTGAAGGACACTCTGAAAACGACCGACGTTATTTGTTTAGTGACCTTATTAAATATTTCGAAGATGGTATTGAGGACGATCCTTATAAGCTATCTCAGATTATTCAGGTTGTCATCAATAACGGCCAGATTCGTAAGATTGATTTCCGACTTGCCCAGCTTGACCCGATGAATTCAGCAGACACAATCAAGAGCCTTAACGATATTAAGGTCAAGCTAGTTTCTAATAACGATAAGATTGCCAAGGAAAACGAGATTTCTGTCAAAAATCGCTCCAACAAGGATGCCGGACGTAACACACTTACTTTCTTAATGAAGGATATGCGTGAAAAGGATATTGCTGGTGCAGAAGCAAACTTCTACGACCAGTTACGGTCTCCGGGCACTCAATGGGCGGCAGATATGAGTGTTAAGGCAATCAAAGAAAATGCTTTCTTTGACGAAAACGACATGCAGGAAATTTTCGATACACAGAGAGAATTGATTGATAAGTTCCAGAAAGAAAGTGATGACGCTAAGGAAAAATATAGGCTGTCTCTGATTGAGAATCAGCGGCTCAAGGAGCTGTTGGAAGATGCTGGTATTGACGCAAGCGCAAAAGATACGGATGGTGATGCCGTATGAGAATGAAACAAAGAGCGCCCATTATTACAGCCGTAAAACGTAAGATTTATGAGTGTGATGCGGCAACGATTGCATTCTATCGGCGCAATCCTGTTATTGCCGCCAGAGATTTGTTAGGTATCCAACTATTTGACGCTCAGGCATATATGCTAGAACAAAGCTGGAATGCAAGTCATGTTCTTTGGGCGTGTAGTCGAAATTTTGGTAAGTCTTTTGTAGGTTCTGTTTTTATTCTACTGAAGGCTATGCTGTATGAAAACCAAGCTATTTATATTGTAAGTAGCGTTGGTGATCAGAGTAAGGAAACTTTTAATAAAATCGAAGAAATTGTCACTCGTGTTGGTAAAACAGCTGCGTCTATCCGTAGTCTGCAAGATATTGCAGAGAAAGAAACGAAAAAATCTGCAACCAATAAGAGTGGATTTAGTCATAATCCCGCCGGGTATGTTGTTGAGTTTTACAACGGTAGCTCTATTAATACGCTAAACTCCAACCCGGATTCCAATCGATCCCGTCGTGCAACCCTTGTGTTTTTTGACGAGGCTGCGTTTTGCTCCGACGAACTGATTGTTGTCTGTGAAGCTTTTGCCACTCAGAATACTGACTTCGTGACAGATACGGATGATTCTTATAACCCTGAAACGCAGCCTCGCAAGGTTCCTACACAGCTTGTGTATGCTTCGAGTCAGGATACAATGGATAAACTATTCTATCGTTATTACAAAAACTTTGCAAAGCGTATGATTGCCGGTGACCGTGATTATTTTGTTTGCGACATGATTTGTGATGTTGCAATTCAGGTTTATATGAACGGTAAGCCGTACAAGGCTCTGCTGACGAGAGATAAAGTTGAAGCAGCTCTAAAGTCAAATAAAATGAAGGCGTTGCGCGAATATTATAATCGCCCAAGCCGTGATGGTGGCGTAAACCAGATCATCAAATGGGGTACGGTTCGTCGCAATGAGCGCAAGTATATTCCACAGCTTTATTGGGATAAGAACTATCAGTATATTCTTGCGTTTGATCCTGCCCGCACAATGGATAACTCTATTGTTGGTGTTATGCGTATTTATAACGATCCAGAAAATGGCATGTGTGGCGACATTATAAATTGCGTGAACATGGTCGACCTTGCGAATGAGAAAAAATTCAAGCTCGATTCTAATCGTCAGCTTGAGCAGTTGCATGAGTTGATTCTACATTACAATGGTCAAAATCCTGATTACGAGTACATTGATAGATTGATGATTGACCAAGGCGCAGGCGGCGGCGGTACTTCCACATATGCGGACGGTTTGCTTAACAATTGGACTGATAAAACAGGCGCAGAACATCGTGGTTTTATCGACGCAAATCATGAACTATATGAAGGGTATGATGCCCGTTACCCAGATGCTGTTGATAAGCTACGTCTAATTAGTCCTCGTAAATTCCGTACTGCAATGGTTGAGGAATTCATTGAGTTGATGAACCTTGGGGTTATACACTTCCCTCTTGAATACAATGGTGGAGATTATGTTCAGGTAGTGGATGGTGTGGACAAATCAACTGGTCAAGAAATTTTGAAGACGCATGAACTCTCCTTAGAGGAACAGACTGCGTGGGTTAATATCGACTTGATGAAGAACGAGATTACAAGTATTCAGAAAACAACAAACTCTGAAAATACGACCGTAACATATGCTTTGGCACCCGATGTTGCCAATAAAATTCACGATGATAGGTTCTACGTTGCGATTTTGCTTGCTCATCGTCTATACGAATTACGTCGTAAGGATAAAGTGCGTCAGTCTGCGGTGGAGACAATGACTGCTCCGCCGATTTGTATTTCTAACATTGACTTCTAAGCAGAGGAGGTGAAAATGTGGCAAGAAAGAAAAAGGAAGATTTTGATGTCGTGACTGCTTCACAGACAGATGATGGTACTGTTGTGCTTACATCTGTAAACGAGCTTTCAGAAGAAAGAATGGACAATGTTATCCGCCATGCTATCGCATCCTATGATCCTGAAAATAAGCAATATAGTACATACCTGAAAATTTCAGCCTCCTCTGAAACGCTGACGGTTGACAGAATTGATGAACTTGCACGAGGGTTACAGTCAAGCCTGACGAATGTGCAGACGGTCAATGGCATCATCCGTAATTACATCAATAAGGATGACCTGATTGGCATTACTTATGATGCGATTGAGGCGAATGTTAATACGGAGTTCAAATGCAGTTTCGCGCAGTTCCCCGAGCAGCGTAATAAGACAAAACAGGTAAATTATGCCCGTGAAGTGATTGATGACTTCAATACACAAATCAATGTGCGAAGTCTGCTTCGTGCCGCCATTCCGATGACTTATGCAGAGGGTACTTACATTACATATCTGCGTCAGAAGGATGAGAACTACATTGTAGACTACTACCCTCTTGGTATTGCTGAGATAAGTGATTACTTATCAAATGGACAGCCTGTTGTACTTATCAACATGTCTAAGCTGAAATCCGCTTTGAGCAAATCTATGCTGAAGGATAAGAAGAATAAAGCACTATTCTTTGAAAATCAGGAGACCGAGATTCAGAACAACTATCCAGATGAGGTGTATCAGGCGTTTAAGAATGGTGATACATATGCAAAATTGGATGTTGACCATTGTGGTGTGATTCGTATCGGCAACATGGGGCAGAAATATGGTGTCTCTCCCCTATTCCGCGCCTTACGCCCGGCATTGATGCTTGAAACTTTTGATACTTCAGACCGTGTAAATGCTAAGGCAAAGGCAAAGAAAATCATCTGGCAGCAACTTGACCCTGCGTTGATGGGACCAAACAACGATAAAAAGGGCTTCTCTGAACAAGTGACGGCACATGATAACCTGCTGCGTGCATGGAAGCAAAATACCGTGCTTGTGACGACCGCTCCTTATGTAAAGGACATCAAGTATGTTGAGCCAAAAGTTGAGATGACAAATATCGAGACTGTCAAACAGTATCGCAATCGAGAAATGGCTGCTTTGGGTATTAGTTTCTTGAATACTGATGGTCAACAGACTGTTTCAACTGCAAAGGTGTCTCTTGACCAGCTGATGAAAAATATCGGTAAGATTGCAGAACAGATTGAAGATGTATTAAAGCGATGGTATCGTATTCGCCTCGAAGATGCAGGTGTAGACCCGATGTACTGCCCTGATGTGAAGGTCTCTACTACTGAAATGATGGGTATGGAGATGAAGAAGGCGATTGCTCAGTTCCTGTTCACCACTTTGAACTGTTCTTACAAGACTGCTTACGAGTATATGGGACTTCATGCTGAGGACGAACTACGCAAGCGTCAGGCTGAAACCGAGGAAGGTTATGACGATGTATTTGTGGCTCGCCAGACCTCTTATACATCGACCGGTAGTTCCGGCGGTGGTGGTGACAGTGATAAAAAGACAGGCCGTCCAAAGGGCGAGGAAACTGAAAAACAAATTTATGACCAGCAGAGAAATGAAGATAGTAAGTGAGGTGATGAACGATGAGTAAGGAGTATTTCTATAGTAGAAATATCTGTTGCTCTGAGATTACGGAGCATCCAGACCACTATCTTGCCAAGTTTGTCATCTGTGACTTCTCAGTAAATGGGAATCAGGTTGCTTTGAACCGTGACACCATTGAAAGTTGGATGAGTACACTGGTTGGCAACCCGCTTGTTGGTAAGTTGGTCGTAGCTCCAAAGGGTGAACTGGATTTTTCCGGTCACAATATGAAAGTCGTCACCAGAAAAGACAATGATGGCAATGAATATAAAACTGCTGAATTTGACACTGATGCATTCGGTAGTTTTCAGTCGGTCGGTATCGAGAAAATTGACGATACCGACTTTATTGTTGCCTCTTGTAAGATCTGGAAACGATATCCAAAGGCTTGTGCGACGATTCTGCGCCGTATTGAGAGCGGCACATTAAATACCAGTTGGGAAATCGATGTGCTGAAAGCTCATAAGGGAATCGTGGGTGGCCGCATGGCAAAAATTATTGACGATGGCGTGTTTACTGCACATTGCTTGCTTGGTGCAAATGTTGAACCGGCATATAAGTGCTCTAAACTGCTTGAGGTCGCTGAAACCGATTTTGGTCTTGAGTTGGCAAACGCCTATATCGAGGATACAAAAGAGATTTCAAATACAGAATCTAATGAAAAGGAGGCAAAAAATTTGGAACTGAATAAGGACAAGGAGACTCAGACCGTACAGGTCGAGTCCACTAAGCCTGAGCAGGCAGAGCAGACTCCCGTTGGTGAGCCTGACGCAGCACCTGCTACTGAGCCCACTACTCCGGCAGAGCCTGATGTTCAAACTTCCGAGGAAGGCGGTGAAACTCCTCCCCCGACCGAGCCTAAAACTGGCACTGAACCTGCTGGTGAGCCTGAGCCCACTCCAGAGACTTCCAGTCTGACTGTCGATGATATCATGAGTAAGCTGCGAATGGAAGTTCGTAAGATCAATTCTGACATGTATCTGGTCGAGATGTTCCCAGAAGATCACACTATTTGGTGTAAGAAGTATGGTCCTATCAATGACCTTGATTACATTATGTTCCCTTACACCGTTGAGGGTAATGAGGTTTCTCTGGGCGAGCCGCAAAATATCACTCTGGTTGTTTCTATTTCTCAGGTCAACACCAAGATTGCGGAGCTGAATAGCACTATTGCAAGTTTGAATACTGAATTGCAGAGTGCAAAAGAAGAGGTTGCTTCTCTGGCTCCATATAAGGATCAGGCTGAGAAGGCAGAGGCAGAAAAGGCGGCTGCAGAGCTTGCACAGAAGAAGGAGGATCTGCGTCAGTACGCACTCTCCAGCAAGATGATTACTGAAGCTGAAGTTTCCGATGGTGGCAATTATGCAAGTCTGATTGAGAATCTGGACGAGACCGGCATCAAGAATGTGATTGCCGAGCGTTGCGTTGAAGCTGCCAAGAAGGCGCCTGCTGAAAAGAAGATTGAGACCTCTGAGGTACATAAGTCTGAGAGCATCAAGCTGAATTTGAATGAAACCAAGTATAACACCACTAACGCTAACAAGCGTGATGCATGGCGGGAATATTTGGGTAAGTAATAACATTTAAGAGAAAGGAAAAATATTATGATTCGTGAACTGATGGTAAACGGCGCGAAGAATATTCCCGCTAATTATGCCGCAAAGGTCGATATGGTCACCGGTATGGGTGTTCAGCTGGTTAAGGGCGAAGTTATTCTGCCTTCTGCTGAGACCTCTGATGACCTGTATATGGTTGCACATGAGTTTAACCCGGAGGGCATCTATTCTAGCCTGACAAATTTTGATGACTATGATGAGATGGTCACTGCCATTAAGGCAAACCAGTTTGTTAAGCTGGTTCCTATGTATGTTGGTGAGCAGTACGGTACTGACCAGTATGCTTCCGGTATTGCTGTCGATGGCAATAAGGGTAAGGTGCTGAAGGTTGGTACTGACGGCAAGTGGGATGTTGCTACTGGTGCGTCTCGTTATGAGCTGCATGACGTTATGGATGACAACGGCCACAAGCTGATTGTTATTCGTGTGCTGGATGTTGCAAAGACTGTTGCTTGATTGAAAATTTAAGCTGAGAAATATGATACGTGAGATTTAAAACCGTCACTTTCGAGTGACGGCTTTTATTTTCGCGCGAAGAGAAAGGAAATGAATTATGGCACTGAATATTGAAGTGGCCGAGCTTATGAAGAAGCCTGGTCGTGTTTATAGTGTTGCTGAGAAGACTCAGTATAATCTGCCTATGGATGCCGAGGACAAGGAGATTGCCGAGGTTTGTGAGGCACATGTCAATGAGCTGATTGACAAGGGCGACCCCGATAAGGAGATTGCTCAGTTTGTCAATCGCACAGTGACTGACGACACCTACAATGCACCTGATGAGCTGCTGGATGCTATGTTTACTCATGGCAATGTCGGTGAGAATGATGACTATCAGGCAGGTCGTACCGTGAAGAATACTCTGGTAGCTCACGAGGCCGCTAAGGGTGGCAACGTGCCGAAGTCCTACCTGCATTATGAGGTTATTAAGCCCACTTGGAAGAACATTCAGGTGGAAACTGACATCTCTTTTACTGAGATTCGCCGTAATGGTTGGAAGTCTATTGCTACTCTGACTACCTTTATGAGTGAGACTCTGAAGAATAAGATGTTCTATGACATTTTTGGCATGGTTGATGACATGATTACCGGTGGCGATCAGCTTATTACTGTTGCTGGCAAGGAGCCAACTATGGAGGCAATGGACGCGCTGACTCTGTACCTGAATGAATACGCAAATGGTGCAAATCCGTTTACCGTCAGCCTGCAGAAGTATTGTGCAAAGATGCGTCGTATGACTGGCTATGCTCAGTATCTGTCTGATGCTTCAAAGGATGAGTTCAACCGTTATGGCCTGGTTAAGACTTATGATGGTGTTGCTGTTACTGGCATTAGTTCTGCAAAGCGTCTGGGAGATGGTTCTATGCTTCTACCCGATGCACGCATCTTCGGAATCGGAGGTGTTGTGGGCAACCTTGATATGAAGGGTGAAACCCATACTTATGAGGATTACGATAACAACAATGAGAAGGTTCATCTGATGCTGAAGGACTTCTCTTATGGTTACTGCATCACTCATCCTGAGCGTGTCGCTAAGATTGTTCTGCAGAAGTAATAAATCCTTAGTTTTACCAAAGGCAAATTTGAGCGGGGACTTTGCAGTCTCCGCTTTTATAGAAAAGGAGACAAATTATGAGTTCCGTGATGGAAAAGAAGTTTATTGACGTTCTGAACTGCGACGATAACGTGGTTACCATTTCGTCACTGAACGGTAAGGGTTATACTTTTGAGCCCGGTAGTGTGGAAGAACCTTGTGTGATTCCTATTCCGCCGGAAGAGATCATGTATATGAACAGCACTTGTTCTGCGTTCAAGAATGGTGTTCTGCGTTTTCGCCCTGAAGAGCAGAATGAAATCTTTAAGGCTATTGGCATTAAGGGTGACGATGTTCTATTCATTGAAGATATTGATGATGCGATTCTGAATCCAACTGTCGAGAATCTTCAGCGAATGATTGATATCAAGGATGGTGCTCAGTTTGAGCGTATCCGTGGTCGTTTTTATCGTATGACCAATGCCGGTGAAGATCTGTCTACTAAGGTCAAGCGCCTGATTGATGAGCGTTATAAGGAGCTCCGTGCTGGCAAGCGTAACAGTGAGCTGTCTGTCGTACCTGCAACCAAGTCTGCTGACAACGTTCAGGCAGAGCTTGAGACTGCAAAGAATCAGATGGCTGAGATGCAGAAACAGATGCAGGCTATGATGGCACAGGTGCAGGCTATGATGGCAGGCGCACGGCCTGTTGCACAGGATAGTTCTGCGGAAAAGACTGCTGTTAAGCGTGGCCGTAAGAAGGCAGAGGCAGAAAAGGCGAAGGTCGTTCCCGCCGAGTAAGATTGGAGGGATAGTGTGACCGCATTTTCGGAAATATACGACAAGTTCTGCGAACTGGTTGAAACTGATAGTAATTTCTTTCAGTATTTTGATCTGAGCGAGAATGAAGTAAGAAACCTTGTGCATGACCGCGCAAAGAGTTATTTAATGGAGTCGCTTTCTGTTGTTTCAAGAAATATTGAACCTGAAGAGAATTTTAGCTTTGATGATTATGATTCTGAGCTAGAGGAATTTAATTCAGACCTTACATATGACGAAATTGATATGCTTGCACACCTGATGCTAGAGCAGCATTTCAAACGAGAGTTTGGAAAGCTAAAAGCATTCAGCGCACAAGACCTTCCTACAAGTTTACAGGTATTCTCCCCTGCTAATGAGCGTGCGAGTATTCGTGCCCTTGTGAAAGACATCCATGAGGAGAATATGACAATGTTGGATAACTATATGGCAAAAGACCGCTCGACCCGTAAGCGTAAGACCATCGACTATGATACATACGCTTCCTACTCTGAGTAAGGAGGTACATAGATGGACTTTTATACGAGGGCACGAGCTGTTGGTGGTGCCGCAAAGATGTCTAACAAAAAGGATGTCAAAATTGCTTTTGCAAAGCGCGACTTCGCTGCACACTTCAAGGATAGTGTTGACTACGAGGATAATACTTTAGTAAATGGTTTGCCTCAAAAGCTGGTTGTCAGCCGTAGTAATAGTATAGTCAAGGAGAAAAAGATCTGGGCTTATCCCGGTGATTCTTTAAATCTTGGTGATATTGTTGACTGCTACAACTGTAAATGGCTGGTAACTGAGATAGAACCAAATGATGAGATTTTTCTTCGTGGAAAAATGGAGCTGTGTAACCGCCAGATTCAATGGCAAAATCCGATTACTGGTGAGATAGTCTCTCGCTGGGCAACGCTGAGTAAGCCTTATTACGCAAATAATAAGGAACTTGTTGTGACTTCATTGAGTCAACGTGAGTATAAAGTGCAGATGCCTTTTGATGATGAGACAGCACTGATCGACCTTGATAAGCGCTTTATGCTGGAAATCATCAACGGCGAGCCGAAAACGTATGTTACGACTTCTGTTGACCAGAGTACAGAGCGTTATGAACTGCATGGTAAGACACAGGGATTCCTTGTATTGAATATCCGGCAGGATCAGTACAACAGTAAGACGGATAATGCCGAGAAGATGATTTGTGATTATTTTGAGCCGAATAAGAGTGATGAGCCGGATGCGGATTCTCAGGTGACTGCTACTATTAAGTATGCCGGAAAGCCGGAAGTTCGTGTTGGTGGCTCTTGGAAGAAGTTTACTCCGGTATTCACAAGCATTACTGGTGAAGAGGTTGCGGAGGTTGCAAAGTGGAGTTTCATTTGCCTTGATGAGTTCAAGGAATTTGTTGAGACACAGACTGCCGATGATGGTACTTTTAAAATTCGTATTTTGAATAATAGTATTATGGACGGCGCAACTGTTAGGATTTCTCTTGCAAATGCGGATGGTACGGCAAATGCATCCATTGAATGTAAGGTGGTGAGTTTGCTGTGACAACGAGTGAGCTGATTACAGAGTATAAAAACAAATTGGCTTTGAAGCTGGTCAATACTGATGGGCTTGTTGAAGCGATGGGTAATGATGACATTGAAGAACCTGACGAGGCGATTTATACATACATCTTCCCCTACTTCCATATTCCTGACACGATTGAGGCAGCACACAGCTATATTTGTTTTAAGGTAAACATGACCGACCGCAGCAATGTCAACGATTGGTATGAGAACTTCACGCTTACTGTGTGGGTTATTGTGAACCAAGCGTTGATGAAGATGAATGGTCATGGCGGTGCAACACGAGTTGACTATCTGAGTGGTCTTGTGGAAAAAGAACTACACGGCAGTACAATTTTTGGAATCAAGCAACTTAAAATCACATCCAACATCGAGGATAACATGGATTTACACCATCGTGTGAGAATCATGACGTTCAAGACGCAGGATCTGGATGACCTTGTGGGGTGTGGTTGATGGAACTTCGAGAACTGTATGAGCCAAGTTTGATGCGTGGAAGAGATTTTAAAATCAATGACAAGATTACGATTCACATGCCGTCTGTCGGTGATATTATCGATTATGGTGAGCAAAAGTATTTTCAGTTGGTTTACTTATTCTGTTCTACATCAAGCGATTATAAAGCACAGCTTGACTCTGTTGGGGTTGATTGGCAGAAGGTTTCGGATTTTGAAATGTTCCGGCAACTTTTTATAGGCAATAAAAATCAGGACATGTCTATTTTGCTTGGCAATATGGATACTTCTGGGTTTATGATGGCAAAAGATAACATAAGTGGTGAGATTGTCTTGCACAACAGACTTACGGATACTCGTATTGACCATGTGGTGTATGAAACAATTTCTCAGTACCTATGTGCCGCAAATGGAATTGAAAAGCATTCTGAATTTGCTGCTGACGAACCGACAAGAATTGCAATGATAGAGGAAGCCAAAGATAACTTGGAGTATCAGAAAACAAAGCATTATGAACCACATCTTGCAGAGCTTGTTCTCTCGATGGCGTGTTCATCCGGCTTTAAAGCAGATTACTTCAAGGCAATGGATTATCCTATGAGTGTGTTTATGAATCATGTAAGAAAGATTCAGCAAATAAAAAGTTACGATAATACGATGCATGGCGTTTACGCTGGCACCGTGGAATTTGGAAAGATTCCAAAAGCACAACTGGATTGGACGAGCAAGGTTGATTGATTGACCTTGCTCTTTTATTTTATCCAAATAAATTGAAAGGAAGAATATTATGAGCGATTTTAATTTCAATGAGGTCGTTATTGACCGCGTTCATCGCATTCACGAGTATGACCTGAACGGCAAGCGTCTGTGGACCATGAATCAGGTTAAGGATTTCAAGCTGACTCTTGGCGGCGAGACTGTTTATGCTCAGGATGCACAGGGCGTTAACATCATGGCATTCGATAAGAGCAAGACTGCAGAGGCAGATTGGTCTAATGCTCTGATGCATCTGGGTGCTCTGGCAGAGCAGATGGGCTCCAAGAAGGAGGTTGCTTCCTCTGAGGCAAAGCAGGTCTTTACCACTGTTGAGTATCTGACTTCTGCTGACGGCAAGAAGCTGACTCTGACCCATACTCCCAAGGCTGCTGTTGCAAATGCCCCCTTTAAGTACATCGATCTGGTCGATGGTCAGGGTAATGCACTGAAGACCTTTGAGCTGGGCGAGACTGCTGAGTCTCAGTTCTCTGTTACTGGCACCGAGGTTACTCTGCCCACTGGTGCAAACTTGAAGGCTGGTGACCGCTTTGTTGTGAAGTATCAGTACGAGAGCGAGGAGGGCGTTGCTATCAATGATAGCGCCGACAAGTTCTCTGCCGAGGGCGAGTTCGTGATTGAGGCATTCTGCTACAATCCATGCGATAAGGCAAACAAGAAGCTGATGCGTATCATCTTCCCGAACGCTAAGATGGACAACTCTATCGATCTGACCCTGAATAACGAGCTGACTCACCCTGTTAAGATCAGCGCAACTCAGGAGTACTGCTCTGACGATAAGCGTCTGTTTCGCATCGAGACTGCAGCTGCCTAATGGCAAATCTAAATTGGTGCCGTACTTGCGGAAAAGAATATCCGGTTTGCCCGCATTGCGAGCAGGATGCGCGTCTTAATCCTTGGCGAATGATTTGCGACACTGAGCCGCACTTTCTTGTGTGGACTGCTGTAAATCAGTATCGTCAGGGAATTATTTCAAAAGAGACTGCAAAGGCAGACCTGACTACTCTTTTGATGCGCAAGTATAAGAATGTTACGGAAGCCGAGGTAGAAACTTTTATCCCTGCTGTTCGTGATGTTTTCCATGAAATCATGGATGAGCCTGTAAAGGCTGAAGTCAAATCATCTAGTGATGTAAAAGATGAGACGCCCGTGAAGCCGGTAGTTAAGAAAACATCAAATCGTAAGGGGCGGGCATAACCGCCCCTTTATTTTTCGTGGTGGTTTTATGGAGAAAAAGAACAGAACAAAGTTTAATGTCAGTAAGAATCCAGCAGATAGAACATATGATGGCGTAGTTTATGATAGTAAGGCGGAAATGTTGTTTTATCGAGATATTGTATTGCCAAGACTGGCAAGCGGCGAAATTGTAGAGTGTCGTAAGCAGGTCCCCTTTCTTCTGCAGGAAGCGTTCCGCCGGGTTGATAAGGACGGAAAGAACGTAGCGGTGCGGAAGATTGATTATGTGGCGGACTATGAAATTACATATCGAGATGGCAGCAAACAAGTGATTGATACGAAGGGATTTGCTGATAGTGTTGCGCTGATGAAGCGCAAGATGTTCTGGTTCAAGTATCCTGATGTAGATTACCGCTGGATTACATACTCCAAAATTGATGGAGGCTGGGTCGATTATGACGACCTTAAAAAAGCTCGAAAAGAGCGAAAGAAATTAAAGCAAGCACAGACGAAAGGGAGATAAAATGAAGGTTTTAAATTTTCAGGAGCGAAATGAGTTTCTTGATGAAGTAGTCAAGGCATGTACTATCGATGGTGATTATCAGCCAGCACTACTCGATGTAGTGTTCCGGTTGACTATCCTGAAGTATTTTGCAGATTATGACTATCGTAGCGAGCCGCAGAGTGAGTGGCCGCGTATTGCTTACGAGTCTTTTAACTTCAAGATTAACAAGGCTGGTTGTGATACTTCTGCATTCTGGGATCAGTACGATTCTCTGGAGAAGGCTGTCCACGAGCAGATTGACCGTTCTCATAAGGAATGGCTTGTTCTTGGTCTCTGTTGCAAGCTCAACGAGATTATTAAGAAGCCTGACCCTATTTCTGATTTCGTTGACTTTATGGAGAACTATTTGAATGATGTGAAAGGCAACTTGAAAGACTTTGATGTTGAAAAGTTTTCTGAAGTAACTTCTGCCCTGCTGGATAATAAGCAGGAGATCTCTGCTGTGCTGGCAAAAGATAAAAAGGAATAAACACTTTTAGAGGTGGGTTGGAGGGAATTTTAATATGGCTACAAGAAGTAAACCGCTGAAGTTATGGGACGCTGAGAAGTTCAAGAACGTAAACCCAGTATCTTTGAAATACTGGGATAGATACGAGACTGATATGGGCATCCGTGACCTCAGCCCGTCTACTGTTTACAATTATGAATCGGATTTCAAGCAGTGGATGATTTATGTTCTGGACAATCAGGGTAATGCTCCTGTGACGGAACTTGAAGAAGAGGATATCGAAGAATTTCTTTTCTATTGTAAGAAGCATGGAAATAACTCTGCTCGTATGAAGCGGCGCATGAGTACGATTTCTGCGTTATACCGGTATCTTCGCAAGAAGAAAATTATCAAAGAAAATCCGATGGAGTTTATTGACCGACCGACCAAGGACGTGGCTGTCGTGAAGCAGACATACCTTACGCCGGATGAGGTTAAACTGATGCGAGAGAAGTTGAATGCGCTGGTTGAATCTGCGACCACCGTTCACATGAAGGATAATGCGATGACGCTGCGTCTGTACGCATTGTTCTCGCTATCCACGATGGCCCGTGTTAACGCTGTGCGGAATACACTCTGGAAGTCTATCGATTATGAGAACCGTATGGTACATGATGTTTTGGAGAAGGAAGGAAAAATTGTTGATCTGATGTTTAGCAAGGAAGTTTCTGAGCTTTTGAAAGAGCTGAAGGAATACCGTACTGAGCATGATATTGAGGATGGCGGCTATGTGTTTGTTGGTACGAAAATCAATGGTGTATGGATGCCGATTACCTCAAGCACTGCTGGGGACTGGTGTAAGAAGATTGGTGAGATGATTGATGAGCCTACGCTGCATCCGCATGACTTCCGGCATAGTGGTGCTACCCTGCTGAAGAATGCGGGTATGAGTCTGGAAGATGTCTCTTCCCTGCTCAACCATGCTGGCACGGATGTGACCAACAAGTATTACATTAAAAAGGATACGACAAAGATTCAGTCTGCAAAGGATCGGTTTGAGATTTGAGGTGGAGTGAATGGGAAGTCTTGCTTCTTCGTATACGAACTTTGATGATTTACTGGCCGGTGTGGTTAACAGCGTTCAAGACATCCTTGAAGGTGTTGCGCCGGAAATTGAAACGAGACTGCAGGCGAGCATTGTAGAAAACGTACACTCGAAGAGTGGGCGGTCTGACGGAATCGAAAGTAAAAAAAATATCGTAAGTAGCGTTACTACTGACAATAATGTGGTGACCATGACGGTAAAGGATATTGCAAGACCACAGGCATCGTGGTGCAAAACACCATTCCGAGAAGGAGATAATGCAGCCTTAGAAGGAACAATGTTTGCTAATTGGATTGAGCATGGCTTGTGGATGGACATTGCAGAGTGGAATCGAATGGGGCGACCGAAGGAAAATAAACCAAAGCGTCCTGCGCGTCCATTTATTTCAAAAGTCCAAGTTGAAGCAGCTATGCTCGTAAAAACCGCATTACATGAATTGTAATCCCACAATTTATTTGGAAAATTTGAATGAGAGGAGGCTGGCTTGAAGAAGCTGGCCGCTTCTCTTTTTTATTTTGAAAGGAATTGTTGAAAATGGAAAAGAGAGGTGACCAACAGTATGGATGAAAAAGAAAATACTGGCGCAGAGTCTTCTGCCGTAACGGCCATTAAGGTCAAGGTTGTTATTGACACAAATAAAAAAGAATTAGACCAGCAATTTAATTCTGTCAAGGAGCATTATAAAGAAAAACCAGTAAAAATTGCTTTTGGAGTAAATCAAAACGACACTATCCGTAATATAAATGATGCACTTGACAAGGTGGTCAAGAGCGGAAAATTAAGAACTCCAAAGGTTACACTTGATGTTAAGATCGATCAGAGTAAAGTAACTGCACAGCTTAAAAAAGCTATGCAATCTGCGGCAAAGCAGACAGTTAAGGTTGATACCGGAAAGTCTGGTTCTACAAAAACACAAGATACTTCAAAAAGTGATATTTCTCGCCTTTTCAGCCTTGCAAATCGTCAAGCAAAGTTAAAAGCGGATGAAGCATCGTTAATTGCTAATGGAAACAAATCATCTGAGTTGAAAGCGGTACAGACTAGACTGAGCGCAATCAACGATGAGATGGATAAACTCAAGACAAAAACAAAAGATGTAATTACGGAATCTCAGAAGTTAAAGCTTGAGGATGTCGAAAAAACCGGAAAGTTCAATGCTGACAGGAATACTGCAAAAGGTGCTGATTCGGCTGCAAAAGAACTAAAAAAACAAAATCAAGAAATTGCAGATGATTTAAAAAAGACTCTCACATCTCAAGAATCCGAGTATGAAAAATATCAAAAAAAGATTCAGTCTCTTGAAAACTATTCCAAGAATAACTCCAACTATAAAAATGATAATATCAAAAAATATTTATATGGAGAAGATGGAACTGGAAAAACTTCTGGAAAATTAAAAGAGTTGCGAGATCAGCTTGCTTCTATTGAGAACACTACACCAGGAAAAGCGATTCAAGACTTTGATAAAAAATGCAAGACTCTTGATACAACTATTGATTCTACAAGTCAACATTTAAAAGAACTTGGATTTGATTTTAGAGATTTAAATCAAGCCAATGTTGATATGACGAAGTTTAAGAGTGTTTATGAACGTGCAACGAAGTTAGAAGACTCTATTGCAAATAAAAGTAAATATTCTTGGCTAATTGATAGTTTAAACGGAATAAAAGCTTCTGCTGCTGGCTGTGAAGGCGATGTTACTGATCTTAGTGCAAGACTATCAAGCCTTGAGGTTGAGGCCAGCAGATGTGGGGCCACTACAGAAACTTTAAGCCAAAAGCTTTCTCGCTTGTTTAAGGAGCATTTTCAGACTGCAATTGCTATGGCTGGCGTTGCTATGGTTAAGCAGGGTCTGCGAGAGGTTTATGATAACGTTCTTGAGCTTGATACGGCTGTAACTGAACTCAAAAAGGTCAGTAAAATGACTGGCGACGAGATGAATGAATATCTCGACAGAACTGCAACAAATGCTCGTGAGCTTGGTGCGAATATTTCTGACCTTGTAAGTAGTACTGCTGACTGGAAACGACTCGGATATACGGACAAAGACTCTGAAGAGCTTGCTCGTGTGTCTGCGCTTATGGCTAACGTTGGAGATCAGATTGATAACGCAACAACTGCTTCCTCTTACCTGATTTCTACAATGCAAGGCTTTGGTCTGGTTGCAGACGACGCAGAACATCTTCTGGACTGCATGAACCAAATCGCGAATACAGAACCTGTCAGTATGAATGATCTCGGAATTATCATGCAGAAAAGTTCTGCTGCGATGTCTGCCGCCGGAAATACATATCAAGAGACTCTTAGCCTTGCAGCCGCTGTAAATGGTGTACTTCAGGACAGTGAAGCGAGTGGCACTTACCTAAAAACTTTGAGTATGTACCTTCGTGCTTCAAAGACTGATGCAGAAAATGCCGGTATTGCTACGGATGGAATGGCGAGTTCCGTATCTGAGCTTCGCTCTGAGTTGAAGCAACTTGCTGGGGTTGATATCATGAAGGATGATAATACCTTCAAATCAACCTATCAGATTATGAAGGAGCTTTCTGAGGTTTGGAAAGACCTTTCTGATACCACTCAGGCAAATATTACCGAATTGATCGCCGGTAAGCGTGGAGGTCAGAGTACATCTGCCCTGCTGAATAATTTTAGTGTTGCTGAAGACGCTATGAAGCAGGCACTTAATTCTAGCGGTAGCGCAATGCGTGAGAACCAGACGTACATGGACTCCCTACAGGCGAAGCTTAATCAGCTTGATTCTGCATTCCAGAAGTTTAGTACGGATTTGATGAAGTCTGATATTCCGAAGTTCTTTGTAAGCCTTGCTACTGTTTTTGTTGACGGTGCAGATAGCGCTGTAAAATTTGCTGGCGCATTACCCACTCTGACAGCTGCCATCTCTGGTGTGTTGTCTGTAATGCAGATGAGCGGAAAGCTCAAAAATGGTGCGGGTAAAGTTAATATGCCCTCTTATATTTGTTGCGTATAAAAAATATAGGATGCGGCACCATGTAAAAATAAAACAGCCCCTAGAGTGCTGGGAAACCCTAAGAGCCATATTGCCTATATTTATATAATGTAGGAATCGAAAGATAGAAACAAGGATATGGATGCTATATGCTGAGATAAAAGCTCGGTTTTATCGTATTGCCAAAATATGGTAATAATTGAGTGCTAAGTAGCGTTTACAATGGGCGGTCAGCAGCCGATCCACTCCCCTATTATATAATGTAGGAGGGTGGAAGGTTCATCGACTAAAAAGGGTTAGTGAGCAACCACTGGAAGGATAGTCAGTTCTGGATGAAAGTTCAGAAGTCCACCTCAGACGTAACCAGACGACTTAAAGAAGTAGGTGGAAACGAGGAGACGCGCTATTCTCTGGCGCGATATAAATAGGAGAAAACAAAATATTCGTTGACTATATACGATATTCTGGCTATAATAAAAGTACAATCGCGTATCCAAAATATACGGAGGTGTTTTATTATGGCTAGACCTAAAGGAAGTAAGAACAAAGTAAAGGTTCTTGACGGTATCGATTATGCGGCACAGATTGCTGAAAAGAATACTGCCGCAGAATCTATTGCTCAGGAGATTGCAACTATTGGTGATGATATTGCTACACTGAACGCCCAGCGTAAAGCAAAAGAAGCAGAATTGAAAAAACTCAACAAAGAGATCATCAAGCTCGAAAAGAAAAAGGCTGATGCCGACGCAAAGGTCGCAGAAACTGCCAAGAAAGCTGAGGCGGAAGACGTTCTCAAGAAACTGCTCGCTGAAGGTATGAGCACGGACGAGATTTTGGAAAAGCTGAAGTAAGGTATCATCATAATAAAAAGCCCGACTTCCCTACTACTGGGATGCCGGGCGTTTAATTTGCGTTGCTTTTTACGACATCCTGTGATACACTCTTATAAAAGGAGTGTTGAATCATGGAAAATAACAAAAAGTACATACCTCACGTTGAAATTTCGACATATAACCCTGAACTGCCTAAAAGGCAACCGCCGCAGAACACTTACACATACTCTCCTGGAAGTTCTAATAGAACTCATGGTGGATCGTATATAAGAAATAGGGATAGACACAATGGGAATGGAGGGTCAAATGACGGAAATAATCAAGCTGATAAATAATGTTGAAACGCTATTTAACGTGTTTGTTCCGGGGGCTTTGTGTGTTTGGTTCTACACAAAATTATCCATAAAGAAAATTGAATATCAAGGTTTTCTTGCGCTTAGTATTGCCTTTGGATTCACTATTAAGTATTGTGTCGATTACATAGACCATTTACTTGGCAGATGGGTAATTATTGGTTTTCCTATCGTTATCGTGTATGTGTTTGTTGGTCTTGTTGGGGCTTCTGTGTTTTATAAAGCTAAGAATTCGATTCCAGTGCGTAAGTGGTTTGGTAAACATCTTGGATATGATACTGGCGATAATATTTGGACAAGACACATCGACTTCCATGGGCAAACCGATGCAAGACTTTACATGGATGATGGTTCCTATATTTACGGTACAATCGAGAGTGTAGATAACGATTACATCGTTTTAACTTATCACGCAACGGCATCGGAACCGGTTGGAAAAGAAATGGATGCTGCTGTTGATAATTTGAACGATGATACTGCAATGTGTATTCCAATGTCTCACGTAAAACGATTCGAGTTCATGTACGACAATCTGGATTCCGAAACTGCAAAATACGTTCTGCGTTAAAATGAATACGACCACTACCCTGCTACTTTGTGTGGCAGGGCTTTTCTTTTACCACTCATACCCACAATTCTTACAATGGAAAGTTTTCTTTACTTTTCCACTGGCAAAGCCCCAGAATGCTACATCTAAGACTTTAGAAGCAGTTCCGATCTTTTCTATATCTGGTGAACCGCAGATAGGGCATTTGGGAACATACTTAGGTTTTGCTGCCTCAATTTCAGCTTGCTCTCTTGGGAGGTTTTTTCATATGAATGATACTACTACTTTTGAGCGAAAACCTCTTTCAACTCTTGAAGAAATTGAAGCATTTGCGGCTCAACTTCCAGATATCGAAGAAGTCGTTCCGCATTTTGGGATATCATGCCTAAAAAAAGATGGGACAATCGTAATTTACGCTGATTACGGTCCACTACCTAAGAGAGTCGAGTCTTCTGAGTGAGGTTTTCCATCGGGCGTTATCCTCTGTGATAACTAGAACGTCACAGTCTTCACTTACCATTGGGTTATAGTCCGAGAATTCCAGCATTTTTGCGACCGTTCTATTCAGAAACTTGATGTACTCAACAACATCGATTTCGCAAAGTGTATCTCTCGGCGGTACTATGCGAATGAGTCTTTCTGCGACACCCATCACACCGATGACAGCAATGTCTTCGTTTGAAACGTCCTGAATACTATTCTCTCTTGTATCTGTTTTCAAGATGACTTGTTTTCCATTCTCGTAGCCAGCGATAAGAAGTGCAACAGGATTATCTCCTGTTTTAGCTGAGATGTCTTTCTTTACAAGCTCGATTTCTTGTTTGATGGTTAGTTTGCGGCGATTGATACTCTTAACAAGCTTGTAAACAGTATCATTAGTCGAAGTTCCATCGTTTAACTTTGCATTTCCAGCAAGAGCTATTGCATGACCATTGTTAGTTCGGAAAACCTTTTGCTCAAAATCAGAATGAGTGGTGTACATGACTTCGTTTGAGTCTCTGTCGGTATATTTAGATTCTCGTCTATAATCGCCTGACACGAAGATCCCCTGCTTAGTAGGGATTGCAATAATAAGAGACATAATTCATCACCATTCATATCCGCAGTTTTTACATCTAAATTGGCATTTAGGTTTTCTCGCCAGAAAGCCCCATACAGCCGTATCCACAATTTTTTCTCCGAAGCCAACACGTTCTACGTCAGGGCATCCGCAAGTTGGACATCTGGGTATGTATTGTTTGCGAGCTTCTTCTTGAGCGAGTTCAGCACGAGCTTGTTTGTTTTCCTTTTCTGCGGAGTCAAGATTAACACCCCACATTTTTTTAGGAGGGTTGTGTCTAGGATTTCTATTTAACCAATCTTCTCTTTCTTTGTTGGTCATTTTATTCCATGCACTAATTGATATCAGTTGACTTGAGCAAAACGGGCAAAAGCCATAATTTAAATCGGCATATTTGTTACACCAATGACAGTATCCTATCTTTTTCATAACTTTCTCCTCATAAAAGTAGATTGGTATTAACTTTCTTTTCTACTAATGGAACAGATACGACATCTAGCATTTGGGACACAATAATCAAGAAATTTTTGCGTTTAGTTGCAGTTTACAATCAGTGTAAAGAAGCGGCAAACGGAGCAAGGCCTTCTCTTAGTAATCTTACCACAGCTTTAATCCAAAGTAAAGTTCAAGCAGAGGGAGCCGAGGGTGCAACAAACAAGTTGTCGCTCAGTATGTTGTTGCTTCGAGCACGAGCTATTTTACTTAATGCCGCATTAAGCGCTGGCATTGGTTTTGCACTGTCGTGGATAACAAAGAAATTTGTTGAATACTCTCAGCGTATTGACACTGCGGCCACGAAATCCAAGGAAGCCGCCGATGCTGCGCAGAGCACCACTTCCTCTTTAAAGGATTTGGTTAGTGCATATGAAGAACTTGGCGATAAGTCTGGTTGGGATACCGAGGACTTTGACCAAGCAAAAGATATTCAGGCAGAGATTCTTGATCTTGCGAAAGAACAAGGAACGCTTGATGAAAACAAACTTGGTAAACTTGACCTTCAAAACGGCAAGTATGAGGAACAGCTTGGGTTGCTTCAGGATATTACAGCGGAGCAGTTGGAGGCATCTCGTTATGAGTTGGCCCAAAACAAAGACGCTCAAGGCGACAAGCTTGTTGATACAGCCAAGAAAAATAATCGGACGCATTACCTTACTGTTTGGTCGGCTCCTGAAATGGATATTGGCGACCAGATTAAAAATGCTGGCATTGATGTCTTTAACAAGTTCGGTGGTTATGGGCCTGACAAGTTAAATGATGCGGATTCTATTGTTGACTATTACAACGAGGTTGGTAAAGCCTTAAAGTATATTATTGACAATACTACCGAAGCCGAGCGAGCGGCTGGTGGGACGTACCATAGCCTCTACCAATTCTTACTTGATGAGCAAAACGCTTTGCGTGACGATGTAGATTCTTATAATGATTCTACTGATGCCATCAATAATAACACGAATGCTCGTAGAAAGCTTCAAGCTGTTGATTTTTGGCAGAATGACAATAACAACAGTATGGACGTCAGTTTTACTTTTGACAAGGTAAATTCTGCTATTCAAACTCTGGAAAATACGATTGATGGATTTGATGCAAGTAAGTTAAACGAGCTCTTATGGGGCACAAACGAAGGATTATCAGACGAGCAAGCGCAAGCTCTCGCAAATCTTCGTAAAGCTCTGACTGACATGGACTTCTCTGCTGACACAAACGGTGTGAATGCGTTTATTCAAGCACTTGTTCAAGTTGGTATTGTAGCTCAATCTTCAGCAAATGGTGTTGACGCATTGGCTGCTGGCGCACAGAAGATGGAAGATATTTCTTCCAAAATGGATGAAATCCAGTCTGCGTATAAAGCTTCTACCAGTGCAATGGAAGAGTACAATCAGTATGGCTACATGAGTCTCGATTCTCTTCAGTCTTTACTGACGATGAACACCGAGTATTTGAATTGTCTTGAGCTTGTTAATGGTAAGCTCCAGATAAATAAACAGAGTTATGCCGAGTTACTTGCTGCTGAATACGCAGAAGCTGCCGCCACAATTCTGTCTAACGCACAACATGAGGTCGCAAATCTTACTGCCGATGACACGGCTGAAAGCACTGATGATTTAAAAGAGAAAACAGAGGCTGAAAAGACTGCTCTGGAAAATCTTCTTCCTGCCTTGAAAAATGCTACTGCGGCTACTGCGACATACAGTGCAGCTCAGGAGTTTGCAAACGAAGTAGAGAAGGCCGGCGAACGCGGCGTAGATCCTGCAAAACTAGAGGAAATCACGACTCGCACAAATACTCAGCTTTCTTTGCTGTACACTAATATGAATGCCGCTTTAAAGGGTGGGCGAGCATTAACAAATCAGTTGAATGGATTTGGCTCATCTTCTAAAAATGCTGGAAAATCATCTAGTACAACTTCTAAATCTGTTGCTGACCTGTCATCTGCTTTTGATACGTTAACAAAAGCGATGAAAGAATATAACCAGTATGGCTATATTAGTGCAGACACCATGAAGTCGTTAATCGGTGTTGATGATAAGTTTACTGCTTGCTTAACTGAGCAAAATGGAAAACTTGAGCTTAACACCGCAAAATTCCGCACTTTTGTCAGAGCGCAGCTTGAGGAAGCGAATGCGGCTAATGATGGTGGCAAGTCTGCTGGCGAGATGAAGAAGATTCTCGACTGGTTGAACTCTAGTGTCGATTCCGAAACCATCTCTTTTGAGCAGTTGACTGACGCTATCAAGGGCTACGGCACCGCGATGGATGAAGCCAAGGAAAAGACGGACGCTATAAAATCCGCATTTTCTGGGCTGTATGATATTCAGCAGAAAATCAAGAATAGTCAATTCGGTGTTGGTGACCTTGATGCAACAGAAAGTAAGATAGAGTCTATCTTGCAACTGAGCAAGTTCTTTAGTGATAACAAGGATTTGATGGATAATCTCGTTGACAAAAACGGAAACATCAATCTTAACACCGAGGCATTTAAGAAAGCAACTCTTGATGAATTGGATAAGCGCATAAAAGCCGCAAACGAAACCGGCGGGGCAGCGGCTACTGCACTTGCAAACTCGTTAAGTTCTGATAAGGCAAATATTGAAAGCGGCAAAATTTCTGTTAGTGATTATCTTGTTGGTCTTGGAACTGACCTTGAGCGTGTAAATACCGAGTTGGACAAATACCAAACTAATTGGAGCACGCTAAAAGATGCGATGGACGAGTGGAATACTACAGGCCAGCTGACACAGGATACTATGCAGAAGCTGCAGGAACTTCCTGAAGAATTCTCTAATCTACTTACTTATGATGAGGACGGAAACGCTAAAATTGACGTAAAGGCACTTCGCCAAAGTTACGTTGATAAACTGAGTGCGTTTGCAAAAGAGTTTGAAGGTAGTCCGATTGGTATTCAAGTTCAGGCAATGATTGATGATGTGCGTGAACCAACCCATGAAGAATATGTGAAGCTTGCAAAGAAGACTGCAACGTATCAGAAAGTCTTAGCACAATATACAAAGAAAATGTCTGCCATTGATTCTAACAAGGATCTATCAGAAGACGAAGCTCTCAAGCAAAAAGCCGAGGTTCAAAAGGAACTTGATGACGCTTTGGAAAAGGCTCTTCTCGAAGTTCAAGAGACCGACGCACAGGTTACAACAAAACTGAAAAAGCACTGGGATGGCGTCGAAAAGGTAATTGAGGAATTCAAGTCCGCTCTATCCGATGCAAAAGCTGTTCTGTCCTCTTTCCTTTCCCTTCTCTCCACTTTAAATGACAAGTCCAACAACGATCTCAAAATTTGGGGCGATGCTATGGGCAAAGTCATCGACAAGCGGATTAAAGCTCTGAATAAGCAGAAGGAAGCTTTGGAAGAAAACAACGAAGCTACCGAACGCGCTATTGAACTTTCCAAGGCACAAGATGCTCTCGCCCGCGCCCAGCAACAGCGCACGACCCGTGTGTACACTGAGAATGGCTACGAGTGGCAGGCAAACGCCGAAGATGTGCGTACTGCACGCGAAGACCTTGCTGACAAGCAGCGCGAGTGGAATAAGAAGGACGCCGAAAAAGCTATTGATGACCAAATCAAGAAGTACAATGAGTTCAAGGACAAGTTGTCTGAGGTCATGGATGATATCGGCAAGAGCTGGAAGGATTACCAGAAGGAGCTTGAGTACACCGCACAGATTCAGAAGATGACTCTCACGCAGATGGAGGGCTCATTAGACAGTTATCACAATAAGATTATTGCAAGCCTGAATACCGGCAGCGCGATTACAAGCATCCAGAATTTGATTGCAAACCTTGAGTCTCTCATCAATACGCTCACGAAGGTAAATAACCTGTATTCCATGCTTAAAACTGGCGAGTACAAAGATCTCGGTACAAAAGGTCTGTGGAATACCATAAAAGGATTCTTCAATAAGGGTGGCGAAGAAGCGACTGGTGAGTCCGCTAATGTAGTCGAGAATTTCTTCAACGTCTTAAGGAGTAAAGTTCAGACTTCAGGAAACGGACTTATTAAAACATTTAGTGGCATCTGGGAGAAAATTAAAGGTGGCGCTCAGAGCCTATTTAACGGTTCCGGTTCTGGCGGCGGTATCATTTCCACGTTTGTGAATGGATTTAAGGCTATCGGTAATGCTATTAGTAAGAGTAAAATTGGTTCCACGATTCTTGGCGGGATTGGTAAGGTTGGAACTACATTACTTAGTGGCGGAGGTAAGTTGCTTGCTGGTGCTGGAAAACTTATTGGTACAGCTGGAAGCGCCTTGGCTGCGGCTGGACCTTACGCAATTCCGATCGCTGCAGCGGCTGGTCTTGGTATTTACGGTGCTGCGAAAAATTTCAAACATCAAAAAGAAATCTGGTCTAACAAAGAAGATGGCTTTGGCAAAAAAGCAATAAAGTCTGTCGCTACCTTCTTCTGGGATATTAGCCCGATTGGTGCAATTGTAAATCTGTGCAAGGATATCTCTGGCAAGAGTAAAAAGACTGCTGAGAACACCAAGGATACAGCAGATAGTAGCTCTGAAACTGCAGAAAACACCAAACACAGCGCAACAAATCTCACAATTAACGCTACACAGATCGTATCTAAAGAAGAGAATAAAGCAACTGACGAAACAGACAAAAAGAATGACGCAACTGCCAATGAAGATAAAACAGTCAAAACGGTTGCTACAACTCTTACTGGTGCTGGTCTGGGCGCAGCTGCGGGTATGGCAATAGGTGGACCAGCAGGAGCATTGATTGGTACTCTTTTAGGAGGTTTTGCTGGTTTCTTTTTTGGTCGTCACGCGAATGGTCTTAAATCTTCTAAAACGAATCATTTTGCAAACGTTGACGAAAGAGGTTCAGAACTTATTGTCCGTAAGCCTGCTTCTGGACGTTATACATATCTTGAAACTGGTGACGGTGTGGTTCCTGCGGATATTACCTCTCGCCTGTTTGAGATGGGCGGCAATCCAGACAAGTGGTTCAGCGATCAATTGGCAAAACATAGTTCTGCTTCTATGGTGCAAAGCCGTGACGCTGGTGGTATTTCCCTGTCTATTGGTGATGTGAATGTGAACAATCCCGTTGGTGATAGCGATGCACTGGCTCGTGAGCTGGTAAATCGTCTGCCGAACAAGGTTGTACAGGAACTGAATAGACGTTAAGCAGTACAATAAGCAAAAATAAATACGAAGTATACTTGGCTCAGGGTGGGTTGGGTAGGTTGAGATCGAGTATACATTTATAAAGGAGGGACGAGATGTCACAAAATAGTCAAGATGCAATCGACGTGTTGAGCAAAGTCATCGTAGACACGATTGAAAAGAAACTCAATGACGCAAGATTTGACAAATCGCAGACTGGCGTGGTAACTGCGGTGAGTGGGAATACATACACAATATCCGTGTTTGGAAGCCAGTATAACATTACCTCTGACCAGATTTACACGGTTGGACAGAGTGTGGTTGTGACTGCATTGCAGGGTGATATGAAGCGACTGGTATGTTCCCCCGATAATATTGGCACAATGAAAACAGTGGACAGCAAAGTCAACGTGGTTGGCAGTCAGCTGTCCATTATTGATACAGATTTTGCTGACACTATTGTTAAATACACGGATGTCAGTGAATTTTTAACGCTGAAAGATCAGGGAGACGGACAACTCAGTTTATGGTTCTACAGTGGTGTACCATCTATTGATACGGCTCCGACAGTAAATTGGGTAACGGAGGATGCAAAGAGAGTGCACATTGGCGACCTTTATTATGACATGAAGGCTGATGATGCGTATAGGTGGACGGACACTTTTATATGGGAGACTCTTAGTGACAAGAATTTATTGAAAGTTTTGAGAGCTGCGAGCCTTGAAAACGATACAGCAAATGGATCAAGACGTGTTTTTTTCGCAACGCCTTCAACCCCATATAGCCGTGGTGATATCTGGGCAAGTAGTTCTGGTGATAATAAAGTTCTTGTATGTCAGACAGCGCGTCCTACAACTGAAAGCTTTAGTCGGACTGACTGGGCTGTGGCGCTAAAATACACGGATGATACAAAAGCAAACGAGGCACTGGATGCTGCTGGAAAAATAGATGGTGACCTTGTAAGCTTTAAAACGGAATATAATTCTGATTTGGAGATTACAAAGCAGCAGATTGAAGCCCGCGTAACCACTAAAAAATACAACGAGGACATGAGCGGGCTAAATACAAGAATTTCGCTGACAGAATCTAGAATTTCAAAAAACGAGAATGCTATCGTACTGTGTGCCACAAAAACTGAAGCTCAAAAGTATGCGGATGCTGCAGAACTGAACGCAAATAAAAAGCTCGAAGAGCACATCAAAACAGCAACTGAAAGCATTGATTCAAAGGTGGCTAAGACAGATTATACTGGAAAAAACATTGCTACTTTGATAAACCAGAGTATAAATACTGTAAAAATCAAGGCGACAAAGCTTAACTTGACTGGTGCTATATCTGTTGACAAAAATGGTAAAGTGGCGCTTGATTCCACCTCTGTAAACAACAGCCTTACGCAAGTTTCTGGGGATAAAATCACCACTGATACTATTACTGTGGACAAGTTGAAGGCGGGGCAGATTTTCCAGCTATTATGGAAGAACGATTCAAAAGATGCATACTCTGCTGTTGGTGAAGAGAATAAGTTGACTTTTGAAGCGGACAGCGATTATTCAGTATATATTTTTATCTTCCGTGGCTACAAAGAGAGAGAAGTTGTTGAGATTGATCCAGAGAATGCTGCAACAAAACGGGTGCTCGAATATTTGAGTAAAGTTTCTGTTATTGTGTCGAAACCAGTCGCAGGTGAATGGAGTGGTGCAGAATATCATTGCGTCACTATGAATACGCCGAAGCTGTGTATGATTTATGATTTGAGCGCTGGCGACAATTCTACTTCAAGTGTATCATACAATTCTGACGCAAGTATAAAAAGCGCTTTCCGTCCGTTCTATGTAAAAGCATATGAAAAGAATAATAAATATTGCACTGAAATTACATTCTTTGACGCACAAAGCTCTGGTGAGACGGCCATTACAACAAATAACGATTTGATTATTCCATGTGAGATATATGGCGTAAAATAAGGAGGTGTTAAATTGGCGAAACCGATAATTTCAAAATTTTCTGTGATAGACGCTACACGGGAAAATATCGTGCGGTACACATGTTACGATGACACGATCAATGAAGTGGAGTATATTATCTATGACAACGCCTCCGGCAATATTATTGTTGACCAGACAGTGAAAACCAGTGGTTCATCTTCTGTGCGTATGTTTATGCTGCCAGCGAACCTTGTACATAACAGACTACTCCCCTACTATCTTAAAATTGCAGTAACAAATCAGAGCGGCAAGAAAAGCGATTTTAGCGATGCCGTTCTTTTTTATTGCCATGAAAAACCGGTGTTAACGTTTGTTGATGTGGAAGCACGCGCTGAAAAGACGATTCCCTTCCCTGCTTTTTCTTTTAATGTCGAGTATAAAAACATCGAAGAAGAGGGCGAGACACTGAATCTTTATAAATATCAGCTTTATGATTCAGACAAGACTTTACTACATGAGGAGATATATCACGGCTCTATTTCACATGCGTTCAATGTAGAAAGCCTTGATAATAATAAGGTGTACTATGTGCGAGCGGTTGGAGAAACTGTAAATGGATATGTTCTGGACACGGATTTTTGCGTATTCAGAATTGAGTATGACGGACAACTGCAGAAACTTGAAATTGTGGCAGAGAATGAAAAAAGAGAAGGTAGAATCAAGCTCACTGTTACAAAAAGCGCAGACGAGCCTAATAATTTTGATTCTATTCGCGTAAAACGTAGAGAGGTTGGCAAGTACGACTGGATTACGATTTATGAAAAGAAAATCAAAAGTTCCGTTGAGCCTATTTTGATTGTATGCTATGACAAATTCGCACGTGGCAGAAAAACGAAGTACCAGTATATGGCAGTTCCTGTTGTGGATGAAATTGAACAAGTGTACACATCTACAAGTGCCGTAAGCGATTTTGACGGAGCATGGCTAATGGACAAAGACATATCATATTATGTTGGTCTTGAGCCAGCCGTCACGAATATTACACGCAATCAAGAAGCGTCTGTGGAGACGACCTTGGGAAGCAAGTATCCCATCGTATTTTATGGTAGTGAGGCAAATTATTATAGCGGCAACTTCTCTGGTGTTATTATCAAGTGGGATCGTGCCAATGATGCGTTTGATTTTGATGGGTCTATTGACTATCGGGAGACTTTTATCAATTGGCTAACGAACAAAAAGCCAAAAGTATTGAAGATGTATGATGGCCGCGCATGGCTGATGAACGTAAATGGAAACGTTTCTTACTCAGACGACGATCACCCAGATAAGGTAGAAATCTCGTTTGATTTTGTAGAGACTGGCGATTTGAATAACGGCGACAATATGAAGAACGCTGGGTTGATTTAAGGAGGTGGGCCATGACTTACTTACCTACAGAAGAAGATCTGGCCTTACTGAAAAGCCGGTCAAAAAGATTATACTGTCGTATTGAACTGCTGAATAAGGACTACCAGATTATTGATACGATCGAAGGACTTGCGTTAAGTGGTTCTAACTCGATTGACGCAGACTCAGATACACGGCGCACTTTTAATCTTGATATCTTCCCGAAGAGTGGATTCTCTATTTCTCAGTTCTCCACAGAGGAGTGGACGAGCAAGATGCTGCGCTTACAGATTGGTATGAAAGCTCCAACAAGTATGCCGCTTGTTGGGGCGGACGCGGTAAGAATACCAGAAGAAGAGATCGATGCAAAAATCAAAAATAGTGCGATATACAAAGAAAAGGACACAGAGTTAAGGCAAGCAAAGTGGAGATATAAGGTTGGCGGTTATGAACAGTATGGCAATATCGAAAATATAAACCGTAAGCGTATTATTTGGACAGATGAAAATAAAAAGAAATATGCATCTTTTGTGAAAGAGCAAGGAGATGTTGGAACATATTCGACCGTTGTTGCATCTTCAGATGGTTATACAACAAATGGCAAGACGTATGAGATTGCATACACTCCACTACTGATAGGCGGAGGAGATGTTGTTATTCCGCTGCTGAATGCAGATATCAGGTCTTATATTGAAGTGATTTTCAATGCAGCTTGTGATGCAGTTCAAAGAGATGGTTCAACTTTACAAAGTAAAATACTTGAACTTGATAGTTTTGGTGTTGACTGTACGATTTATGGGAAAACAATACGTGTAAAAAATATGATTGCTGCTGTAGAGGGTGGTATCGCAGCAGGAAGGATATTATCTGCAGCCGATGTTGCAGCGATTGCTGGCTGTACCAAAGAAGAGCTTGATAAATATTTCCATGACACAAGTGTATTTGTTGGCTATTCAATGCACGATATTCAAGGAACGATATGGGAATTGAAAGATGGTTTAACTCAGATATATAACTTCTATCACGCTTTATACTCTGGTGAGGCTGAAATCCGAACCGGCACGAACTTTGTGGACACAGATGGCGTGCACTGGTATGGCGCTGGCGTATATGCGATACAGCAAAACGGATACAGTTATGATGCCACAACAAACAAACTGAGCCTTTCTTGCCTTGATATGACCTGTTTGCTTGACGGTACGCTTGGTGGAACACTGACCGGATACGCAACGCGCATTCCGATGTATGACCGCAAGCTCGTGGTTAAGGATGGGGTTAACTATTACGAAGATGACAAAAAGAAACCGCACTATGTTCGCGATTCCATTAAGGAGACATTTGAACTTTCAGGGCTGACAAAGAGTATGGTAGATTACTGGGTGCGGCGAATTCCGCACGACCTAGAATATAATACTGGCACGACCATCTGGAACATTTTGACGGAGTTGAGAGACCTCCACTTCCCTTTTGAGATGTATTTTGACGACGATACTTTTGTGTGCAAAGAAATTCCGTCTGGCTACGACGACCCCGTTGTTCTGGACGAGGATACATTTAAGAGTATGGTTATTAGCGAAGATGCCAGCGTTGATTACAGTCAGATCCATAACTGTGTAGAGGTATGGGGTGCATCAAACTCAAGCGACTACTTCTGTAAGGATAAACTTGAAAAAAATGATCCTGAAGGTACTGGCGAGGTCGTGTATTGTAGAAAAGGAACAAGCGAATGGAATGATATTGTTACGCTGCTCAGAGATAATAAATTGAATATGAGCTACAACATGAACCCAAATGATACAGGCGCGTCTATTTTATTGCTAAAATTAAAACAGGCAAGTATTCAGGACGGTACAAGATTTTCGTTTATTTGCCCAGAAGATATTGCGATAAATGCAAGGATCTGTGTTGAGAACCTTGTTACGACAATTAAATCGAATCCGAGTGGAGAAGGACAATATCGGGAAACGACATGCGCAGTGTATGGACCTATGATGTTGTTTAAGGCTGTTACCAACGAAAAAGGAGAGGATGAGCCAGAAGACACTTCTTTACTAAAGAAAGGGCGTTATTACGTCATAAAATATGGTGAGCACTGGTTAAATCAGGCAACTGATGGTGCATTCACATATAAGTTCAACGCACTTACAGGCAAATACGAAAAAGAACAGCGTGATCCACAAGTGCGCTATTACCCGAAACAAATCTATAATCCATCCACAAAAAATTATGACACCGTGTATGTGAAGTATAATCCAGCAACGAATACAGAAATCCAGATATCAGACCCTGCTCTTCTTATTGAGAGCCGGGTCTATTTTATTGGTCAGTCTCAGTCTCATGCTATGACGAAGTTTGTGGATGCAATGCCGACCGTAAAACAAATTGAGGCAGACAAGATTGCGGAGGCATGTGACAACCTTGAGTACGTTGTCGTAAATGACCCAAACCGCATTGATGACTTGTACAATAGTCGGTTGACGATTGATAAAATCGGGCGAAGAAACCTTGTGTGCTCGGGTAGTGAGTTTGACGGATATACCTCGGATGAATCAGCCATGACGGTATGCAAATACACGCTATGGAAAAATTGTCGGCTGACGGATTCCATCACATTGAGTATGCACATGATTCCGTGGCTTGACGTAAATGAAAAGGTAAAATACGCAGCGAAGTACCTGAAGTCTGATATTGCAGTTGAGTGGATTATTAAAAAGATAGATAAAAACATTGGAGAAGGCACAATGAATGTTACATTGAGCCGCTATTACCCGTATTATCCCTATATCACTTATGAGAATGTCCTCAAAGAAAAATATATCGATAATAAGAAAGATACTTAATGAGAGGAGTGAGTAGATGGCATTATCATTTGAAGAATCCAAACGTATGGTCGCTGCAAGCCCCGCAATGACGATGGAGGCTTCCATAGAAGATGCTCGTCCAGTAGTTGATTGTGATGAGGATGTGGCAACCTTCTCTGTGGAAGACCAGAATTTCACCAGAAGTGGCAACTATACGTGGTTTGATACCTTCTCGGACAATGATTTTTCTACGGTTGATACCAATAAAGAAATCACACTGAGTCCGACTCAGGTAAATATCACACAGGAAAACAACAGTCAGGTTATTCCGTTTGAGATGCCGCGTTATTATGATGGTGTTGACCTGATGAGCATGACGATTCAGATCCACTATGTTAACGCTAATAATGCTGAGAACTATACCGCACCTATCAACGTGAGCTATAGTACTGATAAGATCCGGTTTTACTGGATGGTCAGCAACTATGCCACCATCAAAGAGGGTGTGCTAAAGTTTGAAATTATGGCGACTGGTGCAATTACTGTACCGAACAGCGGTGAATCGAAGAATTATCTATGGCGTACAAAGCCGAACGAAAAGCTAAATGTTTTGAAAGCGCTTACCGGCACCGCAATGACCGATCCGACCGGCGATGACTGGTATACTCAGTTCTTAGCTACGATGAGCCAGAAGGTTGGTGAGGCACAGACTGCTGCAACTCAGGCCGCACAGAGCGCACAAGAAGCACAGGCTGTCGTAGATGGTCTGGCCGACACACTGGCAAACTATTACACTAAGGAAGAGGTTGACGGTTTTGTTACTCTGCTTCGGGATGATATCGCCAAGGTTGACGGTCTGGCAAAGTTTGATGTGCAGTATGATGCTGAAACACAGACAATCAAGTTCCTAAATGGCGAAAAAGTTATCAAAACCATTACACTGAATACTGATCCGAGTGCCGGTTGGGTGACCGCCTTTAATAAAACCGTTGAAGCAAAAATCGACGAAAAGATTGCGCCTGTTAAGACCGAACTGACCGAGTATAAGACAAGCAATGATGCTGCCGTACAGGCTTTGCAGAATAGTGTTGGCAATCTGCCAGAGACGTTGCAGAGTGATTATTACAACAAACAGGCAACTGACAAGCTGTTAGAAGCAAAAGCTGAAAAGACCAGCGTTGAGACCGTGGCAAATGATTTGACCGTGGTAAAAAACACTGCTTCCGGTTTACAGAATAGCATTGACACTATCAATAGTGATATTTCTAATATTCAGGAGCAGTTGAAAAACGTGAAGCCAGACCCGAATTCTGGGCGTGAGTATGATATTACTTACGAGGATTCAAAGCTGAGCCTGTTGGAAAATGGCACTGTGAAAACACAGGTTGTTATCCAAGGTGGCGGTGGCGGCGGTACTGGCGGCAGTACAAGTGTTATCAAGATTGAGCGTCTGGATGGCTCTGCTCTGACTGTTATTGCTGGTGACCAAGCAGTTATCAATTTCAAGTTCTCTTCCGTGGACAATTCTGGCGATGACACTGGTTCTGCTACTGGTATCTGGTATGTCGGCAACACAAAAGTTAGTACACAGACTGTTATTCAGGGCAAAAATAGCTTTGACGCAACACAGTATCTGCATAGCGGTGACAATACTATTAAGCTACAGGTGACCGATAGTGTGGGCAGTGTTGGCACAAAGACTTGGACTGTCAATGTCGTTGAGTTCTATCTGGAGAGTTCTTTTGATGATACGCTGGTTTATAGTGGAGAGGTAACCTTCCGCTACACTCCGTATGGCAATATCGCAAAAACCATCAACTTTACGATTGATGGAAAGATTCTTGGTTCTACCACAAGTAGCGTTACAGGCAGACAGCTGACTTATGCTATTCCTGCACAGACCCACGGCGCACATTTGGTGGAAGTTTCCATGACTGCTGAAATCAATGGAAAACAGGTCACCAGTAATAAGGTTGTCAAAGATATCATGTGGGCAACTGAAGGTAACACGACTCCTATCATTAGTTGCGCTACAAAGACGGCAAGTGCAAAGCAATATAGCAACGTTGCAATTAACTATACCGTTTATGACCCTTCCAGCTCTACAACCACTGTAACACTGGAGGTTGACGGCGCTAAGACTGCCACTCTGACTGTCGGACGTACCATGCAGACATGGACATGGAAATCCGCTGATATTGGCACTCATGTCCTGAAGATCGTATGTGGCTCCGTAAGCAAGGAGATTAGTGTCGAGATTAAAGAGCTTGGTATTACGATTGAGCCCGTTAAGACAAATCTGGCTTTTGATTTCAATCCTGCTGGTAAGACTAACGCTGACGAGACCCGTTTGTGGTCTGATGGCAATACAAGACTGACCGTAAGCGATAATTTTGACTGGTCTAACGGTGGTTATCAGCTGGACGAAGATGGCGATACATACTTCTGTGTGAAGGCTGGTACAACTGCAAATATCAGCTACAAGCTGTTTGGTGATGACGCAAAGAAGTTAGGCAAGAATTTCAAGCTCGTGTTTAAGACTACGAATGTCAAGAACTACGATGCTACGGCGCTGACCTGCTTGAACGGTGGTATCGGTTTGAATATTCAGGCGCAGAAGGTCACATTGACCAGTGAGCAGAACAGTATTTCCCTACCGACTTGTGAAGACGACTTTATGGAATTTGAATTTAATATTCTGCCAGACAGTCAGTACAGAGAAATGGTTCTATGGCTGGATGGTATTCCCTGTCGTGTTGAGCTGTATGACGCAAGCGACAACTTTACACAGGCTTCTCCGGTAGGCATTACGATTGGTTCTCCTGATTGTGACGTACAGGTTTACCGTATGAAGTCCTACATGATGAACCTGACGGACGACGAGATCCTCGACAACTTTATTGCAGACGCAAAGAATGCAGAGGAAATGATTGAGCGCTACACCCGCAATGATATTACGGATGTGAGTGGCGAGCTGAATCCTGACCTACTGGCCGAGAAGTGTCCAGACCTGCGCATTATCAAGATCTCTGCTCCGACCTTTACGACTGGCAAAAAGAACGAAGTTCCGAACACGACTATTCAGCACATTTATAAGAATGGCCGCGCTGTGGAAGATAACTGGACTGCTACTGGCTCCCACAAGGGACAGGGCACCAGCTCTAACGCATATGGTGAATCTGGTCGTAATATTGATATCAACTGCTCTGGTGGTTTCACCTTTGGTGATGAGAGCACTGGCAGCAAGTATGCATTTACAGAAAACAGCGTTGGTGAGAAGTATTTTAACATCAAAGTCAATGTTGCCTCTTCTGAGAATGCAAACAATGCTCTGCTGGCAGACGAGTTTAACGAGTTCAACCCGTACATTCGTCAAGCTCGCAAGGACAACCCGAAGGTGCGCGACACCATGGCATTCTACCCCTGTGTTGTGTTTATTCAGGAGACCGACACCACAAACGCAACTGTCTTCAAGGATGGTCAGTGGCATTTCTATGCTTGTGGTGATTTTGGCAATTCCAAGAAGAATAGCGACACGATGGGTATGGACCCGAACAACCACAAGGAAGTTATCATTGAGATTGATAATAACACCGATGCACAGACCCGTTTCCTGAGCGGCGACTTCTCTGAGGAAACTTGGGATGGTGACCACAGCTTTGAGTTCCGTTACATCAATAAGAATTGTACTGATGAAGAGATTCAGGCAGCTAAAAATGCGTGGATTCGCGTACAGAACTGGGTTGTGAATGCAGATGATGCCGAATTCAAGAAGAATTTTGAGAATTATTTTGTTAAGGATTCTACCCTGTTCCACTATCTGTTTACCGAGCGTCATACCATGGTCGATAACCGTGCAAAGAACGTATTCCCGCACACGACTGACCTTGTGCACTGGGATTTCTGTTTTGACTACGATAACGACACTGCAATGGGCAACGATAACGAGGGTGGTCTAACGCTGAGTTACGGCTACGAAGATATGGACACTATCGGCACAAAGAGCGTGTTTAACGCACACGATTCTAAGCTGTGGTGTAAGATTCGTGACCTATTTGCAGATGACCTCGCAAAGATGTTCCTGAACCGTGAGAGTGCTTTGGCATGGAGTGCTACTCGTATTTTGAAAAAGTTCGAGGACTATCAGGACGTAAAGCCTGAAAAGCTGTGGATCATGGATATGCGGCGCAAATATTTCCGTACTTATGAGGACAATGGCACAACTAACTATCTGCCTATGATGCACGGCAATAAACGCCACCAGAGACGTCAATTCCAGCGTTATCAGGAAAAATACATGGCATCTAAGTATACGGGTGCTACTTGTACCTCTGACGATATGACCATTCGTGGTTATACTCCGACCAACTGGACAGGTGTGAAACCCGATGGCACTTTCCATATTGTCCCCTATGCAGATACTTATGTTTCTGTGCGGTATGGTTCTAACCCTGTGAAGGTGCGTGGTAAGCGCGGTCAAACTTACGAGATTCAGTGCCCGATTGCAGCCATGAATGATACCGAGGTTTATGTTTACAACGCCTCTATTATCCAGAGCATTGGCGATATTTCTGGTTTCTACCCCGGCTATGTTGATTTCAGCCACGGCGTAAAGTTGACTGACCTGAAGATTGGTTCTGCCGCCGAGGGCTACAAGAATACGAATATGACTGACTTCGCGGTTGGTAACAACACACTGCTTGAGCATTTGAATCTGCAGAACGTGCCGAATCTGAAGAAATCCATCAGTCTGACAGGCTGTACGAATCTGGAAGAGTTCTATGCTGGCGGCTCTGGCATTACCGGTGTCGCGTTTGCTAAGGGCGGCAAGATTCGAAAAGCTGAATTGCCTGCGATCGCAAGTTTGAGTGCTAAGAACCTGAATTATTTGACCGACCTGAAGGTTACAGATTATAAGAATATCACCACACTGACTGTCGAGAAGTGCCCGACAATTGACCTGACTGATATGCTGGCTAAGTGCACGAACTTGAGTCGTGTGCGTTTGACTGGTATTGATTGGCAGTTGGATGACACTTCTCTGCTGGATCGTCTGCTGAAGATGACAGGTCTGGATGAGAATGGCTATAACACTGACCATTCTGTCGTTGAGGGTAGCGTTCATGTGCCTATCATGCGTGAGCGTCAGTTGGAGGAATTTACAGCACAATGGCCTGATTTGAACATTACTTACAACACGCTTGTTCAGCAGTTTGTCTGGACGTTCGTGAACAAGGATGGCACGGTGTTGGATGTCCAATACATTGATAAGGGCGATAAAGCTGTTGACCCTGTTACCCGCAAGGAGAATCCGATTCCCACACCTACTGCTGAGAGCACAATTTCTACAGATTTTACTTTCAGTGGCTGGGACACCGAGTTTACGACTGTTTTCAGCAATCAGACCGTCACAGCAATTTATACCGAATCTGTGCGTAAGTACACTGTCCGCTATATGAATCGTGGCGCTATGCTGAAGGAAACTGTTGCTCCGTATGGCTCTATGGTGCTGTATGATGGCGATACTCCGACTTATACCTCTGAGGAAACTGCTTTCAAGTATTACCTGTTCAGTGGCTGGGATAAGGGCGGTTACGTCACTGGCGATAAGGATATCAATGCTGTTTATGATAGCTGCGAGTATTCTTCTACTTATTTCGATGGTAAAGAGATTGGTCAGCTTCGCCCTGTTGAAATCTATGCGATGAACAAGGTTGGAGTTGAGCAGAATGTTGCCACGCCAAAGGATGAAGTTTCCATTAAACTCGGTAATGACTTCTCTTATGAGGATATCACTGAAAAGGTTCTTATTAGTAAGCCGCAGGTGTTTGATGGCAAGAACTACATTGATACCGACCTCAAACTGTTTGAAGAGGACAGGGATTTTGTGCTGGCTGTTGACTACAAGATGGATGTTACAAATGCAAATAACACTGTTTTGATGCAGTGCTTTGAGCAAAACGGTATGAATGGTATCCGTCTGTGGAACTCAACTGGCGTCAAGATGACTTGGGGTATCGACTCTGCAAATGGCGTTGCTGCCGGTTCTCGCGATATGACTGTTATCCGGCATATTAAGGGTGATAACGGACTGTATGTCTATTCTTCTAACATCTATGGTTCTACACTGAATTACACAAAGATTACTCGTACCCGTTCCACAAAGACGAATGCCACTCTGGTATTTGGATGTGCAAAAGCAGACGATGGTGCTTACGAGCGCCACGCTAAAGGTACGGTTTATTGGTCTAAACTTTGGTATGCAGACATTGGTGATGCTGCTTGTCGCGAATTGGCCGCATGGACACACAATGATTTGATCGTTGAGGTGGCAAGCTTTAAGAACTACTACCTGAGCGACAATTCTAATAAGCGTTGTTCCATGACATTCTTGCAGAAAGACACTTTAGGTCAGGATATGATGCTAAGTTCTGCTGCAAATAATGCTGGCGGTTGGGGTAGCACTTCTCTGCGTGAGTATCTTGATTCTCGTCTGGTTGATGCTTTACCGATTGGTTGGAAACAGCTGATTAAGAAGGTCAAAGTGCCGAGTTCTGCCGGAAATAAGAGCAAGGAAATTGTGACCTCGGATTGTTATTTCTTCATTCCATCTGCGATTGAAGTAAGCTCTTCGATGATTGACGAGCCTTACGTTTACGAAGGTCAAACAATCAGCTATATGACCGGCAATGAATCACGCATCAAGCACAACGCAGAGGGCAAGGCAACAAAGTATTGGCTGCGCAGCCCGTTTGCGACCTATGACGGATACTTCTATGCAATTGAGGAGACTGGCGAGTTGTATGGCTTCCATTATCCCTCTGAGCAGTTAGGAGTAGCCGTGATGTTCAGCATTTAAGGAGGTGTTGAGAGTGTATTATAAGGTACTTAAAGACGGTCGAGTGATCGATGCTCTTGACCGCCTTCAGTTTGTAAAGTATCAGCCCAAGCACGATATCATGGTGAATTGCACCGAAGATGACGCACAGGGTATTATCAGCAGCAACGGCAAGTATATCTGGCACGTTGAAGGCTATTACCTGATTCCATCGCCGGAATATGACACTGTAACGCTTGAGCCGATTGACAAATACGAATATGACCAAATCATGGCCTTGGGAGGTACAACTCCTGAGGCCATTATTGATGCTTATACGTTGACGTTAATTCAAGGAGGTCTACTGTGATGGAGAAGATTTTCACTGAGTTCGTCGAGAGTATGCACAGACTCTATAAGAATGGAATGGTACAGGACAAATTTGTGGAGAACTTGCTTGAGGGCAAGAAAATCTCATTGGATGATTACCTGTACATCGTAAACGGAAAGGAGGTGTGATATGTATACCTTTTTAATTAACGAGGATAACACTATCACAGCGAGTCTGACTGAGCGTATCATGCAGAGAAGCAAGCTGGTGGATAATTTGCACTTTCTTGTCGATCAGACCTACAAAGGTGTAGATATTAGTGACTATAAAGTTATGCTGGAGTACGTTTTGCCTGTGAGCAAACGCTATAAAACTGAAATTCTACAAAAGTCAAAAGACTTGTATAAAAACCGGTTGGAGTATCTTCTACCGTTTGATACGGTTCTGACCAGTGAGGCTGGCGACATTGAGTTCCAGCTGACCTTTATTCATGTCGAGATGGACTCTGAAGGACAGACAATTCAGCGCGTGCGTAAGGCTGGCCCCGGCGTTGTACATATTATTCCTATCAGTAAGTGGTCTGATTTGATTCCCGATGAAGCACTAAGCACTCTGGATCAGCGTATTATCGCACTGGAGGCTCTGAACAAGGCGATGACTGACCACTTCAACACTAGTCTGGCTAATAAGGCTGATAATATCACTTACGATGAAGAGCATCGTATTCAGCTTACCTCCGAGGGCAAACCCATTGGTAACGCTATTAAGATTACGACTGAAACTGTGGAAACTGAAGATGGTAGTATGCGTGTTGTCCCATTCTAACCATCGTTTAAAGCGAGGTGAAAAGAATGGCATACAAATACTCGAAGCTTGGTTACGGTAACGCAAAAGACGTAGAAGCCGCGATTGCGCTTGGGTTGATTGATGGCAAAGACCTTATTATCACAAAAGACACATCAGAATTCATGTACGTCCGGGACGACTTATCTATTCAAAAGGTAGCGCCTCGGACGCTTTGTTTTGATAATATTCCGGCGGCAAATGAGGCAATCAACCAGAATGACGCGACTTATGCAGGTCAGACCGTAATGATACGAGGCAAAGACGACAAATATGAACCGTGGGTCGTGCAGCAAAGCGTGGAGTCAGGTCGGTTCTTCGTCGAGCCTTTTCAAACTCAATCTACAAATTTCAAATGGACTGAATTCTAATAAGGAGGAAAAATATGGCACAAGTAAAATTTGCGTATGGTACGAAAGCACGGTACGATGCCCTCGCTCCAAAAGACATGGACACACTGTACTTTACAACCGATACGTTGCAACTGTTTAAGGGTACAACTGAGTACACTAAGAGCACTAAAATGGTGTCTTCTCTGCCCGCAGCTGGTCAGGTTCAGGGCATTATTTATTTCCGCATGACAGACTACACCATGCATATTTGGAATGGCGTGGAGTTTGTGCAGCTGAATAAAAAGACCATTACACAGATCCCGGCGGATGCCACCAATGACGATATTCCGACCACTAAGGCTGTCGCTGATTATGTTAATGCCAAGGTTGCAGCAGTGGAAGGTATTAAAGGTAAGTTCGTTACAGACGTCACCTATAATGCTGGTGTGTTGAGTGTGGCAAAAGGAGATGAACCAGTCACTACTACTCTGACCGGTGTTATTCATGAGCCTACTTATGATGCAGAAACTCGCACTATTAAGCTGCCTGTGTTTGGCGGCGACACCCTGACGATTGCTCTTGGCAAGGATCTGGTGGTGAAGAGCGGTATTTATAATACTGAGACACATGAGATCGAGCTGACTATTACCACCGGCGAGGTCATTAAGATTCCTGTCGGTTCTTTGATTGATATCTACATCGGCGTGGCAACTTCTACTGCAACAGTAACCGTTTCTGACGACAATAAAATCAGTGTTGCTGTGCGCGTGTCCGCAAAAGCTAACAACTCTATCACGATTGAAGAGGATGGTCTGTATGTGGCTGTACCGGATGCTTACACTAAGGTAGAAACAGATGCAAAAATCAAGAAGGTGCAGGATCAGCTAGACGGTCATTCCAAAGATACTGTGGTGCATATTACCGCTGAAGAGCGCAAGGCTTGGAATGCAAAAGTGTCTCAGGATGAACTGACTGCCGCGAAATCTGAAGTAATTTCTGCCGCTGCTGCTGATGCTACTAAAAAGGCGGATGCCGCTCGCGATGCTGCAAAAACTTATGCGGACGGCTTGAATACTGCTATGGATAATCGCGTCAAGAGCGTCGAGGGGGCTCTAACTTGGAAGGCTATTGATGATTCCGGCGCGAACGCTGAGACATAACAATCTAACATGAATCCCTGCACTCTGTAATGGAGTGTGGGGTTATTTTTATCGAAAAGGAGTTTCATGATGTCAAAATTATCACTTTTAGAGATTGCACAATCTCAACTCGACAAGACTCCAGTGATCGACGGACAGCTTATTGTCTGCCTTGACACCGGAAACGCCTATCGAGATACTGCTACGGCTCACGTAAAAATCGGAAGCGATTTAGAGGTTGTGAGCGACTTACCATTGGCTCCTCTAGCCGAAAAAATCTATTATCTGAAGCCTGATAAGCTATATGCGTACTTGGGTGGCAACTGGACACTATTAAACGACAACAATTTCTCGCTGGGTGCAAATAAAAGTGCGCTTAACGGCAAGGCAAAAATCACGCTAGATGGCGCAAAACAAAGCTCTGTATCCATCAAGGGTACGGGCATCACCACCGTTATGACGGATGAGAATGGCGAGTTGGTTGTGAATACAGGCGACCCATCCTTGTATATTGAGGCTTTAACGAATTCAGACATAGATAAAATTCTATCAACATAAAGGAGGAAATACATGGCTTGGTTAGATTATGATGGCCTGCTTTATTTCTGGCAGAAAATTAAAGCAAAGCTGGCAGACAAAGTTGATAAAGTTGATGGTAAAGGTCTTTCTACAAACGACTTTAGTGCTGCTTATAAAGCTAAACTAGATGGCATTGCGAACGGTGCAAACAACTATTCTCACCCTACCAGTTCTGGCAACAAGCATATTCCGGCAGGCGGCTCTGCTGGACAGATCCTGCGCTGGAGCTCTGACGGTACCGCTCAATGGGGTAACGATAACAATACCACTTATAGTGCATTTAAAGGTGCAACAAGTTCTGCCGCTGGTGGTTCCGGTCTTGTTCCTGCCCCTGCCACAACTAATGCAACACAGTATCTGAGAGGTGACGGTACATGGGCTACTCCACCTGATACGAAATACAATAATGCTTCAACCAGTTCTGCTGGTCTGATGAGTTCTGGAGACAAAGCGAAACTGGATGGCATCGCCGCTAATGCAAATAACTATGCGCACCCCACTTCTGCTGGTAATAAGCATATTCCTGCCGGTGGTTCCGCTGGTCAGATTCTAAGATGGAGTGCTGATGGTACTGCTCAGTGGGGCAATGATAATAACACTACTTATACTGACATGAAGGGTGCTACTACTGAAGCTGCCGGTGTGCATGGTCTTGCTCCGGCTCCTGCCGCAGGTGCTGCAAACCGTTATCTGCGCTCTGATGGTACTTGGCAGGTTCCGCCCGACACAAATACTACATATGGTACTTTTAAAGCTGCTACCGCTTCGGCTGCAGGTGGCTCCGGCTTGGTTCCCGCACCGGCTGCTGGCAAGCAAGGTCAATATCTGCGCGGCGATGGTACTTGGTCTACTCCGACCAATACAACATACAGTGACGCAACACAGAGCACTCACGGCTTGATGAGTACCTCTGACAAGAAGAAA